CAGTGCGCTGATAGCAGCTGCTGGCATTAGCGGTGCAGGTGCTGGCGGAGCAGCCGCACTTGGCTTATTAAAAATGACTGATAAGTTATTGCAAGGTGAGGAGTTTAGCACAGCCGCTGGACAAGGACTTAAAACAGGTGGCATGGCCTATGCTGCTGGTGCGTTAGGCAAAGCAATGAAAGGTGGAGATACAACTACTACATCGTCATCATTTAGTCAACACACCACAGGACTACAACCAGCAAGTCCGTGGGACATTCCAAGTGGAGTTAAACAACAATTTCCGCTTGATAAGTTTTCATATAAAACAGATGGTATAGATCTTAGTATCTATGACAAAGCAGGTAAACTAGTAGCAACAAGACCAAGTGTTGATGCTATGGAAAGTATTGTGCTTTCATCGGCACAGGTTAACCAACTGTTTGAACATATCCTTATTGCTGAAGGCTTATTTGATAAATTTAAAACAGCTGCGGCTAATGTTAGCAGAGGTATAGCAGGCAAACATGCTCAAGGTAGAACCGCTAAAGGTACCTACGGCAAAGCAGGCCTGGGTGATAAAGCCGCAAATCTATTAGGCAAAGGTATTGGCGCAGTTAAAAACAAAGCACAAACAGTAGGACATAACCTTACTACTAAAGTTACCGCAGACAAACTACAGGCCGCATGGAAGGCTGCTGGCAGTCCAACAGACAGCGAAGCTATTGTAGATATATTACAAAAACAAGGTATTGATCCAGCAGTTATATCGGATGCAATGAAAGCAATTAACATTACCAAGGTTGATAGAAGTCGCCTACCTGATATTAGTAAATTAACACTACAACAAAAACAAGCACTATTAAAACAACTAGATGCACTTGACGCAAAACCAAACAGACCAAAGGCTATTAACAGAAAAGCTGTACAAGTCCAATCACGTGATTATAAAGAATTTAAATATCTAGTAGACGGTATAAAGGCACGCATTTAATGAAATTATTTGAAATAAAGAATCAAACACCTAACTTCTTGCTAACAGAAAGCAAGAACACTCACCTTGAGCATTTAGAAGATTTGATCTTTAACAATGGCTATGCTGGCGCAGTAGAAGCATTAAATTTCATTGAAAGCCTACGTCACATGCTAGGAGAAGGTACAGGTACTACTACCAAACTCACAGTCAAATGGGACGGCAGTCCAGCTATTATCTGTGGTATTGATCCTGCTGACAGCAAATTTTTTGTAGGCACTAAATCAGTGTTTTCTAAAGGTGAACCTAAACTCTGTAAGAAACCACAAGACGTACAACAGTTCTACGGTGATAAACCTGAACTAGCAGAAATACTATTAGCCGCACTAAAATATCTCAGCAAACTAGGCATTGGCGGAGTAGTACAAGGCGACCTAATGTTTACCCCTGGTAAAGTTACTAAGGTAGAAGTCAACGATGAGTTGTGCTATGTGTTTACACCTAACACTATTACCTACGCTGTACCAGTTGACAGTCATCTTGGTCAACGCATCGCTAATGCACAACTAGGAATCATATTTCATACTACCTACACTGGTAACAGTATAGAAGAAATGACAGCTACATTTGGAGTTAATGTAAGTGGATTCCATCAGACCAAAGCAGTATGGTTTGATGATGCTACCTATAAAGACTACACAGGAGTAGCTAGCCTAACACCTACAGAAGACAGCAAGATTAAAAAATATCTAGCCTCAACCAAAGCTACTATGGAAAAGATTGGCCAACAACGCTTTGATGTTATACTAGCAGACAAAGAGTTTGGTCGCATGGTTAAACCATTTATCAATAAACTAGTACGCAGTGGAGTACATGCCGCAGAGCCTACACAATTTTTAAAAGATTTTATCGCACACTATAACAGTGAAATGATGAAAGGCGTAGAAGATCCAACTAGCCGTGTTGCTAAAAATCGTGTTGAAAAGATCAAGCAAAAAGAACAATGGATCGCTGACAACAGCAACAACCTATTAGGCGTTCTAGCTACCTACAAGCGTGTAGTAGAACTTAAGGGAATACTCTTACACAAACTAAGTCAAGTAGAAGGTATTGGTACATTCCAAAAAACAGCAGACGGATATAAAGTCACAGCGCCAGAAGGCTTTGTAGCTATAGGACATGATGGTGGCGCTGTTAAACTAGTTGATCGTCTAGCATTCAGCAGAATTAACTTCTTAAACAAATAATCTAGTCAGTTAACTTTTTGTATTTTGGCTAAATAATAGTATGCGCACTGCGCACAAACTTAGGAGAAATACAAATGTCATACACAACAATCGCACGTATTAACGGTTTCCCACAACCAACCGATGGTTTAAATGGTAACTTAACCATTACAGGTCGTACGCTAACACATTACACTGTTACATACGCAAACATTGGTTCAAACCCATACACAGTTGGTTCAAACTTTGATTTACTAGTTAAAGCAATTGAAACAATTGGTTCTATTGAACTTTTAGGTGATCCAACAATTGGTACACCATGGCCAAGTAGCTTCCGTGTTGCTATCTCAGGTGCAGCTCCATCAGCATCAAGTGGTACAGGTAACTTACAAGGTATTTGTTCAGCAGCAGTTTCTGGTACAACAGTTGCATCATTCGTTTACTAATATCTAAACGAAAGTACTAAACTTAAGAAAGGCACTTTTATAAGTGCCTTTTTTATTGGCCATAAATACCTAGTGGACGATCAAAGATACATCTATCAAGCATATACTCTAGTAGACATTACCCCAACAGGGCGAACGATATACTCACGAGAACATGAACTTGAACGCAATCAACAGCGTAACTGGGAAACTGTTCTACAACTTATAAATCTACGCACACAAACTGAAATCTTAGAAACGGCCAATTCAGTAAAAAATATTAAAAATCTTGATCAGGTGTTTGGCGTTAACTACACAGGCAAACATAGAGTTTGGAGTTTTAAATTTTCAGTAGACTATGCAGAAGTCTATAGAGAAGGTGCAGATTTATATGGACTACTAAAAAGTGATTTTAAGCTGACCCCAGTAATCCTAGGTCTCACAGAAACTGCACATCCAAATCAACCTATATTTTACACTAGCGGTCCGTGGAAAAACATATACTTTAACGCTCTACCACACTAACTAAATACTTTAGATGCTATAGGCATTCATTAAGGCACATATTAAGGCACATTATTAAGGCTCATCAAAAAACAGCATCGCTCATACAGGAAAGCGAGATGCCAGGTCCATCAGAAATTGAGAAACAGAGCTTAGAAGCCCACGTTGAAATATGTGCCGTAAGGTACAGCAACTTGGAAACTAAACTATCTAATTTAGAACATCGTATGGATAAACTTGAAGGCTACCTAGTCAGCATCAAGGAAAGTCTAGACGACAAACTTGAAGGTCGCGGCAAACAAAGCGTCAGCATCATCGTCACCATCTTAAGTGTTGTCCTGACTGGTCTACTAGGTTTATTAGCCCACATCGTGTTCAAGTAATAAATACTTGCATGAAGATCGTAGAATTAACTAATAAAATACTATTACCTATCACTAACGAAGAGAAAGACCTTCTTGAACGTTTTATAGGTGAAACCCCTATTGCAAAAAATCAACTCAATGAACGTGAACAAGTGATTGCTAATCATTTGACTACTAAAGACGTGTTACTTCGAACCAATGACTCCGGCAAAATCTACTACAAAAAACGCATCGGCTGAGTTTGATGTAGAAAAGATACGTCGTTTTACACAAACAGAATTATCTAATCTAACACAAACCAACAATGAATTGCCCTTTTGTTATCAAATAGGCAGTGATGTTCTTGTGGGTCGTTACCGTGTGGTTAAGATCAATGACAAATGTTGGCGTGTAATGGATCAAGAACAGCAGATATTTGACTTTTTTAGTCGTAAAGATGCTATATTTTACTGTATTGCCCTGCATAAACAAAAATTACAGTTAGCTAACGATATCAAAGACAGCGACAGCTTGTTAAACAGACTAGAGTTTGAAGCCACATTGTATCGTCAAAGATACAAAAAAGCCATAACAAACGGCGATAGTTGGAGTGAAGAATACTATTCAACACGCTATCAAGAGGTTATGCAACGTATTGATAGCACTAAAAAAGAAATTAAGAAAAATCTAGATCTGGCTAAATATATTAAAGTCTAAACAGGAATCGGACCATATGAAACTTTCAGAAATGGCAGTAAAATCAGCCAAAAAATATAATAAATTAATGGAAAGCCGCTTTGGTTTTGCTATTAATTTTAACAGCTTAACTGTTAGCAAAGCAGAGCAATTAAGCGAAACAATCACAGCTAACCTAAACAAGATCCGCCACAGTGTGGACCTACACACTGCTGAACGTAATCCACGTTATATGGAATTACTTACAGTGCGTGAAAGTATCAATACATGGTTAGAAGAACAACGTCGTCAACTTAACGAAGGTGAAGTTGGCAGTGCTGAAGTTTTACTAGCTGCTAAGAACATGGTTGACAGTGTACAAGACGCTATTGAAAAAGTAGGTAAAATGCAAAATGAGCAATTACCTGAACTACTAGATTCAATCCGTGATCAAATTGGCGCTGAACAAGCTGACGGCTTTAAAAACGCAGTAGGTGAAACACTAGCAACTCTAATGTCGAACCTACAACAAGCACGTGAAGGCGTTGACAATGGCGTTCGTATTTTATCAGGCGAGCAAGTTGACAATCCAATGGACATTGGAGGTGCAGACTTACCAGGTGATGAACTAGGCGGTGATTTACCACCAGCCCCAGTTAGTGATTTAGATTCTGAAGAAGACACTGATGGATTTGCAGCCAGCGATGCAGCAGTTGGTGGATCTGAAGAACTTGGCCGCGAACGTCGTTAATCGTGCGCTTACATGAATTTACACATAGCCCAAAAAACACTCCAGAGTCAAATTTAACAACGGCTCTGGAGCTTATTCGCAATCGTTACAAAGATCAAGACACACCTCCAAAAATTTCAACACAGAGTCTAATCAATCTTGTGCTTAACACAGACAAGACATTTGATTATGACGCACTGGTTGCTGCTAACACTAACAATCCAGCAATTCAAAATATTATCAAAAGCTACAATAAAGATTATATAGAATTACGTCCGGCCGGTGAAGATAATGATAGCTCAGCAACAGTAGAAAATCCTAAAGGTCAAGATGTAGACCCAAATGCACCAGTGGACACAGTTGGTGATATGGCTAAATCCGCGGCCAAAAAACGCGGCGCCGCAGGATTCTAGTATTAAATACTAGATGATTCGTTTATTCCCTGGAGTAGAATTCTATATAACCAACGTCTGTAATCTCACCTGTCGCGGGTGTAATCGCTTTAATAATTTAAATTTCAAAGGACATCAACGTTGGGCAGATCATGCGGCTGCATATGAAGCATGGAGTCGTCGTTTAGATCTACCGCAGATTACTATCATAGGTGGAGAACCTACACTTAATCCTGATTTAGAATTATGGGTTAGTAATCTAAGGCGCCTATGGCCTGACAGTGTTATTATGGTGCAGACTAACGGCACCTATCAACGTCCTGAACATTTAACCTATTGGGACAAATATCGTGTGGGGTTTGGATTAAGTTTGCATGATCCTGCAACAGCAGAAGAACTAAAAGCCAAGTGGAAATACCATGCTGGCGAAATAGAAGCCTATGTATTCCATCAATCAACAGTGATCAAACAAGATGATCATTATGTGTTACACAACAGCGACACTGTAAAAGCATTTAATAGTTGTGATATGAAACACGACCATACTATGTATCAGGGCAAACTATATAAGTGTCCAGCAATGAGCAATTTACCAGATTTTGATCAACAGTTTGATTTACGGTTGGATACTAGACAACGTGAATTGCTATACAGTTACCAACCACTGTCAGCGGACTGCTCAGAAGAAGACCTACAAGAATTTGCCGCAACCGTAGATACACCTATAGCACAATGTGAATTTTGCCCGCAGGATCTACAGTGGCACACTGCCCTAGGCGAACTTAAAGAAAATCTACCAAAACCTACGTTTGCTCCGCCAGTAACAGAAGCTGAATTAAAATTCTACAAATAGCTTGACACAACACAATAAATACTTTAGTATTTTAGTATACTATTGTTTTTCACATGCTTGTGCGCCAAGATGATAAATACTTGTATGAAAAACAAATATGGTATTATTAAGAAGTGTTTATATTGCGGAAATGACTTTGAAACTAAACCTCGTTTCTTAGATTATTGTTCTCAAAAATGTAAAAATCCTTTAAATAGAGGAGAATATGATCCCTGGAATAAAGGGGTTAAACTTACAGAAGAACAAAAAGCAAAACAAAATACAAGCGGGCTTACAAAAGGTTGGGGATGGAATAAAGGCATACCAAATCAACTCCAATCAGAAAAATGGACAGGCAAAGGAAATCCCAATTGGGATGGAAAAATTAATAATCAACGCCCTAAGAATTATGTAGATGATGAATTTACAGCATACAAAAGAGAATGTAAAAAAGCAACATATCGTTCTTGGTACGCTATGAAGAAAGAAGGTATGGTTCCCAAATTAGGCAAAAGAAAAACAGATTGGCAAATGGATCATATTATTCCGTACGAACAGGGATTTCAATTGGGGATAGATCCTAAAATAATTGGCGGTAGAAAGAATCTAAGATTTATATTAGGTGAAGAAAACAGAAGTAAATGGGATAGTTTCCAACCTGATGATGTTGTTAAATCTATTATAGGAGATTAAAATGTCTTACAGCACAAAAGTGCTTGACCATTACGAAAATCCAAGAAATGTTGGAAGCATGAATAAGGAGGATCCGCAAGTTGGCACAGGTATGGTTGGTGCGCCAGCTTGCGGATGACGGAGATGTAATGAAGCTCCAGATAAAAGTGGAGAATGGAATTATAACAGATGCAAAATTCAAAACCTATGGCTGTGGCTCAGCGATTGCTAGCTCGTCTCTTGTTACAGAAATGCTCAAAGGCAGAACGCTCAAGGAAGCTGGTGAAATTAAGAACTCAGCGATTGCAGAAGAACTCGCATTACCGCCCGTTAAGATACACTGTTCGGTGCTTGCTGAGGATGCAATCAAATCAGCTATAGAAGATTATAGGAAGAAACATGATAACCTTAACAGCTAATGCCGCAAAAAAAATGCAAGATGCCTTGTACAATCGCAAGAAAGGTATAGGCATGCGTATTGGTGTGCGCACCAGTGGCTGTAGTGGTTTTGCTTACTTGCTAGAATTTGCTGATCAAACGTTTGATGGCGATCTTGAAATAGAAGAACGCGGCGTTACTCTTATAATCAATAAAAAAGACCTAGTATACCTACAGGGTATGGAAATAGATTATACCAAAAAAGGTCTTAATGAAGGTTTTGAGTTTGCTAACCCTAACGAGAAAGCACGTTGTGGGTGCGGCGAATCATTTACTGTTTGACCTTTTCTAATTAGTACTATATACTAGTACTATGCTTATACAACGATACGACTATACCCCCATCTCTCGTGACACTGTTGAAGGAAAAAGACTCTACACCCTGCCAGATGGCAGCAGAGTTCCTAGTGTTACAACAATCTTAGACAAGACTAAACCTCGAGAAAAAGTAGAAGCTCTTAACAACTGGCGTAAAGCCGTAGGCGAAAAGAAAGCACAGGAAATTACCACAGAAGCTGCCAGCCGCGGTACACGTATGCACAAGTGGTTAGAAGACTATGTGCGTAACGATCGCCAATTAGGAACCCCTGGTACTAATCCCAACAGTCAACAAAGCTATGCTATGGCACAGCAGATTATAGAACATGGGCTTAAACACGTAGATGAAGTATGGGGCATTGAAGTGCCCTTATATGTTCCCGGCTTGTATGCAGGCACTACAGATGCCTGTGGAGTGTACAAAGGCCAGCCCGCAATTTTAGACTACAAACAGACCAATAAACCTAAGAAAAAGGAGTGGATTGAAGACTATTTCCTTCAATTATGCGCCTATGCTGCCGCACATAATGAAGTCCATGGCACAGACATTCGACAGGGTGTAATCTTAATGGCTGTGGCACCTAAAATACTAGCAGAAGGCGGCTTTGAAAAACCTGAATTCCAAACCTGGACTGTAGAAGGTGCTGAGTGGAACATCTGGATGGATCGCTGGTTTGATAGAGTTGAACAGTATTATAAACTAGCATAAATACTAGATACAAAGTAAGGTGTAACCATGTCAGAAATAACTAATATACAGCCAATTAGCACAACTCAGTCAGCTGTGTCAGCTATCAATCAAATAGAAGGTCGCGTATTTGACAAAGATGGTGTAACTAATTATGGTGTTGTTGCAGAAGAATTAGCAGTTACATTCCCAGAATTTGTAGATTTATCAAATCCCAGTAATCCAGTAGTAAACTATAATGGTATTATTGCTTATCTAGTTAATGCTATTCATGAACTCAATGGTAGGGTACAAAATTTAGAGGATAGTAATTAATCATGGCTGTTATACAAGTTAGTTTAATTCAAGTACGTAGTGGCTTAAACGCAGATCTTCCTTCGTTGTCTACGGGTGAGTTTGGTTGGAGTATTGATACTCAACAACTATATATTGGTAATGGTACAGCTGCAGAAGGCAGTCCAAATCCAGGCGGTGTTACAGAATTACTTACTCAATACAGTGCAGGTAATTTTAACGTTGCCCTTGGCGCTGTTGAAGCTAACATTGCTATTCTACAGGCTAATGTTGCTACCTTACAGTCAGAAGTGGGTGATTATAAAATTACCCTAGCTGACAATCAAGCTAACGTAACCAACACCGCAGTACAACTTAATTCATTAACTACTAACACCATTGATTATAATATCATTCGTGGCACAGCAGCCAGAGTAGGCACTATCAAAGTATCAACCTACAATGGTACAGTGGTCTATGAAGATGACTATAGTGAAACTGCTAGTACAGGTATTAATCTTAGTTTTACTACAACCACAACCACAGCTAATTTAGCCTATACTAGTACGTATGTAGGCAATGCGGCAGTATTAACCTACTACCTAAAAGCGTTTAATTAACATGTTGGAAAATTTTTGGAATCTGCGAGTTAATGAAAGACTAGCGCAGTGGAAGGACTTCCGCCGCAATTTAGATCAATTGCCGATTGAACAGGCAGTAGAACAACTAAATCAATTTTGGAGCCGCGCTCCAGGCATTGGCTACTATTTGGCACCAGATAATACAACAGATTGGCCAGATCCCTGGACATTATTGGCTGAAAATTATTACTGCGACATTGCAAAAGCCCTAGGAATAGTTTATACTATATACTTTACTGGTCATAAAAATTTAAATCCAGAAATAAGAATATATTATGATCCTGAAACCAAAGAACGCAGTAACGTAGCGTGGCTAGCAGATGGGAAATATATTCTTAATTTCTATCCTTACACGATAGTAAATACAAGTGAAGTTGAAAAAATGCAGTTGCAATTACTGTATCAATATTCAAGTACAGATTTACAATTAGAAAAATATTAAAAAGAGGCACTCAAGTTGAGCAATATTCAAGTTAAGAAACGCAGCGGAGCCATCGTTCCGTTAGATTTAACAAAATGGCAAAATCAAGTAGCTAAAGTATGTCAAGGTATAGCTGATGTTAGCCAATCGATGATTGAGATCAAGGCCCAACCACACTTTTACGATGGTATCAGTACACGCGAAATTGATGAAATTACTCTACGTGCTATTGTTGATCTTATTGACGTAGAACACGAACCCGATGTAGGGCATACCAACTATCAATATGTAGCAGGCAAACAACGCCTAAGTATGCTGCGTAAAGACGTCTATGGTGACTATAATGTTCCGCACCTATTGGAAATTGTTAAAACCAATGTAGCCACAGGATTGTATACCAATGAACTATTAACTTGGTACACAGAAGAAGAGTGGAACAAAATGAATGACCTGTTAGATCATGAAAAAGATGAAAGTTATTCATACGCAGCCATTGAACAACTAATTGAAAAGTATCTAGTTCGTAACCGCTCAACAAAACAAATTTACGAAACTCCGCAGATTCGCTATATAATTGCGGCCGCAACAGTGTTTCACAAAGAACTACCTAGTCAAAGATTGCGTTATATTAAAGATTACTACGCCTGCGCCAGCGATGGATTGTTTACCTTAGCTACTCCTGTTCTAGCTGGCCTGGGCACCCCTACAAAACAATTTAGTTCATGCGTGTTGATCAAATCAGACGATGATCTAGATAGTATTTTTGCATCAGGCGAAATGATGGCCAAGTATGCAAGTAAACGTGCTGGTATTGGCTTGGAGATTGGACGTCTACGCCCATTGGGATCTCCCATCAGAGGTGGTGAAATCATGCACACTGGTATGATCCCTTTCCTTAAAAAATGGTTTGGTGACCTACGTTCATGTTCACAAGGTGGTATTAGAAATGCGTCAGCTACTGTGTTTTATCCAATATGGCATCATCAATTTGATGATCTTATTGTGCTTAAAAATAATCAGGGCACTGAGGAAACTCGTGTACGTCATATGGATTATGGGGTCGTACTATCGGCACTGTTTTGGCGTAGATTCAAAAACAAAGAAATGATCACGTTCTTTGATCCAAACGAAGTGCCTGACTTATATGAAGCATTTTACAAAGACATTGCACTATTTGAAGAACTCTATGTCAAATACGAAAAGCAAAAAGACCTACGTAAAAAAGTCCTACCAGCAGAAGAAGTATTTAAAGGTGGTATCTTAAAGGAGAGAACTGATACTGGGCGTATCTATCTTGTGTTCATTGACAATGTCATGAACCAAGGTCCATTTGATCCAGAATACCACACAATTTATCAGTCAAATTTATGTTGTGAAATATTACTTCCTACCCGTCCTTTTAAGCGTCTTGACGACAGTAACGGCCGCATCGCTTTATGCACTTTGGGATCAATCAACTGGGGTGCGTTCCGCAATCCAGAAGACATGCGTCGTGCTTGCCGTATACTTCAGCGCAGTCTATGTAATATCCTTGACTATCAAGATTTCTTAAGTATACAAAGCAAACTCAGTAATGACGAAATACAACCACTAGGTATTGGTGTTACTAATCTTGCCTATTGGCATGCTAAACGCAGTTATCAATACGGCACACCAGATGCACTACAAGATGTTAAAACATGGATGGAGCATCAGGCATTTTACCTAACAGAAGCCACAGTTGAACTAGCTAAAGAACGTGGTGCTTGTACACACAGCGAACACACACGTTATGGTAAAGGTTACTTCCCTTGGGAAAGTCGTGCTAAAGGTGTTAACACTCTAGCAGACTTTACACCAAGTCGTGAATTGGATTGGGAACAGCTACGCAGTGACATGAGATCATATGGTGTGCGTAACGCTACCTTAATGGCAGTAGCACCTGTTGAAAGTTCTAGTGTGGTGATTAACAGTACCAATGGTATTGAAATGCCCATGAGTTTGATCTCAGTTAAAGAATCAAAAGCAGGCTCGTTTATTCAAGTTGTTCCAGAATACAACAAACTAAAAACTAAGTATCAATTGATGTGGGAACAAAAGGACTGCGACGCATATTTGAAAACAGCGGCGGTGCTAGCGGCTTATGTGGATCAAAGTATCAGTACAAATACATTTTACAATCCAGCGCACTTCCCAGATCGTAAAGTTCCAACTACATTGATTGCTAAGAACTTGATGCAGGCTCATGCGTGGGGTATTAAAACATTCTACTATAGCTTGATTAATAAAGCTGGAGCAAAAGCACAAGACGAACCTAAAGAAATCTTAGTAGATGAAGTATCAACATTAGACGACGAGGACTGCGAAAGCTGCAAATTATAAATGTCAAAAGCACAATACAATTTAAATACCAAAACAGACTATCTATCACGTAAGATGTTTCTTGACCCAGCAGGTCCTGTAACCATACAACGTTTTGAAGAAGTAAAATATAACAAGCTGGTTAAACTAGAACAAACAGCTCGTGGGTTCTTTTGGATCCCAGAAGAAGTCAGCTTAACCAAAGACTCAAATGATTTTAAAGATGCCAGCGACACAGTCAAGCATATTTTTACCAGCAATTTACTAAGACAAACTGCCCTGGACAGTTTACAAGGACGTGGCCCTGCACAGGTGTTTACTCCGGTAGTAAGTATTCCAGAACTAGAAGCACTGATGTATAATTGGAGTTTCTTTGAAACTAATATACACAGTCGCAGTTACAGCCATATCATTCGCAACATCTATAATGTGCCCAAGGATGTGTTTAACACTATTCATGACACTGAAGAGATTGTTAGTATGGCATCAACCATTGGCAACTACTATGATGCTCTCCACCTAATAAACTGCAAGGTAGAGCTAGGACACAAAGTAGATGAACAACAACATATTAAAGCCATATGGTTGGCTCTCAACGCCAGTTACGGACTAGAAGCATTCCGCTTTATGGTCAGTTTTGCTACTTCACTTGCGATGGTGGAGAACAAGATTTTTATTGGTAACGGCAATATTATATCACTGATCTTGCAAGACGAGTTGTTACACAAAGAATGGACTGCTTGGTTAATTAATCAGGTAGCCAAAGAAGATCCACGTTTTGCCAAGGTCAAAGAAGAGTGTACGGCAGAAGTCTATGCTATGTATCAAGATGTTATTCGTGAAGAAAAGGAGTGGGCTGATTACTTGTTTAAATTTGGTCCAGTGATTGGTCTTAATGCTAATATCTTAAAAGAATTCGTAGACTATACTGCACTTGGCGCACTAAAAGAAATTGGTATTAAATATCAAGAACCAGCACCTAAGACCACACCAATTCCTTGGTTTAACAAACACAGCGACACTAGTAAGAAACAAACAGCATTACAGGAAAATGAGTCAACAAATTATGTAATTGGAGTCATGGGCGAAGGTATTGACTACAATGAATTACCAGATTTATAGGAAAAAAAATGTTAATAGTATATAGTAAAAATCACTGCCCGTTCTGCGTGCAGGCAAAAAAATGGTTAGAACTGAAAAAAGTTGATTTTGAAGAAATCAACGTAGAACAAGACCCAGATAAATTAGTTTGGTTAAAATCAAAAGGGCATCAAAGTGTGCCACAGATCTACACAGACAAAGATGAACTGTTTGTAGAAGGTGGATTCAAAGGATTAGTAGGATTAACTGAAGAAGAATTTCAACGACGCTTAGGAGCAACAAATGCTTGAGAAACAAGGTTACGCTAAAGATACAGTAGTATCATTCAAAATTGTTAATGGTGATGAAATCATTGCTAAAATTCTGTCAGAGGACAGTACCAGCTTTACTATTGACAAACCATGTACAGTAATGCCTAGCCAAAAAGGCCTAGGTCTGATACAAAGCCTCTTTACAAGTGACTTAAATAAGAGTATAGTCCTGCAAAAAGCACATGTGATGTTACATAGTCCTACAATCAAAGACATGGAAGACCATTACATTCAAACTACCACTGGTATTACCCCAGTTGGTGCAGGCGGCATTATAACTTAAGGCAACGCCAATGGCAATATCAGATCTTGTAACTTCCAAATCAGCTACCAGCATAATAGAGGGTTTAAAAGCTACGCTGGCTACTCCAGCACCTAGTCTTACCCCTAGTACGTTTACAGCAATGATTGGTATCAATCAAGGATCTGCACTACAACTAGCGGCGCCAGTTCAAGCTACAATGTCACAGCTGGCAAATATTGCAGCCAGTAATTCATCAGCTAATGTGCAGGCCGCGGCTGCACTGTCTAGTTTAACTAGTTTCCAATCTGGATTGGGATTTAGTGGCACTCCTAATCATGCCGCCTTTGGTGATTTCTTAAACCAAGCACAGGGCCACATAAAAAATGCAACAGATCTGCGCACCAGCACTGATTTTATGGCTAACATAAATTACAGTGATTTTGGTGCTGGCATCACTGACATGGGCAGTAGTGCAGATCGAGGTATGGTAAATCAGCTGGGCAGTCTAAGTGGTGCTGGCGCATCAATGTTGTCAACGGGCTCAATGTTTAATGGCATAAGTGTTAAGAGTTTTGGCACACCTAGCGGATTAGTAGAAGCATTAAACAATAATAAATTAGGGAATGCATCAGGCGTTAATGATTTATTAGCAAAAAATGGTGTGCCATTAGATGATCTTAACAACCCTGTTTACACAGATCAAATAAATCAAGTCATGGGCAGTGTTACTAATTCTGCCACAATTAACACAGCCGCAACACAATTTGGCATTACAGCCCCATATGGTGGATTACCATCATACAATGGTAGTGACAGTAGTTTGTATACCAATAATGCGTTTGCAGGTGGTGCACCTTCTTTAGGTTCTACCGTAGAAGGAACAGTAACACAAGGATATAGTACAGCTAGCACAGCCTTTGGAGCCGCAGCCGCACCAGTAGTTGGTACAGGCGGTATACAGAGTCTTAAAGATCTCAGTGATCCTAGTAAACTAGCAAATCCAGCAGACACAGCAGGATTTTCTGGTGTTAGTGCGCTGACCACACATCTAAGTGATCTTGGTGCTGGGTCTGTTAAAGATGCTGGCCAAGCACCAGATCTATTTGGGCAAATACAGTCAGTGACAACACCTTTGCACTCAGCGGCCTTTCCAAGTCTAGGCGGGTTAATCAGTGATCATCAAAGTATAATTGACAGCATGACAGGCACTGGTAGTGGACCCAAAGGTTTGCCTAGCATGACTGACTTTACTCAACATCTAGCAGGTGGGCCTAGCATTACCAGTTTCCTTCAAACAGTGGGCTCTAATGCATCAGCCGCTATATCAGCACTGACCGCATCAATAGCAACTGCTACAAGTCTTTTTACCAAAGCAGGTGTAGACTTTACTGCACCTGTTAAAAATACCCTAGGCTCATCAATGAACTTTGCACAAAACCTACACAAGTTTGGTGCAGACAATAGCGGTAGCGGCATAGGTGATATACTACATAACATGGCCAATACATCTACTCCCTACGGTGAAGCAATCAAGGCCAGCCTAGCAGAAGGTAAAAATAGTAGATTGCTGTCAGACAATGGTATTAGTCCGTTGACTACTACACCGCCACCTCCAGTTGGCAAGACATCAACTGTGAATTTTCCTATTACTGTTAGTAGAAGATTTGATCGTCCGCCAACAAGTACTACAGGCAGCTATGTAACAGTAGAAGCAACAGCCACAGGTACTAATGCTTGGGAACAAACATGGAAAGTTATAAATGGAGAAACACCATCCAAAGCTGGTAAGCCACCATTTGCAGAATTATTCAGCGGCAGCTACGCTACACTACTTCTAGCAAGTGCGCAACAGTCGGGAGATGCTACCTCAACGGCTCCTCAAATTTATGAAGCATTACCGCAAATGAAAGCGGAACTTACTAGTCAATTAAGTGGCGGAAGCCCTTCAGTAACAGGATAGCGATATGTATCTAAATCCAACTGTAGAATATAATCATCTTAGCGAATGGTTATCTACACTAGTTGGAGAGAAGATTACTCCTCGCAGTCTTGTTAAACGTCTAAGCAAACATCTAAACAAACATCAACATCCTGTACGTGTGAAACTCTATACTGGTGCCAAAGGCGCACTAGAACCAGGCGAGTGGACTATTGGTGCAGAATACGATCCTGGCCTAGATGAAATCAAAAAGAAACAGTTTATCATAGATTTTATTCTTAATCACCCTAAGACTGCACCTATAACTATCTCAGCTGACATGGCTGATCAAATGGCTATAGATCTAGTAGAAACACTGATACATGAATATGAACATCAAAGACAGTTCCGCAGTCGTAGATATCGCTATCACAGAAATACCTACAAAAGCAATCATAAAGATCCTAACAAACGTGCTGATCAAGAATATCTAGGTGATCCAGACGAAATAGATGCGTATGCGCAGAACATAGCTGCCAGACAATACCTAATGAAATATAAGTTAAATATTACTAGCGCCAGTAAAATCAACAGTCCAGATTTAAATCAATATTACAAGGCATTTGGTAAAGATCACGAAGTAACTAAATTGTTACTAAAAAAAGTTAAAGCAAACGTAAAATACTTCAAGGAGAACGATAATGGCAAAAATCACAGACGGGCCTTCAAACGACCACAATCTAAACGTAAATGATGATGTACTAGGTGATATACAGCCAGAAGATTATGTGTTTGTTGTTGCGCAAGACGGACACTTAAAAGGCATAAGCATGCCAGAAGTTGATGTAGAAGCTACTACCAAAGTAGAAGAAATTTTTAAGTTCTTTATTAACCACGACAACGGTTACTTATCTAGTAGAACCATTCACTAACACCAAGTCAATCTAAAATAAGTTGCATCTGCGGGATCTTCAAAGCGGAAGGCAAATCCTTCCGTGCCACGCCACCCGTGCAGATGATAGCGGCCACCTGGAGCTGATTCTACCCAATCTAGTATAACAGGAGGTTTGTGAATTCCACTGTGCAACATAACTTCCCAGGTTATTACTACTTCTTCCCATTCTTCAGGCGGCGGCCACAATTTTAGCTCTATCATACCTCAATGTATTTTAGTTCAAAGTATCCAGCACGATTCTCATGATTGACATAGCCACGTGGGTTACACACCACACGTGTTTCACCTAAGACATAGTCAAAGTCCTCGTGTGTATGACCATGACACCATAATTTAATCTGTGGACGATAAGCTATGAAGTCATCTAGGTTACTACGGAAGCCACCATTCATAATTGTGTCAGCTCGGTACTTAGCATGTACACTCTGCTCACTTGGACAGTGATGTGATACAACCACAAACTTTTGGTCAGCACGTTCTGCTACAACATGATTGATGTAGTCTAGGGCCTTGTTGTGGTCTTCTACTGCGTGTTCTGGTTTAAACTTACCAGCAGACTCTTTAATCTTATATGTAACTGTCTGTGTCTTAGCTACATCATCATAATGATACAATGGCACTTTACGTTGTATCATATGATTGCTGTTATCTACACCGTGGAAGTCGTTCATTATGTGCGGCATTTCACGCAAGGTAACAGAATCACTACCATTCATATCAGTCCAAACAGTAGCACCAATGATGGTAACATCATCTACAACTAATACGTCTTTTTCTAATATATGGACGTTTTCCAAATGACCTAAGGCATTTTTAAGAATACCATAGGTATATTTGAAGTCACCGTGATAGTGTTCGTGATTGCCCATGACGTAGACAACCTTGGGAAACTCCTTTGATATTTGTTCAAAGAATGCCAAGTAACGTTCAGCACGACCGCGCTGTGCTTTTAAGTTACTGTTCATAAGTTCAATATCACGGGCCACACAGATGTCGCCAGCAAGTACAAGCACATCTGCACTTTCTGTATTGTGTAGTTCTATTGTACCAAACTCTAAGTGTAGGTCACTACCCAATGCAATTTTCATTGTACCACCAATAACATCATTGTAACATCCTCTTCACGACATAGATATAAATGTCTGTAATACTTATTCTTTTTGCCATGTGCTGTACTATAGTCGTTGCTCCACACCTGGCGAGGAAGAAACCCGTCATTACCCCAGGTGTATTCTTTACCCCAGGTATTTTCGCACCATTTCATTACCGCCATCCAAATGTGCCATTTTTCACCTTGTGTGTCAAAGTCAATGCGATACCTAAAGCCACGATTGTAGCCTTTGTATCTGCCATCAAGTTTGACAACATTTGGTGATTTATAGTGCATTATTTTACTCATACTAATATTATACACTAAACGCACTCAAAAGTCAATGCCAACATCACTTCAGCATGTGCGGTTATAGTTAAATAGCTATGGTCTATTTCATATTCATTTGGACAGTACTCTTCTAACCAATTAATAAATTTTTTATAGTCATCAGCGTAGAGGTCCTCATAAGGACTCATTATGTAGATACTAGCACGATCACTGCCAGATATTTTCTTTAGATTCATGACCACCTCAACTTTACCATGGTAGCATGTTCTTCTTTTAAACAGAGGAAATGGTATTCATACTTACCATTGACGATATATTCCATATCTTCGTAAAGAGTATTGATCTCATGGGCCTCTAACCAAGCATCAACTTCGTCCCTAAACGCAACTGCCGTTGAATACTCATAATAGTCACCACGGGCTGTGACTTTAATATAATGACTTGTTCCGTTGTAATAGTATGCCATTAACTCCACCTCAACAAGAACATAGTATATGCTTGTTTATTAGGAAAAACCAATTCATCCCAAGACCCCCACGGACTTCTAATAATTTTTACATTGTGTAATTGCTCAAAGGCATCTTTGTGTTGGTGTCGCTCTAGCCCAAATCCACCTTTGGCAATTACCACCTGATTGGCATTACGAAACGCTGAGGGGATGTCACGTATTAGAACTTTCATAGCCACCTCAGACAAAAAGCAGTATAATCTTCTTCTTTAGCAAACACCACACCTAGATATAGATAAAACTCATCCATGTGCCATCTACACACAGTGACACTACTATCCATGGCCATTAGCCAACCCGGTAGTTCGTCAGCAACAAAATATCCATTATTTCGCTGGAAATGGCTTTCGATGCTGTCTAGTAATTCACCGTTGATTAGCGTTCTTTTCATTGGAATTTTAACGTAAATATTAAAAACTTTTGTTCATCTACAACAGTATACCCATTAATACCAATCATACCATTACCACCATGGTTAAATTGAAGTTCTACACCGTATTCATCTTTTAGCCAAGCGTAGAATTTATCATTATCAACATTGTTAGGTGATATAGACTGCCAATAATGATTACTCTTTAATAAAAATTTATGAATACGATATAAATCAGCATCAGGATCAAATGCCGTATTGGCACGAGCCTCTGGTGTGCTATATAAATCATTTTGTGAAGTCATAGCCACCTCAGGGCAAATGCTGTAGCATCATTGGCATGCTTAAAGTGAAAATTATAATAACCATACCAATTAAATGTATACCAAACATCTTGGTCGTCTAACCAATTATGTCCAGGTTCTGGTCTGCCTGGGCCAACAGTATCTTCGCACCACTTCATCATATTGTGATAACGCCAGCCATTGTCGCCAGTGACTTTGACCAAACGAACCGCATGCCACCCTTCGTTGAGTAGCTGATGTTCTGCTTGATGTCTTTCTGCTGGTGCTGCTCTCATGCATACCTCATTAAAAATGCTGTTAGATCGTTTGGCGTACCAAAGCGTATATAATGTTTTTTGGCGTAATCCCCTCGCTTGTCTAATACAAGTTGATATTTGGCATTGTAGTCAGCTAACGCAGTATTGACATGATCCCATGTATAATATTGACCGTGTTCAGCAATAACAGTTAATATAAAGTTATTCCAAACTTTAGTAGCTTCAATGTTGTCTTTAAGGTTTAAGTATAAATTTTCAGCCATTATGCCCACCTCAATAAAAACGCTGTCAGTTGTTCTTTGGTTTCTAATGCTATGGTCATGCCTTCTTGATGCATACGACCTCTAGGCAAATTTTCATCCATCCAAGTGTATATTTCTGACTCATGGTTAAGCCAATACCTAATGTCAGCAATGACAATATAGTGGTAAGGCATTTCGTGATCAAATGGCCCACTAGCAATAAACTTACGCCCATTGCCTCCGTCTAATATACTCATTTAGTAAAAACGTAAACGCCTTCCCATTTTTCACGACCTTTGGTTTTGTCATTGCCTACACCTGGGCGAGTGTTCAACATCATCTTGATAGTGCGAGAATGTTTGAAGCCTAGTTTTTCAGCAGTAGCAATCCAGCGGTCAACTACCTTGTATTCTTTGTTGCCATAACTCTTATAGTCAGCGATGTTGGTGGCAAATACTCCATCACTGTTTAATCCTTTGTGAATATTTGACATAGTAGGCACTACATAACCATCAAACCATTCATCAAGTGTAGTAAACTGATTCATACACTGTGTGGGTTCATCACTGTATTTTTCCAAGTTAAAATAAGGTGGACTACTAAATGCTAAGTCTATGTTCTCAGGAATGTATTCTTCACTGACTGCCTGCGCAATTCTAGGACGACTGAATCCAGACTTTTCTATTAGGGTGGCTAGGTAAACTAGATACTTGACAGTTTCAGTGTTGGGATCTATACACTCATAATCATGGCGCAGGTTGCCAGTGGCAATGCCCAACATACGACCACCATAGCCAGCTGAGTAGTCATAGACACGACCCCACAGCATATTACACAACTCATAGCTGACTGCACGAGCATTTAAGGGTTTGAAGTTCTGTATGTTCTCTCCTGTGACCAACTCAAGAGCTCTACGTAGTGCGGTAGGACTAACAAGATTATTACCATCCCTGTGCTCAAAACAAAGCCTAATGGCCCGCTCAAGTTTTCTATCATCATAAAAACGATCCTTTAAACTGTTACTGCCACGACCTTTGGGTTCAGCTGTCATCATGTTAGGAAACAAGAAACGATTAACTGTCTGCCCACCATTGTTGCCTAGGCCTAACACACCTTTGTTAACTTGATTACCAGCGGTATTGGCCAGCTCTTTGATCTTGGCGATCAACCCCTGTTCAGTGAAGTAAACAATAGGTGTGATGTTTACACTGCGATAGATGTCAAATACTTCTTGTAAGCACACTTCAGGTTCTTGACTATAACGTTCTTTGGTGTAGGTTGCTAACTGTTCGTAGTGCGCTTCATAACAGGTAAATTCACCCAGGTCACTTAAGTTAGCTAGGGTAGCATATTGTTCAACACCCCAGGTTTTATGTAGTTGATTAATCAATCTTTGCTCTTTCTCAATCTGTATTTTTGTCTGAATCTAGTAGTTTCTGCCACAGTTGCATAGGATATTTTAAATAAAAATAAGTTAAAAATCGCTCAAGTTCACTGTGGCTAGTCCAATGCCAAGTATCGTAACTCATGCGTTTGACCCCCACACGACCTTCTAGTTCTTCTACTACATAGTCTATGATCTGTGTCCAACCTATAACACCCTCATCATCACCAAAGACCTTTTGGTTATAGCGTTCTTTAACAACCCCGGCAGGCAAGCTGATAAAGCCCTGTTCAGCTGTCATAGCCCAACATTTAGGTTTTTTGGTTATAGTAAACATACAAGTATTATACAGTATTTAAGATAAAAAAGCAAGTCAAAATTCCACTTGACTCTTGGATATTTTGAGTGTATAATGTTACACATGAACAATAAAAAAGGAACCACAGATGATTTTTTCATTAGACCATTTATTTCCTAAACGCAGGTTTGATCCCGCTAATCGTGACGACCTACTGGCTTATAAAAAGTATATGACCACAGGTGCTTGGGGCAAGGGCGGATGTCCATTTAAACTTGAACAGGGCTGGACTAGTATTCCGCAGATGTGTACAGTTAAACTAGCTACTTGGGCAGTTAAAAACGCTATTAAACGATGAAAGCTGTGGTATTTGAATCTGAATACTGGCACAAGAAGTTGTGGCCCCGCATCATTGAAGAAAATGGTGCGGCTGTGCGTATATCCTGGGTGTGTCGTCAACGCCTAGGATTTACAGTACGTGAACATACTTGGTATGAAGATGTAGATGGATTCCTAGATAGATTCACTGATATTCGTTTGGATTTCTACGACGAATCTTTGCGCACTATGTTCTTACTCAAATACAAATAATTCCATAAATACTGTATGGCTTCATACAGTATTCCAGTAAATAATTCCACTAGTACCACCACTGCTACTACACTACCACGTAGTACAGTGCAGGTTTTTGCTAACGTACCTGTCTACTACACCGTAGGCAGTGACACACCTGTGGCCACAGATCGTTGCGCAGTCATAGCCGCAAATCAAACTCTTACCCTACGCTTACCAGTTAAATGCCTACGAATAGCATTCCTAGCAGTAGACGCACCAGGATTTGCTACTATTGTAGAAATAAATGGAACCAAAGCTAGCTGTTCTGCATAAATATAGTTATTAGATATTAGGAAAACATTATGGCAGTTCAAACCATTACCTGGAACGTTGTAGCAAACACAGCACAGGCCACCACAGCCCAAGCATTAACCAGCACCAAAGTTAAGGTAGCAGCCAACAACCACGTTTGGGTAGGTGTAGGCAACGTTAGCACAGTTAGAGCTAACAATGTCAGTAGCTTTATTATCCCACCAAACGTTATTACCACAGTAGACTGCGGCCCAGCTAATTTGTCTATTGATGCTAACAACAAGAATGTTATCAGTACTACAGGTCCATTTATCAGCTTCTTATCAGCAGGTCCTGGTCCAGCGGCAGTGTCATTCACTGAAATTGGTACTGTAAACTTTAACAACGTACAGAGTTAATTATGAAAACAGCAGAAATCCTACGTAAACTAGCAGACGTTATTGATCAACACGAAGGCGGTGCAGAACATCGTCCAGAAAATTCAATGCCACACGCTGATTTAACTCCGGTTGAAGTTGATCACACTGATGGTACAGAACCAGCAGCAATGGTTCCGCCCTTACAACAAAAACTAGAATTACTTAAACAGGCAGTACATAGTGATGATGAGGTATGCACAGTCTGTGGTGGTTGCCCATGCGAATGCAGTGATGAACCTGAAGACGAATTATCATTTATTAAACGTGCAGCTGGCGTTCCAGTTGCAGTCATTGACGCCGTAGCTGAAGATAACGACATAGGAGACTAGTTCTATGTCAACTAATGCGGTAAAAGTTAGTTCAGGGTTTACCCAATACCCATTTACTACTCATATAGGCGAAGCAGGCCGACTATTCTATAATGCAGCCACTGGCGAACTACGCATCAGTAACGGTGTTACTCCAGGCGGTTTGCCAGTTTATACCGCAGTAGGCGCAGCCAACATTGGTAATCTGGTAATTACCAACACTACTATTAGTACCTATTCTGCCAATGCCAACATCAGTATACAGACCAATGGCACCGGCGTTATCAATCTGGTAGGCAACATTGGATTTTTTACCACAGCAACAGGTCCAGTCGGAACTCCGCTACTATCAGTAGACAATCTGGGCAATCTTGTAGTCAATGGTAAATTGGTAGTTAATGGACAGAGTTACTTTATTGGCAATGAAACTAATTTTGGTAACATAGTAGTCAATGGTGTCACAACATTTAACGGTGCTACTATCATCAACGGTGATACTACTCGTAATGGCAACACTTATCAGACTGGTAATGTAAACATCACTGGTAATTCAGTTAACAGCGGCACCAGCACATTTAACGGTAATACTATATTCAATGGTAATGCTTATCACACAGGATTCACATCATTTGTTGGCGATGTAGCACACATAGGTAACATTGTCATCACAGGCCAAACAACCAACAATGGTCTAAGCATATTCAACGGCGACCTAACTATTGCTGGTAATGCGCACTTAGTTGGTAACACCAGCATAACTGGTAACACTCTAGTAACTGGATTCACAACAGTAGCAGGCAATACTCTGGTTACAGGTAATACTGTAGTAGTAGGAACTGCGACTCTAACTGGTAATAGTTATATAGCTGGCAATACCTTTGTTACAGGAACTACGACTGTAGTTGGTAATACCTATGTAACTGGACAGGTTACAACTATTACTGGTAACACTTACCTACAAGGCAACAGTTTTGTCACTGGCACTATATCAATCACTGGTAATAGTTTTCAAACTGGTCTAGCAACATACATAGTATCAACAGTAAATACCACACAAGGTGCGGTGGAAATTACTGGTGATAGTAGTGGCTTATACCAAGCACCAATTAACCCTGGTGTGATGTTACAGGTTACTGGACAATATAATCTTCCTGGTCGAGTTTACAACGACGGACAAAATAATTATGCAGTATACGTAGGTCGTAGATACAACGGCAATATTATAGTTCCCACACAGGTATTAAACAATCAAGATGTGGCTCGTTATGGTGCCACAGCCTACACATCAGGTGGTTGGTTTGGTAACGGTATTGCTAGAATAAGCATAGTAGCTAACGAAGATCAAACCTTGACTAACCAAGGTGGTCGTATTGATTTTTGGGTAACACCAAACGGCAGTAATTCTAGCGGCATCACTAGTGTAGTATCTGTAACTTCTAGTCAAATGACAGTTAATGCCAACATAGCCATTGGTGCAAACAGCACACTTACAACTCCACGTGTGGTTATTAACGATGGTGGCCTACGCATTATTAATGGTGGTATTTGGGCCAATGTGAGCTTTGCTTCAGACAGTATGGTATTAGCATACCATCCCACTGGAGCAGGTACTGTGCCATTTACAGTTAACCTAAGCAATTACACCGCTGGTGCTACAGTTAGAGTACAGATTAGACTAGACAATACCAGCCGTGATATCAATTATGGTGTGTCCACAGGTGAAAACAGCAGTACAGCCGCTACCAGTTACAACGGTAATGGTATAGGGTCAACTGACATTAGTAACAGTACTATACAACTGCTCTATACCTGCTATGATGGCACAGCGGCTAATACCTACGTGGCTGTAACTACACTTTAACCAAAACTCTTGACATTCAATTATCTTTTATTATAACATATAGATAACATTCTATAAATATTTAACTATGATATTTGGATTATTCACCCTAGCAGTAGCAATATTCATATCTGGTGTTAGTGCCTTTTATTCTGTAACAGGTTTAACAGCAATATTCGCCGCGGCATTTTGGCCTATAGTTATCATGGGCGGCGCATTAGAGTTGGGAAAAATTACCGCAACTGTCTGGTTACACAAATACTGGAATAGGGCAGGATGGCAATTCAAAACTTATCTAGTGCCTGCTATCGTCATCTTAATGTTAATCACAAGCATGGGTACGTTTGGGTATCTTTCGGCCGCTCACTTATCGCAATCAACAGCAAATGAAGATATTTCATCACAAGTTTCTCTATTAGATGAAAAGATTAAAACGGAACAAGATAATATTGCTACTAGCAAACAAGCCCTCAAACAAATGGATGCCCAAGTAGATCAACTACTAGGACGCACAGACGATGACAAGGGTGCTAATCGTGCTGTTCAAGTACGCAAGCAACAAGCTAAGGAACGCAAATCATTACAAGCAGATATTAGTATAGCACAGAAAAATATTAGCACACTACAAGCAGAACGTGCGCCTATTGCGGCCAAAAGTCGTGTTGCTGAAAGCCACATAGGACCAATTAAGTACATAGCCGCACTGATCTACGGTGACAATCCCAATGCTGATCTATTAGAGCGTGCTGTGCGTTGGGTAATCATCTTACTAGTATTTGTATTTGATCCCCTAGCACTTATATTAATCTTGGCCGCAGAACAAACTATTGCCTGGGCTCGAGATGACAAAGAAAAACGCAAGGGCTGGCATCAAGAGTGGGTACCCGACACAGAAGCATGGCCTGAGTGGGACGATGAAATCACTGAAGAGCAAATAGAGGCTATCAAACAAGAAGCCAACGTAGACAATGACATTGAAATGACGTCGTTCTTTGATGAAGGTAAGGAACTAGCTAAAGAAATAGATGCCAATAATGGATATCTAAACAAACCATGGGCATGGCCAAGTGCTTCTGGTAATGTAGGCTTAGTTGCTAAAGAGCCTTTATTCATTAGTCGTATTGCTGTGCCGGAATCAAACCCAGACGTAGTTGTTACACTACCTGAAGAGCCTGCTGAAATAAAAAAGCCAGAACCTGAACTCAACGGCATTGCCGCTGAAGATTTCATTGATTTTATCACTGCTAACACTGTAGTAGCAGAAAATCCAGAACCAGTTGCAAGTATACCTGTGGCCACAGTAGAAGAAGTTGCAGTACCTGCTAGACCAAAACCACAACAACGTACTCTATTCCATCATCATTTGGCTAACACAGTTGAAGAACCAGAGGTAGTACACCATCCAGATAAGTTTGATCCAGAACCTATTATCAAACCTAGATCTGTGGATATTCCTAGTTTTGCTATCAGTGAAGCAGACAATAATCCAGTGGATGCTGGATTTGGTACAGAGTTTCCACCAAATCCAAACAAAGGTGATATGTTTCTACGTGTAGACATGTTGCCCAGCAAGCTGTTCAAGTGGAATGAAAAGAAGTGGATAGAAGTAGATAAAACCAAGACTGACAGTTTTGCCTACGACGCCGCATATATACAACATCTAATCGAGAAGATTGACAGCGGAGAGTATGATGTGGACATGTTGTCCGTCGCTGAACAAGAGCAAATTTCAAGGTACTTAAACAATGACAAACCCAACTGAAAGTAGATTCATCACACACCCAACAGTTTTAGAAAAAAGCACCACAAGTCACACAGTAGTCTTAGTTGATCCATACGAATTAGAAACCAAAGTTCTTACTATATTTTTACAATCTTGTTCACTTAACTTTGATGTGTACTTCTACACAGGCGAAACTGGTGATTTAGAGTATCTAAGTGAAATTACCAAAAATGCTGATGCAGTGCTGATCAACACAGTCAGTGAAGTTTCAGTAGTCCCAGATGGTCAACGCTATGGTCCAGATCTAGACCTAAAGAGTTGTATAGACTATTTCCGTCGCTATGCTGCTCAAAATAGTTGACACTCCAGATAAATCCCTGTTATAATGCTAGTATTGGTAAATAATATACTAATATAATAAAGGATTTTATGCCATACGAAAACCCACTTAAAGGCAGTACTGTTTACGTTAAGAATGATAACGTAGAAGCGGCCATGCGCAAGTTCAAAAAGAAAATGATGGACAGCGGCCTGCTACAAGAACTACGTGATCGTGAATTTTATGAAAAGCCCACAGCTACTCGTAAGAAAAAAGCGTCGGCAGCTAAAAACCGTTGGAAAAAGAAAATTTCCAGCCAAGAGTTGCCCAAAAAATTATATTAGTATATAATAACTAATACAAGAAATAAATAATTATACAACCGCTGATTTATACTTAATTGCAGGCGGCTAAACTTGCTAAAGGAGGATGGCAGAATGAATAATTCTGATACAGAAGTGGGAGGCTTTGGCTTCCCAACATACGGTAGACTGCTCTGATGAGGGTTTACATTTTAGATCTTGCTTAATAAAGGAGAAACTATATGTCTAAGATCATTGGTATTGACCTCGGCACCACTAACTCATGTGTGGCCATTCTTGAAAACAACAAACCAAAAGTAATTGAAAATAACGAAGGTGCTCGTACTACACCTAGTATCGTTGCCTACGGCGATGAGATCGTAGTTGGTGCACCAGCTAAACGTCAAGCAGTTACAAATCCAAAGAAAACAGTCTATGCGGCTAAACGCTTAATTGGTCGTAAGTTTGACGAAAAAGAAGTACAAAAAGACATTGACCTAATGCCATACAAAATTGTTAAAAACAAAAATGGTGATGCATGGGTTAAGATTGATGATCAAGAACTAGCACCACCACAGATTTCAGCTGAAGTCTTACGCAAAATGAAAAAGACCGCTGAAGACTATCTTGGACATGAAGTAACACAGGCAGTTATTACTGTTCCTGCTTACTTTAATGACAGCCAACGTCAAGCAACTAAAGATGCAGGTACTATTGCAGGCCTAGAAGTCTTACGTATTATCAATGAGCCAACAGCGGCTGCACTAGCGTTTGGTATGGATAAAGATTCTAAGAAAGATCGTAAGATTGCTGTATACGATCTAGGTGGTGGTACATTTGACGTATCAATCATTGAAATTGTAGATGTTGATGGCGAAAAACAATTTGAAGTACTAGCTACCAATGGTGACACATTCCTAGGCGGTGAAGACTTTGACCAACGTCTAATGAACTACTTAATTGATGAATTCTTAAAAGAGTCAGGCGTTGACCTGTCAAAAGATGTTCTAGCTCTACAACGCCTAAAAGAATCAGCAGAAAAAGCTAAAATTGAACTATCAAGCAGCCAACAAACCACAGTAAACTTACCGTACGTTACTGCTGATGCCACTGGTCCTAAACACTTAAACGTAACTATTACACGTGCTAAGTTTGAAGGCCTAGTAGAAGATTTGATCAAACGTGCTAGCGAGCCATGTAAGGTAGCATTGAAAGATGCAGGTGTAAGTGCCAGCGACATTGATGATGTTATCTTAGTTGGTGGCCAAACACGCATGCCTAAGGTACAGGAATCAGTTAAAGAGATCTTTGGACGTGATCCACGCAAAGACGTTAACCCAGACGAAGCTGTAGCAGTTGGTGCGGCTATCCAAGGTGCTGTTCTAGCAGGTGATAAAACAGACGTGTTATTGTTAGACGTTACTCCGTTGAGCCTAGGTATTGAAACAGTTGGCGGTGTTATGACTAAACTGATTAAAAAGAATACAACTATTCCTACTAAAGTTAGTCAAACATTCTCAACAGCAGAAGACAACCAACCAGCAGTTACAGTAGCTATTGGACAAGGTGAACGTGAGTTTATCAAGGACAACAAGAAACTAGGTGAATTTAACCTAGAAGGTATTGCTCCTGCTCCACGTGGCGTGCCAGCAATTGAAATTACACTTGACATTGATGCTAACGGTATCTTGAAAGTAAGTGCCAAAGATAAAAACACTGGCAAAGAAAACAAGATCACTATCAAAGCTAACTCAGGCTTAACTGAAGAAGAAATTGAAAAGATGATTCAAGAAGCTGAAGCTAACAAAGATGCTGACGTTAAAGCTCGTGCTGTAGTTGATGCTAAAAACCGTGCTGATGAACAAGTACACGGTATTAACAAAGCATTAAAAGAACACGGTGACAAGTTAGATGATGGCATGAAAGAAAAAATTGAATCAGCACTAAAAGATCTTGAAACAGCCAAAGCTACAGAAGATGCTGACAAGATCATGGAAGCTATCTCAGCACTAGCTGAGCCAGTTAAACCATTGTTTGATATTATGCAACAGGCTGAAGTAGCTAAACAAGCTGAAGTTCAACCTGGTGCACAACCCAATTCAGAGAAACCAGTAGAAGGTGAAGTAGTAGATGCTGAGTTCACTGAAGTTAAAAAGGATGCCTAAGGGGTCCTTTAATTAATCTTGCTTAATATAAGGAGAATAAGCTATGAAACAAGTATATGTAAATTCGTTAGATATCCCACAAATTCACAGATTTGCTGTGGGCTTTGACCGTATGTTTGATGAACTTGCTCGTACAGCAGGTACATTAAACTCAAGTAACTATCCACCATACAACATCGTTCGTGTTGCTGAGAACGAGTATGAAATTGAAGTAGCAGTCGCTGGCTTTGCAGAAGACGAACTAGATGTTGAAATGCAAAATGGTGAACTGTTTGTGCGTGGTGAATCAAAAGCCACTGACACACGTGTGGGCAACTACTTACATCAAGGCATTGCTGCACGTGACTTTACACGCACGTTTGCTCTTGCAGACAACGTTGAAGTCAAAGGTGCTAGTGTTAAAAACGGCATCTTAACAATCAAATTGGAAGTGTTTGTTCCTGAACACGAAAAGCCAAAAAAGATTGCAATTACCTTTCAGAAGTAGTATAATTAATAGTAAGGGGTAAGGAAACTTACCCCGCTATTCAACTAAAAAATTATGTCAATTATAGAAAAGGAACATATGGGTACCAAAGCTGTCACAAGGACAAAGCCTGTCCCTAACTTTGATTTGCAAGAACCTCCAATGTATCGTGTGATCTACATTAATGATAATGTAACTACCATGGAGTTTGTTGTGGAAACATTGGTAACTATATTCAATCATACACCAGAATCAGCAGAAGCAGTTACAATGAAGATCCATGAAGAAGGATCAGGTATTGCCGCTGTACTACCATATGAAATGGCAGAACAAAAAGGTGTAGAAGTAACGCAACTGGCCCGTAACAACGGATTTCCACTGCAAGTTAAACTAGAACCAGACGCATGATTTTCAACAAGATTAAAGAACTCAAAGCTGAAGGTAAGCGCATAGGTATCACCTTTAGTACCTTTGACATGCTACATGCTGGCCATATAGCCATGTTAAGTGAAGCTAAAAACCACTGTGATTACCTAATATGTGGATTACAAACAGATCCAACTATTGATCGTCCTGACACTAAGAACAAACCTGTTCAAAGTATTGTTGAACGTCAAATTCAATTGGCCGCTTGTCGTTATGTAGATGAAGTTGTTATCTACCAAACAGAACAAGACCTAATTGACTTGCTGTTAATCCTACCACTTGATGTGCGTATTTTAGGTGAAGAATATCAACATACTGATTTTACTGGTAAAGAAGAATGTCTATATCGTGGCATTGAATTAATTTACAATAAACGTGATCATTCATTTAGTAGTTCAAGTTTACGTAAACGTGTAGCACATGCCGAAACTGAAAAATTATTGAAGGCTAAACATGAAACTAAGTGAAGATACAAAATTTTTTATCCTACTATTTGTTGTTATTGCATCAATGGTCATGGCATTTTTTCCACCTAAACCAGAAGTAACAGTGTTCTATGACTGCCGCATAGCTGAGATTAGTCCAGATGTGCCACCCAAGGTCAAAGAAGAATGTCGTAAGAAAATGGAGAAACACTAATGGATGTGATGTTAGACTTAGAAACGCTAAGTGTGCGTCCTGATGCTACAATTTGTACATTTGGTGCTTGTAAATTTAGTCCTTATAACCAAGAAGACATTGTAGACGGTATCTACTTCCGCATTGACATTGACAGTCAAATTGCTCTAGGACGACATGTAGATGACAATACTATTGCTTGGTGGGGTAATCAAGCAGAAGATGTCCGTGAAGAAGCTCTGGGTGAAGGTGATAGAGTCAGCTTAGAAAAGTTTACGCAAGAACTAAACAGATTTATTGTAGGTTGTGATAATATCTGGGCACAAGGTCCAGTATTTGACATTGTTATTTTAGAAAACCTATATCGCCAAATGGGCTTACCATGCCCATGGCAGTTCTGGCAGATCCGTGATAGTCGTACCTTGTTAAGTAGCCTAGGTGACCCACGTGAAAAGAACAAAGCAGGCCTACACAATGCCTTAGAAGATGCAGTAAGTCAAGCACAGGCTGTGCAGTACGTGTTTAAACAAGCAGGTATTACGGAGAAGCGTTAATGCAGATTATATTTGGGCGTGAAAACGCAGAAAAACTCAGAGAAAAGTACACAGTACTTGATCTAGAAACAGTAGAAAAAGATGGACACAGTCTAGAAGTATTTTGTCTAATTCCTGGTGATAAAATTGGTCTAGGTGATTTACCACAGTTAGAAAGCTGGGTTAAACTACATCACGATTTCCTTAATGGGTATTCTAAACAAGAATATGACTACTGCCTACAATGCATTGAACATCTTCGCGGCAAGTTTGGCGGAGAAGTAGACACATTCTACGATGAAATTCTTCGTCGTATCAACGAAAAAGACGTCAAAGTTTAATCTAGATTAAGATTAAAGTACTATAAAACTTCACCCTAGGGTTCTAGTAAATATTAATACTAGGAGCCTAGACAGTGAAAAAAATAATAATAACAATCACTTTCTTAGCGGCATCAACTGCGACGGCCGCACCTCTGCCTGACTATACATTCAAAAGCCCAAGCTTCAATGGCAATGGTTACGGCACTTATGTCTTAACCATACAGAACGAAGAGTTTACTCGCAAGCAGGCAATTGAGCAGGCCTTACAAGCAGCACAGCAACAGGCCAAAACAGATGCAGCTAATACTCCTATTAACCAGTTCCTAGTAAACTTAGAATCACGTGTGCTAGCACAGGTAAGTCAAAACCTAGCTACTGCTATGTTTGCTCCTGGTGCAGCCACTAGCGGAACATTTAATTTCCAAGGTAATACAATATTTTGGCATAACCTAGGGAATTCTGTAGAATTACAAGTAACGGATAACTTGGGGAATGTAACCACGATCAATGTACCACTAGGATCATTTACATTTACACAACCATAATATGAAAAGAATAATAACAATATTAGCTATATTATCGTTGACTGGCTGTGCCACTATACAGAAAGCTGGATATGAGTCTAAACCAGAAACAGTGGGTATTAAACTACAAAAAGAGTTTGATACTATACCAGCACCAATGGGCAAGCCTATTACTGTGGCTGTGTATAGTTTTAAAGATCAAACTGGGCAACGCCGTAATATACCAAACATTGCTAGTTTTAGTACTGCGGTAACACAGGGTGCTGAGCCGTTTTTAATACGTGCCTTACAGGAAGTAGGACACGGACAATGGTTTGATGTAGTAGAACGTGTTAACGTGGACAACCTAGTTAAAGAGCGTACTATTATCAAACAGATGCGCGATGCCTACGAAGGCACTAATGCTAAACCACTAATGCCCTTACAGTTTGCTGGTGTTATTATGGAAGGTGGTATTATTGGTTATGATAGCAGTATAGAAAGCGGTGGTACAGCTTATAAATGGTTGGGCATTGGTCCACAGACACAGTACAGTAAAGATGTAGTTACAGTTAGTTTGCGAGCAATATCAGTTAACTCTGGTAAAGTTCTAGCCACAGTAACAGAAAGTAAAACAATTTATTCAACAGCTGATAGTATTGCTGTGCTTAAGTTCTTTAAAGGTGGCACACAATCATTTGAATTTGAAACAGGCTTGACTATAAACGAGCCAACAAGTTTAGCGGTGAAAACTACAATTGAAGCCGCAGTAGTAGAGTTGATCAAAGAAGGTCAACGTAAAGGAATTTGGGACTATAGAACTAATGCTCCACAGGCATTACCTGTAGTACCAAGTACTCCTGTAGCACAACCTCCAGAGCCAGCGGTGGTAACACAACCAATAGCTAAAGAGGAACCAATTGAGGCCAAGGCGGTGGAAGAGCCAACAGCACCAGTGGAAGTAAAACAGGAAACTAAGAAACCACAGGTAAAAAAGAAAACTAATAAACTAATGCCAGTGGTGGATAACGGACCTAAAGTGTCCAAGGAGCAGATAGATGTTAAATTACATTAAAAGTTTATTCGCAGTGTTATTACTTACTACAAGTGTGGCCTATGCTGACAACAACATCTATATTGATCAAAGCGGTGACTCTAACACTATCACAGTAACACAAGGTGATGGTAGTGGCAGCACAGGCAGTGACAATATTGGTGGTACAGGCAGCGGCAGTGCCGGCACAGGTAATCGTGCTAAAATTTACGGTAACAACAATGTTGTCAACGTAGATCAAGCTGGTACAAGTGATACCTTAAAATTGAATATCAATAACAATGCTACAAGTGGCTTTACATCAGAAACACGCAATGGTAATACATATAACAAAACATTCAATTATAGCGTAACTGGTGACAGTTCAACTGGTGTTATTAATATTACAGGTACACCTAGTGGCGGTGCAGCAACAGCCAGCTCAGGCAACCTAGTTAATATTAATCAAAGCGGTAACAGTGCTGGAGTTACTTTAAGTATTACAGGTAGCACCAACGACGTTACAGCATTAACCAGTGGTGGTAGTAGCAATACACTTACTTCAACAATCACAGGTAGTGGAAATAGTCAAGGTATCAGCCTAACAGGTGGCGGTAGCAACGCAGCAACACTAACACAAACTGGTGGTAGCAATATTATCAATTTGACCAGTGTTGGCGCAAGCAATACCTACACAGTTAGTCAAACGGGCACAGGTCACGATGCTGAATTGAGTTTCAATGGTAGTAGCAATACAGTTGCAGTTACACAGCAAGGTAGTACAGGTGTAAGCAACGTTAATGTTACTTCAGTAGGCAGCAGTAACTCAATCACTATCAACACCAACGCTCACTAAGCGGGGTGTAAAATGCGAGCATGGATATGGGCAGCAGTCTTATTTGTTACGACTCTGCCCTCTTTTGCTGGCGACAACCAAGCATATATTGATCAATCTGGTCAATTCTCAGATATTTACGTATTACAAGATGGAGTAGGCAATGGCCTATATGGTATAGGCGGCCCTGCTATTCCCACAAATACAGCTACCATTCATGGTAATGGTAATGTAGTAACCATACAACAAACAGGCTCCAACGATCAACTACAGTTGAACATGGAAACTTCCAGTATGCCACGTCCGATGACCAATGTTAGTTGTCCTACATGCCCACAACCTGTACAAGGCAACAGTTGGAGTTATAACATTAATGGTAACAATGCCAAAGCGGTTATAGATGTCAACGCAGATGGCAAGAATACTTCAGTGAGTAATGGCATGGATGTGTCACAGATAGGTGATAATGCCGTATACAATGGGCGTTTTATTGGCGACCATAACTCAGTGACTGTATCAACTACAGGACTTAACCAAACAGTTAATACAAGCGTAAGCGGTAGTACTAATACACAGACTACCAGTGCCGCTAATGGTAGTTACAATATTGTCACGGTAACACAATCTGGCACAAATGGCACGGCGCAGACTAACTTAAATGGTACTGCTAATATAGTCACAGTAAATCAAACAGATGGCGCTGCAAATGGACATCGCACAAACCTAGACATTAGTGGTAATAGTAATACCATTGCTGTTAATCAAAGTAGTCTAGTAGCAGATAGTAATATAAATCTTAAAACCACTGGCAGTAATAATGTTATCAACATAACGAGTATGTCAAGATGAAGCAACTACTAATCTTGTTACTTGTCCCTTTACTAGCCAATGCCGCAGTGGGTACTATCACAGAACAAACAGCCCTGCCTGGTACTATTACTCGTAGTTTTACTGCCATGGAAGGTAAGAAAGGTGCTGGCATTGAAATGAATGACAAGGTACAGACTACTAAAGGTAAGATTGGCATTACATTCCAAGACGATACTAAAGTAGAAGTTAATGAAAGTAGTAAGTTAGTCATTGATGATTTTGTATTTGATCCTAAAAAGCCCAGTGCCGGCAAACTGGCTATGAAGTTTACACAGGGCACAGTTCGTTACGCATCAGGTGCTATTGCGCACAGTAACCCTAACAAAGTAGCACTAAACACGCCTAGCGCGACCATAGCAGTGCGTGGTACAGACTTTACGGCTACAGTAGATGAAATGGGCGAAAGTACTGTTATTCTACTGCCAAGTTGTCCTAAAGGTTGGGCAGATATAGACAGAGATTGTAAAACAGGTGCCATTGACGTTATTAACGATGCTGGTATGGTTAGTCTTAATGTAGCCTTTCAAGGCACTAAGGTAGCCAGTCGTACTACAATGCCAATGAAACCAACAGTATTAAACTTGTCACCTGATACGATTAACAACCTGCTGATCGTTAGTCCGCCCAAAGAACTACGCAAGGAAGGAATAGAAACTAAAAACATATCAACTAAAAATCCTGCTGATATGTTAAATGTAGACTTTCTTAAACAAGATTATTTAAAAAATGAGTTTGAAAAAGAAGGCACACCCTTTGGAGATAACCCATTGGCACACCCACTATTAGAACAATACTTCCTTGAAAACATTTTTGACATCTTGGCACAACAGCTACAAGAAGAACAAGCTGGACTACTAGCTAACTTGATAGCACCAAGTCAAACTAATAACATACTGCCAGACTATAAAAAGTCTACAGGTGTTACTGAAAGTATTGGCGCAAGTGAAGTTACCTTATGCCGTAGTGATGGCAGTAACAATCAATGTATTAGTACTCCTAAAGATCAAAATAGTCTACTAGTAGAAACACAGGGCGCAGTTACTATTAAAAACCGTGTCAATCAAGGTGCGGGCAGTACTATAACGGTGATACAACGATGAAAAAGTTACTGTTAATCTTATTACTTGTATGTTCTAGTGCATGGGCTGACGTTACCCAAGAACATTTTAGCTTCGCACAGGTATTTGATGTACAGTGGTATACCAGCAACGGCAAATTATATGCCAGCAGTTTCAATTATTTGTATGCCAGTGTCAACGCAAGTGGCCAATTACAAGCGGGCAGACTAACATCTACACAAACTAATGCCTATGCATCAGCTGGTGATTATTTGGCTTTTTTTCATAGCTCAACTAATCCTGGAACCTTTGGACTTGGAGTATATGACACTAACAATAATCTAGTTCGTGTGTTGGACTACACAGGGACCTTTGTGGCTCTGGCAGATGGTGCTATATTCTATAATGGTAATGGCAGTTGGGGTACATTGTTCACTACAGCACAGGGATATAGTTATGGGCAAGGTGGATCTTGGACTATCACACAGAGTTATCCTAGTAATACCTACATGACTAATTATACTCCGCCTAACACTACTCCCTTAGCGGCAGGACAGTCGGCGCCACCTGCTGTTACTATAACCAGCAGAGTAAACTCAACAATTACCACAACAGCTACAAGTGGAGCGACGGTCTATACCTACAGTCAACCTATTACCACTACAACCTATAGTGATGGCTCTCAGACTGTGGTTAACAATGGCAGTGCAGTACTATTAAGCACAACTACTGTGGGTGGGGGCAGTGGTATTACCAATGCTGAACAAACATCAATGAACATTTCTCGTAATCAGCAGGTCAACTTGCCCACACCCAGCCACGTCTATATAGATCAAATTGGCAGTGGTGATCATATTAATATCACAGTAAACAATCAGTCTAACCTAATAGGTGGACAAGATCAAACTGCTATGAAAGTTCGTGGCGGCAATAACACAGTTACTATACATCAGGGCGACCCTACTAATACATTAAGCACACATAACGTCATAGCCGCAGACCTACTAGGGGGAAGCAATAGTCTAACAGTTAATCAAGGCACAGACGCAAACGGTAACGGTAGTGGCACAGACTCTGGATATCATTATAGTAGCATATATGTTAGTGGAGTTAACAATTCAGTTAACGTTCAACAGCAGGCCACAGTTAATAATAACGTAGGCAACTATGCCAGCATCAATGTCACAGGCAATCAGAATAACATAGGTCTAATACAAACTGGTAACTCACCTAAACAGTTATTCACCGCAGTCTCAGGCAATCAAAATACAGAAACAATTAGTCAAACTGGACTTGGGCAGCATTTTCTAGATGTTAATCTAAATGGAGATGGTAACACTGCTACAGTAAATCAGTCAGGCAATACAGCCAACACAGCAACCATCAACCTAACCAATGCTGGTGGCCCCGCTAGTGTAAATCTAACACAAACAGGCGGACAAAGTTATGGTATAAGTCAAACCTGCGTACAAGCAGGAGGCTGCGGTACTGTGACTGTACGTCAAGGACCGTAACTAAACTGTAATCTAAAATGTAATCTTTTAATAGGATATTCTTTATAAATATCTTACTAAAGGAGGACATCATGATGAAACAAAGTAAACTAGTAACTAAGTTGTATCGTGCTTGTCTCGACCACGATACAGAAGCAATTAAAGAACTACGTAAAAAAGAGTTTCTTAAAATTGTGAAACACAAGGCCGAAGGGAAGCCATTCAACAGCAAATGGTCTATAGTTAGGATCTAACTGTATCAATAAAAAGCCCCTTAATTGGGGCTTTTTATTGAGTTAGTTTTCTTATGCGTAGGTATCTGGGTTAATTTTTGTTGCTTCTACTAGCTCGCCTTCGGCATTGTAGACTTTAACGGTTTGATCAACATCAACTTCAGGTTTTACATCTTTACGTGCAAAACTTAGAGCTTCTTTGATAGTTTCAAACTCATACTCTATTTGTTCTAGTACGCCTTTGATCCATCTGTTGATTTTAACTAAGCCCATGATTAAGCGTAAGTTGAATCCTGACTAGATAACCCAACTGATTGTACTAGTGAACCGTCTTCGTCATCATATATCTTAATTACTTGTTCTGTTTCAACTTCGTAAATTGTTTTTTGATGATTTACTTCAGCTTGATTAGCAAATGTAAGAGCCTGTCCTAGATCTTCAAATTCATGATCTTGAACTGTTAAACGACCTCTTTGCCATTTGTGTACTTTAACGTGATGCTTATTGTGATGTGCCATTTTTATTATCCTTTAAAAATTTTTGCCCAAATCTTACGGGTGTTATCTGTGTATTTATTTAAATTTCTTTGATTCAATGCTACATTAACAGCAGCAAAGCGGTGTGTACGCAGTAGCGCATCAGCAATTTCGTCGCTTTCAGCTGGGCGAGCATTAAACCATCTAGTAGCCCAAGGAATTTCGTAACTGCCCACTACAGGCACACCTTGACTGATCAAGTCAGCTGACACAATATTAAATGTTTCACTGAAGTTACACTGTAGGCCAATGTCCATGGTTGAACAGATTTCTAAGAATCCTTCACGTGGAGTCCACTCATGTCCAATTAGTTGATGCCCTTGGCCAGCCAGATGTTGAAATAGCCCACGTAGGTTATGCATCACAGGATCGCCCTTCATTTCAATACGGCCCATGTTGATATGGAAACGCAGTTGTTTACCTGCGGTCTGAGCAAACTTAAGAGCTGCTACAGCCTGTACCAAATGATTCTTTAACGGGCGCACTGCACCAAAACAGGCAATGTCTACCCAGTATTTGTTCTTGTCATATTTTTTCTGTTTCATTTCTTGCGGATAGAAATTAGGCATGTAGATGATACGGCGCTGAGTTTCTTCGTCAGTCCACCCCTGTTTGATCTGCAGATAAGTTCTAACTTCATCTAACATGCGAGGAGCATTGACACCAATAACAATATTTTTGAATGTGACATAGTCGCCAATCCAATCCATGGCCATACCTTCACCAGCCATAAATGGCATTTCACTGTGTAAGCGTATGATCCAAGTTACGTTAGGATGTAGTTTGGTTAGAATTTCAAACTTTTGCGGAACAACCCAAAGTGCTTCAACAATACAGTGTGTGGGCTTATGGCGTGTTACCAAGCGATCAATGCAGTTGTTGTCTATAGCCACTTCCATAGCTGACTCAACTCCCATGTCGTTTAGCATTTGATCAACAAAGCTGGCACTGTTAAACAAGCCTGTGCTAAGGCCCTGCGGACTGTGTTTAACTGGGTTGAAATCCTCACGCCGCTTGAGGATAAAAAGTACCTTGCTCATTGAAAAACCTTTCTAATTGATAATATACAGCTATTTATATCTTAGACGATTACGTGTAGATTACATTGATAATTCCTTATTATTTTTGTTGACTTTAAGATAAATCTGTTGTATAATAGTTTAAATACTAACGTTTGGAGAAATACATGGACAACAAAACCTACAGTAAAGACTTAGATATTCAAAAGATTGAAAACAATGTAGGGGGTAGCCGTTTTGAATTGATATTAATTGCAGCTACACGAGCCCGTGAAATATCTAATATACGCAATATTGCTAATAGAAATAATCCAGCGTTGAAGTATGATACTAAAATTACCACAGAAGCATTAAAAGAAATTGAAGATGGTAAAATAGGCCGCGAATACTTAATGAAAGTAGTCAAAGCAAGATAACTAATAAGCACAAGTTTCTGCATGAAAACCCTGGCAGACCTAGCCGTTGGCCAAGTAGCAGTGATCAAAGCCTTAGCGTTTGATGATCTAGGTTACCATAAGCGACTATATGGTCTAGGACTGCGAGAGGGTAAAGAAATAAAAATTATTAGAAAGGGGTTGACAGGTAGCCCACTTCATGTTATAATAGGTACTACTGAATTAGCAATTCGTCAAAAAGAGGCGAAAAATATACATATATTTTAATTCGGTATAAATAAATTTATAAGAAATAAAAAAGAGGTTGACACAGTTTATATTAGACTGTATAATAGTTTTTATAGTAACAAATTAATTAAAGGAAAGCGAAAGCAAAATGTTTAACAACAAGCTACATCAATTTAGAGGATCGAAACAAGTGCAAGCACTCGTAACGATATCTTATTGGCTAGCGATTGAGACAACATTAGGCAATGATCGTGCACCGAATAGTATCGATGGGGTTCGAGAGGGATGGGATGGTTATTAAGTAAATAACAAAATCCAAAACTTTAAGAACCCTAGAACAGAAATGTTACTAGGGTTTTTTGTTTTATGTGTCAGGGAAACGAGGTCCAAGCAAGGCACATTAAAGATTGTATGTTAAACGGGCGGGACTAGAGGATGGATTACCCTTGTGTGGGTAAAAAAATTCTAGTTATAATAAAACACATTGGACGAATATACTTGCTGGGGTCGTATAATGCGGCGCCTTCAATACCAAACACCAGTGTGCTTTATTATACGCATTCGCAAGAGTGTGTTTAAACTCAGTGTGGTGTAGAGATAACATGCGTGGTTTGGGACCATGTGTCGAAGGTTTGATTCCTTCCACTGAGACCATTTAGCGGGTGATGAGCAGCATTGGCGACTGCAGCAGACTGTAAATCTGTGTCCTCTGGAAACTAGGTTCGACTCCTAGATCACCCACCAAGTTATGTCGCAGTTCCAGTTACATTAATCTCTCAGTTCAAAGCTGTTAGTGTGCAAAGGACACGAGAAAGTCAACTTCTTCTGGGTAGACTGTGACGCCAAAATTTAGGGTCGTTAATTCAATGGGAGAATAGCTGGCTTTTAACCAGTCTACGACGGATCGTAACCGTCACGACTCACCAAGTATTTTATAGATAGAGCTAAATAATAGTAATAAGGAGCTCTACCTATGAAGTATTTTAATTGTTTATGTTGCGGAAAAGAAAATATCATTAAAGGCTATAGTTATACAGGAAAATATTGTAATAACAAATGTCAAGCAACACATCGCACAGCTAAATGGTTTGAAGATAATAAATTATTGTTTGAACAAGGTTTACTTAAGCATAGATCAGCAATTAAAAAGTTTGTTAAATTAAGAGATGGTGAAATGTGTTCTATTTGCGGACAATCGCCAGAATATAATAACAAGCCGTTAGTTATGATTATAGATCATATTGATGGTGACGCAAGTAATAATATGCCGGATAATTTTAGATTAGTGTGTCCAAATTGCGACTCGCAGTTAGATACATATAAAGCACGAAATATAGGAAATGGTCGTGCTACTAAAGGTATGAAATGGTATAGTAGTTTATAAATGCGGTATTAGCTCAATCGGGAGAGCACGGCACTGTCACTGCCGAGGTAAGGGGATCGAAACCCCTATATCGCGCCAAATAATTGTTGACAGCATTGTCTGTTAGCTATATAATGTTTATTAGAGTCATTGCTCCCATCGTCTAGAGGCCTAGGACACCCGCCTTTCACGCAGGTAACACGAGTTCGAATCTCGTTGGGAGTACCAGTTTTAAAGTTACGGGCTGTTGGTATACTTGGGAACACACCTGCCTTGCACGCAGGAGTACGGGGTTCGACTCCCCGACGGTCCACCAAATTAATTGCGCGGTTAGCTCAGCGGGAGAGCAGGGCCCTTACAAGGCCAAGGTCGAAAGTTCAATCCTTTCACTGCGCACCAAGTTAGTAGTAGTAAAGTTTTATTCCGGTCAAGCAAACACGGTGTAGGCGGTGGACTGTTAATCCATGAAGGTTGGTTCGATTCCAACGACCGGAGCCATTTTTATAGTCTGTTAGTTCAATGGGAGAACAGTCGACTGATAATCGACAAACACTGGATCGTAACCAGTACGGACTACCAAGTATTCCAACCACATCGCGTTTAGGGTGAAGTAGGGCGTGCCAATAAAACCCTGTAAGATCAAAAATACCTACCAAGCAAGGAGGAATCACAGCGCAAGCTGAAGAACAATGTGGTGACTTGCTACCCGGGAGAAAGCTGTAACATTACGTATTCGAGGTTAGGAGAGTACAGCAAACCGCCCACTTATTTTGGAAGCGTGGCAGAGCCTGGCTGATTGCACCTGTCTTGAAAACAGACAAGGGGAAACCCTTCGTGAGTTCGAATCTCACCGCTTCCGCCAAATATTTTTATCCTTCTGTAGTTCAATGGTAGAACGGCTCCCTTATAAGGAGTGAGTGCTAGATAAGCCGCTAATGGGGGTTCGAGTCCCTCCAGAAGGACCAATGCTCTTATAGTTAAGTGGCATAACGCATCCATGGTAAGGATGTATTCCAAGTTCGATTCTTGGTGAGAGCACCAAAAAAGTTTAATTGGCTCATGGTGTAGTGGTAGCACAACAGGTTTTGATCCTGTTAGTCCTAGTTCGATTCTAGGTGGGCCTGCCAAATAAATAAAGAACAGTCCGGAGCATGCGAGTCCTACGATAAGTAGGAGAAAACTCCACTTATAGCTGGAATTTACCAGTGAACCCTATGGACGCATAGGGCTACGGGCATCCTGGGGGACAACTCCAACCTAATTAAAATGGTAGCACAGCAGTTTTGTATAAATAATATAGTGGAGATAAAAATGTTCTATATTATATACAAGACTACAAATTTAATCGATAATAAAATTTATGTCGGATCGCACCAAACTAAAGAGTTGAATGACGATTACTTAGGGTCCGGAAAGTATCTTAAGCGTGCTATTTCTAAACACGGAAAGCAAAATTTTACTAAAGAGATTTTACATGTGTTTGACAATAAACAAGACATGTTTAATAAAGAACGCGAAATAGTAAATGAAGAATTTGTTAAGGATACAAATACATACAATTTCAAAATAGGCGGCTCGGGTGGTAATCCAGGCATTGTGGGTGCATTTTCTGGTAAAAAACATTCGCAAGAGTCGATTGAAAAAATAAGATTGTCTGCCCTTGCCCAAGGAACAACAGATGAAAAAAGAAGAAAATGTTCTGTTAATAATTGGGCAAAACAAGACCCAGACGCATTTAGAAAACACGCATCACGCATAAACAAAGATATCCCTAAAACAGATACACATAGAAATGCGCTAGCAAAGGCACAGCTAGGACGAAAGATGATGAACAATGGTACAGTATCTAGTTTTATTAAAGCTGATGATATAAATGAATATTTAGAAAAAGGGTGGACACTAGGCCACCATTAACAATCAATTACCCCATAGTGTAACGGCAGCACGCGAAGCTCCAAACTTCTTAGTCGCGGTTCAAATCCGTGTGGGGTAGCCATTTTTACGCAACGGTACCAGAGTGGCCTAATGGCGGGGACTGCAAATCCCTAAAGCCGCCGGTTCAAATCCGGCCCTGTGCTCCAAGAATAAATGTAAATATATACTATGTTAACAATGGATTTTATTGACGGCTCATATCCAGATTTCATTCATCGATTAGATGATTTTTTGGAATTGGTCCCATCTGGGCATGCTAAATGTTCTAAGAATGATATACTATTTTTATATTCAATCATCTATTCTAAAAAACCAGAAAATGTATTAGAAATAGGCCGTAGTTATGGCACATCAACTTTGACTATATGTGGTGCTTTAACGGACAATAATAAAGGTAAATTATATTCAATTGATGTGGAAAACTTATTGCCAAAAGATATAGCAAATATAATTGATAAAAGAACTCAATTGATTACTAATTCAAGTGAATACCTATTAGATGAAATCAATGATGTTAAATTTGGTGTTACATTCATTGATGGCGATCATTCATACGAGATGGCCAAAAATGATATTATTAAATCCATGACACTATCAGAAGATGAAGCAATCATACTTTGTCATGATTCAGACATGTTAGGAGTACAACAGGCTATCAACGAAGTCTGTGGTATGTATCCAACTAGCTTATTAAATTGTGGAGTATTTGGAGAAAAGATCCAAATGCTCATAGTCCGTAAATAATCCAACATAGCAATATAGCTCAGCTGGCCAGAGCAGATCCTTCATACGGATAAGGTCACTAGTTCGAATCTAGTTATTGCTACCATGCCTCCATAGCTCATTTGGATTAGAGCATTTGGCTACGAACCAAAAGGTGGGGAGTTCGAATCTCTCTGGGGGCTCCAGTTTTAATGCAGGATTAGTTTAATGGTAAAACGAAACGTTGCCAACGTCTAGTCACGAGTTCGATTCTCGTATCCTGCTCCAATGGTGTCTATAATGTAGCGGTAACATTCAGGATTGTGATTCCTGCATCACGGGTTCGAACCCCGTTAGACACCCCACTTGACATTTTGATTAAATGACTGTATAATACACATATGAAAAATAAAAATACATACACCAAGTTCCAAGAAGCAGAAGATGCTGAAACAGCCTATGCTATGGTATTATCTGGGCAGTGGACTGTTGAACGATTTGCTGAATGGCACGATCAGGTCAAACATATTGAATATATGTATGCCACAGCAGATGAGAGTTTCTGAGTGACTGAAGAACAACAATTAGCCTGGGATATATTAAGCACACCTGACAATGCGGACTTTAAAGAGTACCGCAGAATGCACTATGCAACATGGCTAACTAAAGAACGCAAGGTATTACTAATATCTGATATGGAAACAGGTTATATTATTAACTGTATTAACATGCTAGAAGCATTAGGACAAGAAACTACTTTAGCCTACGCAGGCTTAATTGATGAACTAGGAAGGCGAGGGCATGAATATGAAAACCAAATTTGATTGGAATGGTCTAAGTGATTTACCTGATGTAAGTCAAGAAGCACTTAAGAACTATTTCTTATATGCTCTACCACCAGGTAGTTTCTTAACCAGTTTGTTAAGTTGCGATCCGTGGACCGATGTTATTGCACGTGCAGACCATTGGAACAAAACACGCTTAAAAGAATATTCACTATGGCTACAGGACTTTGCTCCGCCAGGTAGTTGGGGTAGCCAAGATATTGTTGCTGATTGGTTGCGTAAAGGTTCTGCTTACGAACAGTTCCAAAAGTCTATGACTTGGGAAATACTACAAGCAAATGAATATGAATCAAAAGACTATGACTTCTAAGCAACAACCAAGTTGGGTTGAGACACGAGAAGCTCTTCGTACACATGTTGAGGAGCCTCCTGTGTTTGTAGGAGAAATGGGCGTCGCAGGAGTTATAGATGGTCTATTACCCAACGGTGAACCATATGGTTGGTATAAACGTCGTGGTACTAAAGATACCAAGTTCAAAGGCAGGAAAGTTTAAACTGAATGAATAAGATTAATTTTAGTGTTAATGAGTTTCCAAAATTGTGTAAAGAATTTTATAGGCAAGACTATATTAATTGGATAACATTTTTGTCTGACCTAGGATATAAGTTTACCTGGCAACATTACGCCAGTAAACGAAAATATGTAGAAATGGACGAAGATGAATTTACTTTATTCTTGTTAAGGTGGGCATAATGGACTTTACAATTAACCCAGAGTATATGACTAGTGTGACTATTCATAAAGAATGGAATTCTTATACGAATAATGGTCGTGTGCCAACCAATGATGAACTGCTATTAATCCTACAAGGTAAAGGTAAGTGTAGTAGCACAAGTTCAGAAGACCACCCAGAGTTTGCCCGTTTGCGTGAGCAGTTAGGCGAGCTAGGTTACATTCATATCCAACGTGGTCAGTGGAATGGCGATAGAGTTCTAAAGCCGTTCAAACTTAACGGCAGAAAGTTCAAAGAGGGTGATCGGTTTAGCTGTGGTGCGGCAATGGGTACGCATCTTGCTGTCCGTGCTAAACACCCAGAATATTATAAGGATGAGTACGATGATGAAACCGTGGATTGAAAATATTAGTCTTGATGATGTTCGCAAGGGATATCACTACGACCCAGGTTTCAACAGTATGCTGATCCAGATTGTAGATCCTGGTGTAGAGTTTCCAACGCCTAAACATCAGTTCCGTAAGACCTATCAGTTCTACTTCCTAGACGTAGAAGACAATGAGCCTGACGGTTGTTTGTATGATGCAGCAATTACCAATGAAGATGCTAAAGGTATTGCTGAAGCATTACGTGAAGCATGGAATGAACATATGAATGTAGTGGTACACTGCCATATGGGTGTAGCACGCAGTGGTGCAGTAGCAGAAGTTGGCGTTATGATTGGGTTTAGAGATACAGAGAAATTTCGTATTCCTAACTTGATGGTCAAACACAAGCTAATGCACTATTTAGGTTTAGTTTAAATGCTACCTTAGCTCATCTGGTAGAGCACCGGCCTGAAGAGTCGGGTGTGCTTGGTTCAAGTCCAAGAGGTAGCACCAACGTTAAATAAAGGTATAACATGAAAAAATTAGACATCAATTATGTCCGTGATTACATAGAATCACAGAGCGCAGAAACCAAAGTCTACATTGGTGGAGACAGCCGTCGTTTCCGTAAAAATGGCAAATGGTATGCTGAATACACCTTGGCAGTGGTTGTACACCTTAACGGTAAAAACGGCTGTAAGATCTTTGGTGAAAGCTCAGTTGAAGTTGACTATGATCAAAAGCGTAGTCGTCCAGCTATGCGTCTAATGAACGAAGTATATAAGATTTCAGAACTATACCTTAAACTGCACGAAGTATTAGAAGATCGTGAAGTTGAAGTTCACTTAGACATTAACCCTGATGAAATGCATGGGTCAAGCTGTGTGGTGCAACAAGCAATTGGTTATATCCGTGGTACCTGTAATGTCATACCATTGGTTAAACCAAATGCGTTTGCGGCTAGCTATGCGGCAGACCGTCTACATCACGTAGTAAATGGTTGACACAGCGGCCAAATGAGCGTATAATATATGCTTGTTTGGTTAATGCGGGATTAGTTTAATGGCAGAACAAGAGATTTCCAATCTTTTGGTGAGGGTTCGATTCCCTTATCCCGCTCCATTTTACAGGGCCTATAGCTTAATTGGTTGAAGCAACAAACTCATAATTTGGAGATTCCTGGTTCAAGTCCAGGTGGGCCCACCAAACCGGTGTTAGTTAAATGGATATAACAGGGGATTTCTACTCCCTAGTTGGGGGTTCGATTCCCTCACGCCGGACCATAAGTATTTGACATAGTCACTAAAAGGCAGTATAATATGAAATATACGCAAGAAGAGATTATTGAACTGGCCAAAGAAGTAGAGCTCAGTGATATGATTGATTGGGAAGGCCTGCCTTTAGAAAAAGATAGAATCTATCAAATCGTTGGCAGTCAAGCCTATGAAGTGTATGAAGAATTTACCAATAGTGCTGATGGTGAAGCAATACTGTTAGCCACAGTAACTAAGTTATTAGTAGAGAATTTTGTTCTTAACCTTAGGGTTAATAACGTTTAAGTTGATAGCGGTGGTGGAGCAATTGGCAGCTCGCCAGCCTCATAAGCTGGAGACCAGGTTCGAGTCCTGCGACCGCAACCAACACTAGGTTACACTTTTCCTTAAAGAAAGTGGGTCATTGGTGATACCATAACGCCAGGGTGCGCACGATAAAGTTTAGCGACTACCTCTAAGTCCCATTGCCGGGAGCCTTGAAAGTATCGTGGGTGTTTTGCTGTTTTTAACCACAAAGCAAACAGACGGACAGAGTAACCGCTCAGTTCTGGGCCAGGTAGTGCTGGTAGCAGGACACAATGCATCTATCGTCTAGAGGCCTAGGACACCGCCCTTTCACGGCGGGAACACGAGTTCGAATCTCGTTAGATGTACCAATTAATTTTGGTAATTACAATAAATGACATTTTTCAATGTGTTTAGCTAAATAAACATAAGGAGATATAAAATGTTATTAATAGAAGAGTATATTAAACAATCTAAAGAAGCAAGGCAACAACACTTAGTTTTAACGGAGTCTTGCATAGAAAGAGGTGGCCCACAAAAAGGTGGATTATCTAGTTATTGTAAAGGGCTAATGGCCCATGTATTAGATACGAGTATCCCAAGTGGACATAAAATACATATATGCCATGCCTGTAACAATGAAAAGTGTAGTAACCCAAAACATTTATATTGGGGCACTGCACAAGAAAATAGAATAGATCAGGGCAAAGATAATAGTCCTTGGGATAGAATGGTTGCCAAATATGGGTATGAAGAAGCCTGTAAAATGAATGGTAAAAATAAAAAAGGTAATACCAATGGGTCAGGTAATAAAGGTAAACCTAAATCAGAAGAACATAAAAGAAAAATTGCCCTTAATCGTAAGGGTGGTAGAAAGAAAAAAGAAACAGTTTAAATATTGCCCCGATGGTGGAATTGGCAGACACGCTTGTCTTAGAAGCAAGTACCGAAAGGTGTGAGAGTTCAAGTCTCTCTTGGGGCACCATTAAATTGCTGGATTAGCTCAGTGGTAGAGCAACCGCCTTGTAAGCGGTAGGTCGTCAGTTCAATCCCGACATCCAGCACCAAGAATTGGAGAGCTGGCCGAGTGGTCGAAGGCACTTCCCTGCTAAGGAAGCATACGGGCTTAAACCTGTATCGAGGGTTCGAATCCCTCGCTCTCCGCCAATATAAATATTAATATGAATCCAACGACATCATTTCTAGTAGTACTACTAATCACAGGCTGTGCTGTCCAGCCTACTCCCGCAAAAAATAATAAGCAAGTTGAAACAACACCAAATAAACCAGCGTACACATTGTACGTACCACCAGAAGAAATATGGCCAGAAGATTATCAATCACCCCCAAAAGTCTGTGCTAGCCCATTTAGAGGAAGTATATTAGAAAGATGAAAAACAAACTTAAGAAAATCTTAGTCAGTCCATGGACTGCTCTCATTACTCTAGCTCTTATTGTAGCTGTAGTGTTTCAAGGACCTACATTTGTAGAAAGTGTTAGGCTCCGATACTTTGACACACTTATTACCAATCAGAAGCCTACTCAAAATAATATCTATACTGTAAACATAGATGAAGCTACCATAGACCGTTATGGTCAATGGCCATTTAAGCGTGACATCTATGCTAATCTAATTGATCAAATATACGCCCACAATGCTGGCCTAGTTGTTTGGGACGTATTAATGCCAGAAAAGGATCGCCAAGGTGGCGATGCAACACTAGCCACAGTGTTAAGAACACAGGCTAATGTTATTCTTACTAACATGCCCGCACAGACCAGCAAGAATATTCCACGCAAACCAGGTAGTGCTGTAATTGGTGCAGACTATTTAGATACTATCATTAACTATCCAGGCATTATTGCCAACATTCCAGAATTAGAAAATAATGCCATTGGTGTTGGTATTGCTAACACTATGCCAGAGATTGATGGTGTTAATCGTCGCTTGCCATTGTTTGTGGGCTATAATGGTGGCTTATATCCCAGCGTTCCTTTAGAAGTACTGCGTGTTATTAGTAATGATGACACATTCCAAGTTAAGCTAAATGAGAATGGCGTTGAGAAAATGCGTGTGCCTAGCTTCCGTCCTATTAGTACAGACAGCCTAGGTCGTATCTGGGTAGACTGGAGTCAACAGAGTATTCCTGTATCAGCAGTTAACCTACCTAAAGACTTTAAGAAAGGTATTGTTATTGTAGGTACCAGTGCCGCAGGTATTGGTAATCCAGTAGCAACATCAAAAGGCAGTGTTTGGCCACAAGACATGCAGGCCGCTGTAGTTGCTACGCTGGCTAACAATGTAAATATTGAACGTCCTGATTGGGCTCCTGGTGCTGAACTATTAGCACTTGTAGTTATCTCACTTATTATCCTAATATTATCACGTTGGGTATATGTTGGCCTAGGTGTAGGTGTTGTATTAACTGCTAGTTTAATTCCAGCAAGCATGTATGTGTTTGCGCACTACAAGTTCTTAATAGATGCTATTGTGCCTACAGCAGGTGTAGTTCTTGTTATGCTACACGCTTATGGTGTTAAGTTTGTTAGTGAATTCTTACAGAAACAACAGATCAAGAAACAGTTTGGCAGCTATGTTAATCCTACTATAGTAGAACGCTTGCAAAAGAATCCAGAGCTGATCAAACTAGGTGGTGAGCGTAAAGAACTATCAATTGTCATGACAGACCTGCGTGGGTTTACTACCCTAGGCGAATCGTTTGGTGATGATGTAGAAGGACTTACACAGATCATGAACGACTACATGACAGCACTGAGTATTCCTGTGCTTAAGAATGACGGTACACTGATCAAGTTCATTGGTGATGCCAGCCTGCACGTTCATGGTGCTCCATTGGATGATGCTAACCATGCCAAGACTGCGGTACGTACAGCACTAGAAATGATTGATGCCATTGCTGATTTCAACAAGGAACTAACAGCCAAAGGTCGTCCACCAGTGGGCATGGGTGCTGGTGTTAACACAGGTGAAACTTTAATTGGTAACATTGGTGCTAAAAGTAAGTTTGGCTATGATGTCTTAGGTGATAGTGTCAGCACTGCGGCACGTTTAGAAGGACAAACTAAGGCCTATGGTGTATTACTAATCATTGGACCTAAGACTGCTGAGTATTGTAAAGATGACTTCCCTGTGGTATGGTTAGACAACATTGCTGTTAAAGGCAAAACCATCGGCTTAGATATCTATGCTGTGGGTCATACAGTCGCATACAAACACGAAGAATATAAGAAAGAATATCTACGTGGCAATTGGGTTGCCGCACTTAAATGGGCACGTGAACTAGAAGCTGATCCAACTGTAGAAATTAAAGAATACTATCACAAGATGATTGAGCGTCTTGAAGAGGGAGTTCCAGCTAACTGGGACGGCACTTATCACGCTACGAGCAAATAATGGAAGAAATTAAATCAATTGGGATCGCTCTAGATCCCAATAATATACCAGCCTTTCTATTAGATTGGGAACTAACCAAAAAGTGCAATTTGGATTGCAGCTATTGCGAAATAGGTGAAGAAGGAGGGCACGATAACTCGTTACCTCATCCTCCGCTAGATGAATGTTTACAAACTATTGACTTTATGTATGAGTACGTTAGCCTATACATGGCCAATAAAAAGCCCACTCAACGTAAGGTAGTATTAAACGTCTATGGCGGCGAAAGTTTGTATCATCCAGACATCATTGATATTCTCACTGCCTGCAGAGAAAAATATAAAAAGTATTCCAGCCAATGGGAATTAACTATTACCACCACTACCAATGCTATTGTTAAACAAAGTATCTGGAGCAAAGTAATAGATCTAATAGATGAATTTACAGTCAGCTATCATGCAGAAAATCTTCCTAAACAAGAAAAGATATTCTTTGAAAATCTATTAGAATTAAAGAACAATAACAAGCGTGTAAAATGTGTGGTAATGATGCACACCGTACCTGAGTTATGGATTAAATCATCTGAAGCTGTGGAATTTTGTAAGCAACACGATATTAGATGTATACCCAAACCATTTGATAATCCAGAACTAGCATACACCGCTGATCAATATTCAAAGTTTAAAACATTTTGGATTTCTAATACCAATTCAAAAAATAATCAACCAGCTATAGAACAATTAAATGATATAGCAACAGATACCAGCGATGTTGTAAGCATCTGTGAAGGTCGTGCATGTTGTGGTGGTAGGAAAATGTCCTTAAACAAAGACTTGAAATCAGCTGTGGTATTTGTGCCTAAACAGGGATTCTTTGGCTGGAACTGTAGTGTAAATTGGTTCTTCTTATTTGTTCAACAGACCACTGGCAAGGTCTATTTTAATAAAGATTGTAAGATGTCATTCACTGGCAAAGTAGAACCAATTGGCAACTTGAGCAATAGCTCAGCACTAATCAATAATCTTAAAGAGCAATTTGAAACTAAATCTATGCCTGTGGTCAAGTGTGCAAAATCTATATGCTTCTGCGGGTATTGCGCACCAAAGGCAGACAACATGGAAGACTTCAAAGAGTTAATTAAACGAAATGTCATAACGGATGTTATTAACTATGAATAAAATTATATTTTTTCTTTTGGTATCGTTTGCAGTTACCGTACAAGCTGGTGTAACTGCTAAGAGCTATTTGGTCACTGATACTCAAGGACAAGTTGTTATTGAGAAAGATGCAGATCAACCACGCCCTATTGCTAGTATTACTAAACTAATGACCATTATGGTTGTGCTAGATTCTCGCCAGCCGTTAGATGACGTGATTATCTTAGACTATAAGTTAACCCGCCAATATCATACACACTTACCTCATAGTGTTAAAACACTTACTCGCCAAGACCTAATTGATCTAGCCATGGTTAAAAGTGATAACTTTGCGGCCTATACTTTATGCGCGAACTATCCAGGCGGAGTTGATAGTTGTATAGAGGCTATGAATCTCAAGGCCATCAATCTTGGCATGGCCAACACACACTACACTGATCCCACTGGCCTAGAGGAAACCAACGTCAGTACAGCTCGCGATTTAATTAAACTTATTATCAGTGCTAAAAGTTATCCCAACATAGTCAGTGCTACTCGACCTAGCGTTGAGATTAAAGTAAAGAAACATTGGTATCAGGCATTTAATACCAGCCCTATTGTTAGACTACATGACGATGATATTATTGTAAGTAAAACTGGGTATATTCACCAAAGTGGCGGATGTTTGGTAATGCTGATGAATACGCAGTTAGGTCAGCGTATAATTGCCCTACTTGGAAGTCGCAATGCACATACACGCTTTCCAGAGGCAGAAGAGCTAATTAAAAGTTAACCTTCGCCGCTTGATGCGGCTTGGTCGTCTTCTGTTTTAGCTTTATGTACTTTCATATTAATTTCTTTTTCAGCTTCAACACGTTCGTGTTCAATTGTTTTGCCACGTAGGTGTAAGACTGTGTTTACTTTTTGATTTAAGCGTATTAGGTCATTGTCTAGCATACGTATACGATCAATAAGCGCAATCAGCACAGTGTTAGCATCGCTAATCACAGGCTTAACTTCTTTTGTGCTCCATTCCCATACGTATTTGATAATATAGCCCATGCCCACTGCCATGACAATGGGGAAGCCATACTTATTGATTAACATTACAATATCCATACTACTCCTCTAACGCCTTTTGAATTTGTGCGTTATGTTCCGCTACTCTATCTTTGATAGAGTCTATCTCAGGAGTCAGCCACCAAAACACCAGTGCTAACCAAAAAATCCAAATTAATGCAACTCTCATATTAGAACCAAAGGAAAAGACCTTGGCTCATTAGCAGTATGCCAACTGCGCATACGCCAAAGCTGGTCCAAAATAGTGCCATGCTAACTGCTAAAATACTTGCTGAAAGTAAAACAATCGCTAGTTGATATGCTGTGCCAGCGTAGCCAATCCACGGCGATTTTTTCTTAGCATGATCACGTTCTTCTTCTAACTTTTTAGCCTTTTCAAACAGTGCAGGTTTGCCTTCGTCACCTAGTTCATAATTAGCGGCTTTTTCACTAAACTTTTTAGCCTTGACTGGATCAGAGGTAGTCTGTGCAGCTAGTTCGTATTCTGTTTGTTTGATTGATTTTGCTTGATAAAAATTCCAAATATCGTTTGCTTTGATAGTGTTGTTCATAATAGTTGAACTTAACCCACCGCCATACCAAACGTTAAATGCTAGTAAGGCAGCAAAAATATTAATTACTAAGCCAGCGTGTCCTTTGATCTTTGCTTCGCGTTCACTGCGACTAGGGCCGCCTGTGGCCGGAGCTTTATCATCACCTGGTTTAGGTTCACGTGTTACCATTTTCATTACTGTATCCATTAATGCCATTATCTATCTCCTAAAATATCAGCCCAATTAAAAATCCTAATAACATACCTATAACTAAGAATCTAAACAAATCAGCATCGTGCCAGATTGCTTGTTTCTTTAACCATATTTGGGTATGCTTTGGTTGTTGCTCTAGCCATACTTGATGTGGTAATTTAAACATTAATCTCTCCCTTATGAGTTCTCATATGAGAAGCCATTGCATTTGTTGGTATTTCTTTGCCACAATGCTCGCAAGCCTTTTTAGGATATTTTTTTCCTAGTTGTCCCACGGACATATTTTTTTTACCTTCTTCAGACTTTGGCTTCATAAATGCTTTTTTTGTTTCTTCGCTATATCTAACACGAGAACGAGATTTAGCATTTTCTTTTACTCTTTTATCAGTAGATGCTGTAAGTCCTTTGTTCCAAGGGGTTCTACCTTTTCCTGCTACAGATATTTTTTGTTTAATATCATCAGTCAATGAAGGCCCTTCTCCACCATCTGTTTTGTTTTTTAAAATACCAGTGCCCAAATCTTTTCTACCGTATTTTGCAATTAGTTCTACTTCTAAATTAAATGCTTCTTGTTCAGTCAACTTATCAGCAACAATTCGTATGCGAGATTTGTCGTTGGGTTTATATGGCCTTTTACAATACGCTCTAAACCCACTACCTTTACCTACATAATAAGGAGTGCCATTTTCTCTGAGATATTCATATACATAATATTTGTTCATATATGTATTTATATCTTTGCGTCATTTTTACGATATAGCTAATCGCGACGGGCGTCCGTCTTACCATCTGCACGTGCAATACGATCAGTGTCTGGTCTAAGTCCAAGTGCATTACTTACAATAGTATCAATACGGATAACGTCATGGTTCATTGTTTTTACACGATTATCTAAGGCTGTGATAATACCTGCCATGCCCTTGATTGAGCCTAGCACACCCTGTAGTAATAGTTTAATTGTGAGATAAACGAAATAGCCGCCTGCTAGCGCCACTGCGATAGGAAAACCTAAATCACCTATGAGTTTGAATACATCACCCATGTCCTGCTCCTTGAAATACTATTTTTATTATACTAGTATTTATATTTAGGTGAGATTTTAATGGGTCAGCACATGATAGATATCATGGTAGTTAATGTGACTGTCATCATAGCCTAGATCTTTAAACAAGGTCTTTGCATTAGTGATTAATTCTTGTGTGATTATGTGGCGGAATTCGCCATAAAAGTGATGGAAATTGTGCAAAACAATAGGTTCTATACGCTTTATGACATCTAATTTTTCATCTTCAGATAAACCGCAATACCATGCCAATTGATCAACTACTGCGGCAGTGCGCTGATCGTTGTCTTGAATAAGATCGTAGCTTTCATCAATGATTCCATCAAAGGTTTTAAATCCATAACTGCGTAAGTAGGCAAGATTACCTGGTGCAGCCACGAGCATAAAAGGTTGCTTGCTGACGATAGGTTTGAATATCTTTTCAGTTAGATGTAGCTTATTGTAGTAAAACACTGTTTCAGTTACAATGTTCCACAGTGCATCATTTCCTCTAGGAATGTCAGCACTGGCACTACCTGGCAATTCTGCATGGTCTATGACTAATTTATCAACATTAACCAAATGAGTTTCTGCGTGCTGTTTTGCAAACTCGCTTAGTTTACTATTTGGATCAGCAACTTCATCACGCCAATCATCAAATGCGTTGTCAGTAACATTAAAACTGACTAGCCCTTTGTTTAATAGACCTTGAGCTTTTAGCAAACTAATCAAGTAAATCCTATAGCTACGATCATAGTTGATAATTCTATTAAACGAGGTAAAATCATAGTCATATGATCTGACTATTGATTTATTAAAGTTCAAAGCATAGAATCCACGATACCAATCTAAGGCCGCAAAGCCATGGAAAAAGTAGTAAAGCGGATTCAATTCATAATTTTTTAATAGAGTCTGCAGATATTCTGATATTTCAGAAACTACTATTATATGTGGTTCTTTAAAAAAGGTATTAGGATAAGCCAACGTAGTAGCATGAACATCTGGATGATTGGCTGTTTTATCAGTATTAGGATCATTGAAATACAGATTATACAATTCATCTAATGAATATTCTTTAAATTTAGGGTATCTAAGATCTTCAAAGATTGTAATTCTAGTCAAGGGTTCTGGAGTTTTAAACCAACCAAGTAAATCCTCAACTTCATTTAGGAATGGCTCTTGATCATAGAATAATATTTTAGAATTGGAACTATTTCTATTAAATACATTTACATTATCTTTAGTCACAACCCCATTGGGACGAAAATATCCCTCTGATTTTGGGAAGACATTTTTTAAAAAAAATTCGTAGATATGATCAATTTGGAGCATTATGTCAATTCAATTAAAAACAGTAGGATTCATTGGAATCGGTAAATTAGGCCTAGCCTGTGCAGAAGTAATGGCACAAGAATATGATGTAACTGGCTATGATATTTACCCTAAACACAGTAAGAAGATTAAGATTTCTGATACACTAGAAGGTGCAGTACGAGGCAAAGACGTAATCTTTGTAGCAGTACAAACACCACATGATCCTGTATATGATGGATCTATTCCTAGTACACATTTGGCTAATAAAGATTTTGATTACACCATTGCTAATCAAGTCTTAGCTGACATCAATCAATACGTGACCAAAGATCAACTAGTGGTATTAATCTCAACGGTACTACCTGGCACAACAAGACGTGAATTACGTCGTCATATTACCAACGCACGTTTTATCTATAATCCTTACCTAATAGCCATGGGCAGTGTTGCCTGGGATATGGTTAATCCAGAAATGGTTATCATTGGCACAGAAGATGGTAGCCTAACAGGTGATGCACAATTACTCAAAGACTTCTACCAACCCCTCATGGCTAACAATCCACGCTACGCTATCGGCACATGGGACGAAGCAGAAGCTATCAAAGTCTTTTACAATACATTTATATCAACCAAGATTGGCCTAGTTAATATGATACAAGATGTGGCCATGAAGAATGGCAACATGAATGTAGATGTAGTAACATCTGCCCTAGCAGAATCAACTATACGTATTATGAGTCCTAAGTACATGACCGCAGGCATGGGCGATGCTGGCCCTTGTCATCCTCGCGATAATATTGCTCTACGATATCTAGCAGAAAGACTAGATCTAGGCTATGATATATTTGACACAGTCATGCACGCTCGTGAAAAGCAAGCAGAGAACCTAGCATTATACCTAATAGATTTACAAAACACACACGATATGCCAATTATTATTCATGGCAAGGCCTACAAGCCAGATGTAGATATGTTAGAAGGCAGTTACAGCTTATTAATTGGTAGTTATCTAGAGGAACATGGCGCACAATACTTGTACAGTGATCCTCTAACAGGCGATACGGTGTATGACGACACCGAAGGTATTGTTCTACTAGCACACAATCGTCAGATTACCTACGGCTATACAGGTAACTTGCCAGAACAACAACTATATTTTACACCAGGCCACGGTAGCATTATTGTAGATCCATGGCGTAGGTACTCTACACGTAACCCATCGTATACTGTTATTCACTACGGAAACACACGTGGACAGATTTAACATAGAGCCGTTTTGGGGCGATGCATATCTGCATTTAGATTATAGCAAAGAACCATTTAACAATCCCAGCGACACTGCACGTTGGACAGACATGGGCTTTGCTGATAACTTTGTGGGCAGCATGTGTGATATGCGCAAGACACAGCCTGTATGGAATAATCGTATTATTGCTTACTTTGAAGAACAGCTAAAGTGGAAAGATGTCTGTACTAGTTATTATCGCATGGATTCGGGTACAATCTTACCTAATCATATAGACACTTATAAACGCTATATTGACGTATTTGAATTAGAAACTACACATCAAAGCATTTATCGTGCTATTGTGTTTTTAGAAGACTGGGCCAGTGGCCACTATTTAGAAGTAGCAGGTGAACCTGTGGTTAAATGGTCAGCGGGTGATGTGGTAGTATGGTGGTACGATACTCCGCACCTAGCGGCTAACATGGGCTACACACCAAGATACACACTACAAGTTACAGGACACGTATGAAGATCAGCACAAGTAATGAATGGGGAAAACTAAAATCAGTGGTCGTAGGATCAGCAACACATGCCAATTGGCCTAGTACAGATCCTGTGTTTGCTCAGGAAAGTTCTAAGACCACTTGGAAAGAAACACCAGTGCCTAGTGGCCCAGTGCCGCAGTGGATCATTGACGAAGCCAATGAGGATCTAGATGACCTAGCCAATGTCTTGACACAAATAGGCGTTGAAGTCCATCGTCCCGCAGATATGAACTTTCAAGAGCTAGGTGGCATGTACAATTATTGTCCTAGAGATAGATTGATAATATGGGGTAGCTGTGTAGTTGATCCTGCTATGATGTATCCTTGCCGTGATCAAGAAATTCAAGCACTACAAGCGGTGACTAATTCAGCACGCATGGTGTTTAATATGCCGCGTGGTCAAGGTATGACCTTAGATGCCGCTAACATTTGCCGTTTAGGTAACACTTGGTTATACTTAGAAAGCCCCAGCGGCAATCGTAAGGCCTACGAATGGTTATGTCAACAGTTCCCACAAATCAAAATAGAACTATGTAACTTCTACAGCGGTGTGCATATTGATTCAACCATAGCACCACTGCGTGAAGGGTTAGTTGTATTAAATGCTAGTCGTGTTAATCAAGTAAACTGCCCAAAAGCCTTTGATGGATGGGAGAAGATTTGGGTACAGGATGTAGTAGCACAGGACTTTTATCAATATCCCTATGCCAGCAAGTGGGTTGGTATGAATATGCTGAGTGTTGATCCAAACACTGTGATCATTGATGCGGCGCAGACCCAGCTTATTAAAGACCTAGAGCGAGTAGGTATTACCAGTATTCCATTAAAATTGCGCCATAGCCGCACACTAGGAGGCAGCTTCCATTGTGTAACGCTTGATTTAGTTAGAGAATAAACTAAATAGTTACAAATGGAAACAATTATGCCGCAAGGTTTTGCCACGTATTCTGAAGCCAGTTTAAGTGCTTTCAAATTTAATCCTAAAAGCCAAGAAGTTATTGACAAGAAGCAAGAAATTCTTCGTTCAATCTCAGAGCATCATGGAGCAGTTCCCACCAGTGTACTGTTCTACGGATTCAGTCCTATGATGTTGGGTGCCAAATATAAACAGATAGCTGTTACAGGTATCACAGCAGATACAAAAAAATTCCTAGACACTACAGGAGTTAAATACGTATATATTGCTGATGCAGAATTAAAAGAATATAAAAAGCAGTTTAATTGGGTAGTGGCCAGCGATGAGTATTTTACCTTTGCCAACTCAGAACAAGAGCAGTTAGATAAAATAAAGTCAGCTAGTGATCTAGCCAAAGATGTTATTATAACCACCTTACGTGACTATAAGAACCAAGATTTCCGTGATCGTGAATTTAGTCAACCATTGGCAGTTCACGCACACAACGATACAAAACTATTTTTAGAGTATCATCATTATGATTTCAATGATAGAAATAGTTGGAGCACCACAGTATATGAGATGCATGGTGCTAATGCAGTGACCACCGGCCCATTTGCTCGTCGCAGTATGTTTTTCAAGCAGATGGCTAAATTCAGCATTGATGCTGGAGCAAAGAGTTTTTATGTACATAAGAACTTGATGTATAAAAGTTTAATCAAGAAAAACTACGAACACGTTATTTCAATTAGTTTCTAAGTTTTTCAAAGAGGTGTTATGGATATCAATGAACAGTTACAACCTATTGTCGCCAGCATCATAGACAGCCTTAAAGGCACTATCGAAGCTGAACTACGCGATCAAATTTCCAATGAAATCGTTGCTAAAATTGCCAATACTGAATTTGACAGCGTTGTACAACGCCTTGTTGAACAACAAATCCGTACACGCCTGGACAATTTTAACTTTGTTAGCACCAGCGATGAACAACTGCAAAAGATTGTAGCACAATTAACTGACCAGATTAATAAAAACCTAACTGCAACTGCTAACCAACAGATCAGCAGCTACATCAATCAAAAACTAGCCGCAGTAAACGTCACAGAAGTTATTGGAGCATTGGTGCAGAACAAAGTAGGCAGTATGCTACAGACTACCAGCTTCCCAGAAAAAAGTATCAGTCACAACAGCATAGATTTTTCAGGACTAAAGTTAACAGGTGACCAGGTCAGCGGCGGTATTATCACAAACTTTGGCAGTACAGGCATAGAAGATCTAAGTACTCGTGTACAGATGACCTTGATGGATCGTGGTACTGCATTTGAAGGGCCATTGTTTGCTCCACAACTCACAGTCAAAGGTGACATCAGTCTCAATGGCCGTTTGGTGATTAATGGTGAAGTAGCGGCTGATGCCAAGGGCTTTTTAAAGCTGGTAGAACAAACCAGTCAAGCAGTCAAAGAATTACTAACAGATGATTTATTTTCAGGATTCAGCGACATTATCTTTAAAAAGATGCAGGCTGATGGTATTGATCTAGACAAGATCACACAAGGTGGGAAAGAAATTGTCAGTGGTAATAGGCTAGGATACCATATCATTGATACCAACATCAGACGTTTGGGTGTGGTTAACGACCTACAGACATCAGGTGAAAATCTATTAGTTGATACCTTGTATGTTACACAGGGACGAGTAGGAGTAAACACCATTGATCCTACTGCGGTGTTAAGTGTTTGGGACCAAGAAGTTGAAGTGGTAGTGAACAAACGCAGTCAAGACACAGGTTATATTGGCACACCACGTAGTCAACAGTTGGTCATTGGTGCTAATAACAAACAAAATATTCTATTAGATCCTGATGGTAGTGTAGAAATAGAAAACCTACGCATAGGTAATACTCCTATGAGCTCAGCTTCGACAATACCAAACTATCCTGCTATCACAGGTACTATAGTTTGGAATGAAAGTCCTATGCCTGGTTCAGCAATTGGCTGGGTTTGTTTGGGCGCAACACAGTGGGCAAGTTTTGGTAAAGTAGGTTGACATAAAGACATTTTGGTGTTATAATAGTTTTATGACATCACAAATCAAACGCATCGGTTTTGCCTGCAAGTGGATTGATCGCCCTGATCAAGTTGAGGGTATCAAATCCACAGACGCTGCAAAAGAATTCAATACAGGTACTACTACAGTGGCTTGGCTTAATCGTCAATCCCGCGAAGTAGCTGAACAGCGGCTATGGGACCTAATGGAACAAAACATTATGTCCACTCGCAAACTAATTGAGAGGGTAGGTAACTTAGATGAATCACTTCGCATGGTACGTATTAGCAGTGACATCTTGCCTGTATATACTGAGTCTAGCTGGTCTTATTATTGGCAGCAAGCTGATGTTAAAAGGCGTTGTGAACAGCTTTTTGCAGAAGTTGGATTGGTTGCTAAGGATCGTGGTGTACGTTTATCCTTTCATCCTGGTCAGTTTACTGTTTTGGCTAGCGATAATGACGATATTGTCGCCAGGAGTATAGCAGAGTTTGAGTATCATGCGGACATGATTCGCATGATGGGCTATGGCCAAAAGTTCCAAGACTTTAAATGCAACGTGCATATTGCAGGTCGTAGAGGCTATCAAGGTATCCTTGATGTCTACCCTAAACTCAGTGTTGAAGCACGCAACACTATTACCATTGAAAACGAGGAAATGAAACATGGTCTTGATGATTGCCTCAATCTTGTCGATACTGTACCTATTGTTCTTGATATCCACCACCATTGGATCCGCGAAGGGCATTACATTGATCTTAAGGATGCCAGAATTGCACGCATTCTTGACAGTTGGCGCGGCCTGCGTCCTACGCTACACTATAGTGTATCCAGAGAAGACGTTCTCCCCGCTCATTCATCTAGTACAGCTCCTAACCACAGCCTACTACTAGAGCAAGGCTACAAGAAAAGTAAGATGCGTGCGCACAGTGACTTCTACTGGAACACTGCTTGTAACGATTGGGCATTGTCATTCTTAGACAAGTTTGACATCATGTGCGAAAGCAAGGGTAAGAATTTGGCTAGTTTTGCACTATACGAACGTGCTCGGCAACTATCTATAATTGATCTTTGAGTTAATATATTCTTTAATTAATTTTTTAGTCTGATGTTGGACTATAAAATGATTTATTTTTTCTGCAGGTGTATTAACAAATTGTTCAATTGATAAATTGGTATAGGGCAGGACCTGACCAAACGCCCACCCTGATACAGAATGCTTTATCTGTTTAGTTGCATTCCAATCATTGATAGTTGCAATGGCCCATTTTAAATCCATGTGATCATTGGCCCAGTGTAATCCTAAAATTTCATCATGCCATGGCAGATTGTTTGTGCGTGCCAGACTTTCTTCAGGCATGCTTATATTTTCAAGAGGTTTAATTCTGTAGCCTCTTGAAGCCCAATCTTCCCCAATGGTAGATTTGTGACGATCCTCAACAACAATGTTTAATGGATAAAAAGTTGCATGCTGATCTTGCCAATTGGCATCAACCCAATCAAATGTAGTTTGAATAGTCTCTTTTGTTTCGTGCGGTAATCCAACAATAAAACTCATTACCCCATGATATGGAACATATTGTTTGAACCACTGCTTGGCTTCTAACAATCCCTGAGTTAACTTTTCAGTAGGCATGCCTTTGCCTATGCTTTTAGCTGACTGCCAGTTAAGACTTTCTACACCATAGTGATGCATAAAAAATCTCATTCTCAGTAGATGTTCCCAATCTTCACGACGCGACACTAGCAAATCAGGGCGTATGAATCCCATAAAGGTAGGATTAAAGTTTAAATTTTCAACAGCATCTGCAAATTTAATAATTTTTTCTGTGCGATCATTGAATGTTTCATCAGCGGCATAATAATGGCTGACTCCCCATTGATCATAATTGTCCTGAAGTTCTTGTTGAAAATCATCTGCGGCTCTAGAATAATCACCTTTGACTCCCAGTATAGGATAAGCGCAGAAGTCACACTTAAATTTACAACCTCGCCCAATCTCAATACCTAGCCATTCAAATTCACGTATAAAATCTCTAGCTTCGTACTGCACACGCAGACTAGACATTGGATAAGCTGGATAGCTGTGTATGGCATTGATAAATTTCTTGCCGTTGTTCCATAGAGAGTATTTGACTTTGTTATTATTACCCAACAGATGAGCTATTACTTCTAAGATAGCATGTTCGCCATATCCTTCAATGTACCAATCAGCAGGTATAATAATACGTCCTAGGCTTTGCCCGCCCACAACCAGTTTAATTTTAGGATATGTTGCCTTAATCCATATAAACAATTTTTGTATTAATGGACTAGAATAAGAAAATGTTGTGCTACACCCAACAAATACTGTGCGATCATTAAGACGTTCGCGACAAAGTTCTTGTAATTCTTCTAAAGTCCAAAATTCAATAAAGTCAATTACTTCGGCATCCCATCCTTGTTCACGTAGCCAAGAGGCTATACGATGACCGCCTAGACTTCTGCGATATTCTGGTTGATAAGAGCTTAAATTGAAAATTAACGTATGGTGCACACTAGTATTTAAACTATAATTGCGCCAAGAGAATTTAAAAATTCTCCATACCAATCAGTACCTAACATCAAACTTTGGTTATGCTTTGTTATTGGACTAATTTTAGCTAAAAGTTCTTTCTGAGGTTGACCAGCTAAGAATTTTATCTGTTCACCAATCATTTGGCATCTGATTTTATAATCAGGTTCTAGATCATAACTTTCATCTATGACCGTGTCAAATGTACGAAATCCCAATGCACGTAAGTTACGTAGATAGTATTGATTGCTGGCCACTAAAAATAACCTTTCAGCTAGAATAGGTTTGACGATTTTTTCAGTGTTAAAGGTAAAGCGATTATCAATCCCCCATGTTTCTGCTACTACTGTGTAGGCTGTTTGGTTATAAATGCTCAATGGAATGATCTGGCTTAATGAAATTATTTGATTGTAGTATTTTACTGGGCGTATAGTATGCCTAATAGGCCAATCAGGAATTTCTAATCCTTCACTTTCCCATTGCCACTCAGTGGCGGATTTTTCTTGAAAACTTTCTGTTATACTAGATATATAGGTTAGAATAACTTTGTCATCTAGGTTATTGTGTTTGATATAAGAAAATATTTCATCACGATGTTTTCTTTCTTGTCCTAATAATATGTCAAAATATTTAGGTTTAGCAGTATAAGGAGTTAACTTGTCTAGTAGAAACTGATTATTTTTATAAAACAACGTAGTAGACTCAAACCAATGATGGTAGTGATAGTAGGTAGCATGATCTAGTTTGAAATTTAAATCACCATTTAAGAACAGGACTATTTTAGGGCGATCAAACTTTTCAATGAAATCTACAGTGACATCGTGTAGTTCTGTGACCAGTAGTATTATCTGCTCACTAGAATCATATATTTGGTTGAAAGTTTCTTCTAAATGATCAAAATCTGAATACCTAGGAAAGGGCGCATGAAATACTGCGGTTTTTGGCCCTGGCGAATCCATATAAACATTAATATTTTTTACTATGGTAATGTTAGGTAATTCTGCCCAACTATCGCAAACACTGGTATCACTATAGATAATCATTTTAATATTTAATGAAATTTTGGTTGACACAACCATAAACTGATAGTATAATAACACTTATGTTTTTAAGTATGAAAGGTCAATCATGGGTTTAGACATGTATGCTTACGTTGCTGCCAAAGCAGGTCAAAATAGTGAATATTGGGACACCTGTGAGTTCAACGAAGAAACTGGTGAGTATGTTAATCCCAAAGTAAGTAAACCTATTGAAATCGCCTACTGGCGCAAGCATCCAAACCTACATGGTTGGATGTACAATCTCTGGGTCAGTAAAGGCAATGAAGGTGAGTTCAACGGTGATGAACTAGAGCTGACCTGGGAAGACATTGACCAACTTGAAGAAGATCTCAAACGAGGTCGTGTTAAAGGTGTTGAAGCAACGGGGTTCTTCTGGGGTGATCCAAGTGATGATTACTACTACGAAGATGATTTAAAATTTATCAAGGAGGCACGCAGCCAGTTGTTCTTAGGCCTAAAAGTGTTTTATAATAGTTCATGGTAGATAAAAATAAATTAGAAGAATTACAGACCCAAATTGGGCTAGTACACGATATCATCAGACACACTGATGTTAAAGATCCTCGTATGGAAAGTCTGCGAGGACTTTTAGCTACAATGTATCAGAAGTTAAGTGAGTTAGAACCGCCCAGAGATAAATTAGATAAACCGCTACTAAGTGAAGACAGCCTATGACCGTAAAAGAAATCCAAATAAACGACGACTTCGTGTACAATAACGAAGAAGAAGCCGAAATGGGGCAGTTACATGCCATCCACAACAACATGAATGCTATCGCTAACGTGCGCCGCCAATTAGAACAGCAAGCGGCGCAACCAAGCCTTACGCACTGTGAAGAGTGCGGAGATGAAATTCCAGAAAAGCGTAGGTCAGCTATTCGCGGAGTCAAGCTCTGCGTATTTTGTCAAGAATTACAAGAACGAACAAAAGGAAGATAAATGTCAAATTTAGTCCCAATGGTAGTAGAACGTACAAGTCAAGGCGAACGTGCCTATGACATTTATTCACGTCTACTTAAAGATCGTATCGTGATGTTAGATACTGATGTTAATGAACATACAGCCAGTTCAATCGTAGCACAGATGTTATACCTAGAAGCAGAAAATTCAGAAGCAGACATCTTATTCTATATCAACAGTCCAGGTGGCAGTGTAACTGCTGGCTTGGCTATCTATGATACTATGCAGTTTATCCGTCCAGATGTGCGTACTATTGTTCTTGGGCAGGCATGTAGTATGGGTAGTTTCCTTGCTCAAGCAGGTCATCCAGGCAAGCGTTTTGTCTTACCAGAAGCACGTACAATGATCCATCGTGTTAGTTCAGGTACTCCTGGCACACGTGGTAGTGTACACGTACAAGATCTACAGTTTGAAGATGCTAAACGTAGTTTTGAAGAAAGTGTGCGCATTAACAAACGTCTAACTGAACTCTATGTCAAACATAATACGCAAGGTAAGACCTACGAAGAATTGTTTGACACTATGAAGTTTGATACATTCTTATCAGCAGAAGAAGCAGTGGCCTATGGGCTTGCTGACGAGGTGATTACAAAAAGATAATGTTTTTTCACATTAGCAAAACTGCACAGACTAATTTTAAACATAACTATCAAACTGATCATTTTGTTATAAATTTAGATGATGGGTGGACACAGGTACAAGACTACCACGGTGATCTTGTATGGTACAAGGGATATTTAGACAACGCAGATCTAAGTCATTTTGCTGTAAGAATCAGTGAAGAAATATCTCCCACCCATAGCGGCAATTTTTGTATTATCAAAGTCACTGACAGTGGCCTGCTGATAAGAACTGATAATCTCAGAAGTTTTCCAATTTGGTATGACTATGATCTTGGATTAACAAATCTGAGAGAAATAGGCAAGTTGCAGTACACTGATGGAATAGTTGGTCTTACCAATAACCTAGAATTAATCCATACTGCATTTGACCCAATTGGCTCAATTGACGATTCGCCTGTGTCATTTGATCAGGCAGTTGATCAAATTGACCTTATACTGAAATCAAAAGTTCAACAGTTTATTGAATACAATAGACTGCCTTTGCGTGTATTTTTAAGTGGTGGCGTGGATACCGCTCTGCTGTTTTCATATATAAAAAACTACACTGACGACTACCATATAGTTACAAATGGGTATATAGAACACGATTATTTTTATCTTAAAAATCACGGGCATTTGAGTAGATTTTGGGCATATAACCAAATTCACTATTGGGCAGAAAATTGTGTGTTGGCCAGCGGAGCTCCTGGTGATGAATTTACTGCCAGAAATCCTGTAACAGTTGATCAGCTATTGCAGGCCCACGGCTCTTCATTTGTCAAAGTAATGTCTGAGGAAAGATTTAAAAATAGTCTTAATTATGATTTTTTTAAACGTAGTTACATAGAAAAATTATCCAACACACCCGCACAATCTGCAACACTAGCCGAAGCTATAAAACAGTGTTGCGAATACAATGCCAATGACTGGCAACACTGGCATTTAGGAAAAACATTAACTTGGACTCCGTTCAGAGATATGAATATGTTTAAGTTAGTGGCCAGACTGCCCTTAGAAGATCTCAAACACCAACTAATGGATAGTAGTATTCAAATTGAATTAATACGTAGAAATAGTCCAGAACTGTTGTCTGTACTTTCATCTCAAAAAAATGCCCTAAATTACATGGAAAATGTAGTTGGCTATCTACAAAAAATCAAAGACTTATAAGTCACTGATATTTTCCCTTTTCTGCTGATTTTGGTTGACTTTTTGGTTAAGTGACTGTATAATATACACATATTAACAATAAGGAACTAGACAAATGCAACTAATTAAACATGATTATCAAGTAGGCGATGATGTTAGTTACGGTTTCAATGGTGATTGGTATTACGCAGGTAAGGTTGCTCGTATCACTAAAAAGTATCTGACTACATTCACAGGCCATAAGTTTTATCTAAAAGAATTCCGTTCACGTGTGTATGACTCTGCTACATTTGACTATGTAGATGTTATGAAAGAATACTTTGTCAGTGTGGGCAATGGCACTTGGACACTTACCAAAGGCCGCAAAGAAGAGTTGAACCCACACTTTTAAGATTAGATTTTGGTTGACTTTTTGGTTAAAAGAATGTATAATGTTACACATACACTAACAACACAGGAGCAATAAATGGACATTCAAGCTATTAAAAATGAAGCACAAACAGCCGCAATTACAGCAGAACAAGCATTTATTGCCCAGCATGGTGAAATGGCCTACTGTGGTTTTGCTTGGGTAGATGTGTTTGTATCGCGTACTAATTCAAAAGAAGCCAAAGCACTAGCTGAAATGGGCTTTAAGAAAAGCTATCGTCCAAAAACAATGAACCTATGGACTTGTGGTAGCTACAATGGTCAAAGCATGGATGTTAAAGAAGCAGGTGCACGTGCTTACGCAGATGTGTTAACCAAACATGGTTTCCGTGCTTACATGGGTTCACGTGCAGACTAACTAAGGAGCAAACAATGGATAAGGCAATGAAAGTAATTCAGGGCGTTGGTGAAGTTGGTATTGATACAGAAGCAAGTCCGGGTAATGGTCGTTGGTATGTCAAGCACTATGCTACTGGGTATGATGTCTGTGGCTTTGACAGTGAACAAGAAGCCTTAGATGAACTTGAATATGTTGAAAATGACACTGTAGCGGTATAATTTTGGTTGACAATCAAATCAAAAGGTGCTATAATAGCTTTATGAAATACAATAATTTAACAAGAATTTGTGGTGGCAACATCACTCCGCAGGCACTCAAAGGAGTGTTTGCTGATCTAGAATTTCAAACTACTGCCGTAAAGCAAGAGTTTTGGGAGTACATGTTTGAGATGGGTGAAGCCTTTGGAGACATTCAAAGCTTCGTAGTTCAAGATAGACAACAACAAGAAGGAGTAGTAAATGTTTAAAGTAACAGGTATTTCAACGTTAAATGGTAAGACCAAGGTTCGTTTTGCTAATGATCTAGTTAGCCGTGTTAAAATCTTAAACAAAGATGGTCACACAGACATTAACCTTATCGAGTTACCAACAGCTATGTCTAAGTTAGACGCTGTAAACTACTTGAAAACCACAGACCTTTACAGTAAATTTGCAGCAGCAATTGACGCGGCAGATGAAAAGTATGCAGGTCTTGGCACTGTTAAAGTTACTAAGCCTAGCCTAGAAGCAATCAAGGCTCGTGCTGGTATCACTGAAACAGAAGCTGCCTGAGTGGAGCAGGACCTAAAAAGCCCGCTCTGACGCGGGCTTTTTATTTTAGAGTAAATACTGGTGTAAGCGATCTCTTCATAATGATCTGACCGCTAATATGAGGAGAGTAAAATGCTTAAACACTTAGCGGTTATCAGTCTTTTTGTGTCTTCTACAGCATTAGCAGACACAGTAGTTCAAGAATTATACATGCCTAATGACGCAGGTGGTTATGTAACGTTAACCATGGATGAATGCAAGTTGGGTGACAGAGTCAAAAAAGATTATCCTTTCCGAACCTATGCTACAGAAGATGAAGAAGGTAAGATCAAGCATGAAGGGTGTTGGATACGTCCAAGCACAGATGATGCACCAAAGGTTCAGGGTATGACTATTATTCCGTTGGTTAATACCTATTGGGAAGGTGGCGATCGTGCTACATTCCAAGCCAGCCAATTTGGACCAATTAAACAGCGTTGGGATTTTAAGCTACCCCCAATAGAAGTTAAGCCAGAACATATACCAAATTCAATTTAATGTATGGGCATACCCATATGATAATAAATATGGTATGGACATTAAAGACTATACTGATGTTGGCGTAACTGAACAGGATTTGAGTAAGGTCCTCGTCAGTAATGAGCCAACCAACGGTGAACAACAACTTAACAAGGCAACTGGGCAAGTTGAAGTTTACTATAACGGCATGTGGTGCGTACGATGACTTTTGGCGAAATATTTACTGTTGGGGTAGTGGTGATTATCGTCTGTGTCATGCTAGATGAATTTTTAACAGCCTATGAAGAATACATGGGCAGTGATGACGAATAGAGATTAACATGAAAACAATGTACATGGAGACTGTTATGCGATCGTAAACTTTACGAGGAGCATAATATGTCTAGAACACGTAGACGTAAGCGTGGCGACCACACTGATCTAGCTTGGCAAACTAGAGAAATGATCAAAGTCCCAGGCAGATTAATTTGGGTGCCAATGGACCCAAAAACCAAGCAGTATAAACGAGTAGTAAACAAGTATCACAGTGATGCAGGCACACATAAGTTTAACAACTGTCCACAAGGATGGTGGGTTAACATGGTAATGCAAAGACCACATCGCCGTGATGCTAAAAGAAAAATCCAAAAATGGTTGTTGGATCCAGAGTATGAAGTTATACTAAATGCTAAGGAACCACTTCCATATTGGGATTAAAGAATTGTTGTATGAAGCGAGTCCAAAAACGGACAAGACACGGGTTCGACTCCCGTCGCCTCCACCAAAGCATTTTTGAAAGAGAGTTTTTCGTTGGGGGTGCCATGGTATCGATTGACGGCTTAGTAGGCAAGTGGACAACACAGTAGGCGATGACTGTAAATCAAGCAAAATCCGTAAATGCAAAAGCATCTACACTTGGTACTGTAAAAGTATCTATGGGCCGCGGTTTCCGCTTTGCTCGTGGTACAGAAGCAGTAGCTGCCTAAGAAACAGCAACCACGGGGCAGTTATGCCTTGTTACCCAAAATAACCAAACCCGCTTCGGCGGGTTTGCTACCTCTAAAAAGAGGTTGACAACAATACCAAATGATACTATAATAGTAACTAGTATGTCGTAGTTGGTTCTACGCATACGTTAATTCAACTTTAGGACAAAGGAGAAATATATGTCACAAGCAACATCTTGGGTTAATCACTTGGCTGCTAACCCTGACCCAAAATATCCTAATCAAGGATACCCAGAAGTAATTGCTCAACGTTTTGGTAAAGATTTGGACCAAATACTTGGACCAGTATCCCAACGACGACCATATGACCAAATTAGTCAAACAGAAGTAGAAAGCAGACTTGAATTAGTTGACGAAAAACTATTCCTTGCTAATATGCGTGGGGGCAAACAGCAACTTCTACAAACATTTTATGATTTGTTAGAGCACTTAGAAGATACTAAAGCATTATGGGGTATTGATATTCCTTTGATGAATATCATGCCAATGGAAGGCGTTGAACGCCACGCTGTAGAAAAGTTATGGATTAACTATCGTTCACAGCGTACATTATATGCACGTCACATTGTTCAGATTGTTTTTAAATTTGATCCATGGAGTGTGTTTAATGGCATTGGGCGCATGACTAAAGATTTAAAACGACTGTTTATCAATGATGCCCAACACCGTACTATTGCTTGTATGATTTTTGGTATTAGATATATGTCTGTACAATATCGCATCAGTGACGATGAAAACGTAGACATTGATCAGTTCTGTGCTTGTAATGTAGATAACCTACCGTCAGAAGCATACGATAACTATCGCAACCGTAAAGAACGTTGTGATGCTTATATCCAGGCTGATCGTCCACCGATCCGTGAAGATAAGTTTATGTGGGATATCGCACAATGGGCTCAACGTTGGGCTGTTAATATTTGTCGTGTAGGGGATCCTGTAGCTAACGGTGCAAGAGGTATTAGCCACATGGCAGATTTGTATAAATCTGCACGCATGGGATTTGACGTAATGGACGCTGCGGCAGCAGTGCTAGTTAAAGTTTACCCAAATGATCCAATGAAGTCAGCAAACTTAGTTGGACTATGCGAGTTATTGAAACAACAAGAACCCGAGTGGTTAGATGTAGACTACCAAGGTCCAAATAATTCAATCCTAAATCCTAAACTAGAGGATCTAGCTGAGATAATTGGAAAACGTTTTGGTAATGTAAACAAAGGTCAAAATTCTGGTACATATCACGACCAATGTAAGCAAGCAATTAACAATTGGTATAAGGAAGCGTTTAATACTTTAAGTAACCCAAGTGGTATTGCACCTGAGGTAAAAGTTGCACACGCTACATATCACGTATATGATTCTTACAGTACCAAATATAAACTTACTGTGCCTAAAACAGAAAAAGGTGAGACATACAAAGTATTGTTATCATTCACAGAAGGATACAAAAAATGGATGTAGAACTAATTAACCAAAAGATTATTGAAGTAGAAAATAATCCATATCCGGATATGGATGAAGCAACTTATCTTAATAAAGATATTTGGTTTAAGGTAATTACAGGTAAAATGGATCTTAAAATGGTACAATGTATCTACTGGAGTATGCAACCGGAGTACGATGCAACTCCGGAAGAGTTGTACAATATTAGTCCTGATTATCATAATGGTTTTAAGTTTTGTTATGGCCGCGGTAAGAATAGAGTAACTAGTGATGATATATTCTTACCTAGTCCAGACCATGTGATTCCGCAAAAACACAACGGTCCGTCTACTATAGACAATCTTAAAATTGTTCCAAAGAAATATAATATTTGGAAACGAGATATGCTTAAAGAGGAATGGAATGACTTTAAAGTATGGATGGATAATCATTTAGAGTAGAAAACACTTGACATAAATAATTCTGCTAGTGTATACTGTATTATCAAGTATATACTAGTAGTTTTGTGCCTTCGGGGCAAAACATTTTACTTGCTTAATTAAGGAGAAATAAAATCATGAAGTTAAATCCTCTACATGACCGCGTGGTTGTTAAACGTATTGAAGCTGATACTAAAACAAGCTCAGGGTTATACATTCCAGATAACGTTGCAGAAAAACCAGATCAAGGCATTGTTCTAGCAGTAGGTGCTGGCCGTCGTACAGAAGCAGGCACACTGGTACCAATGTCATTAAATGTTGACGACAAAGTACTATTTGGTAAGTTCGCTGGTCAAATAGTTAAAATCCAAGGTGAGGAAGTTCTGGTCCTCAAAGAAGAAGAAGTTTACGCAGTTATTGAAGAATAAGGAGAAAAGTTATGAGTGCAAAAGACGTACAGTTTGGCGAGTCAGCTCGCAGCAAAATGATTGAAGGTGTAAACGTACTAGCAGATGCTGTTAAGGTTACACTAGGTCCTAAAGGCCGTAATGTTATTATTAGTAAAAGTTATGGTGCACCACACATTACCAAAGACGGTGTAACTGTAGCTAAAGAAATTGAATTAAAAGATGCACTACAGAATATGGGTGCGCAGATGGTCAAAGAAGTAGCTAGCAAAACAGCAGACCAAGCTGGTGACGGTACAACTACTGCTACAGTTCTAGCACAGGCTATTGTGCGTGAAGGTAACAAAGCTGTAGCCGCTGGTATGAATCCTATGGATTTGAAACGCGGTATTGACAAGGCAGTTGGTGCTGTGGTTGCTGAACTAGCTAAGATTTCAGTACCATGTGAAACCACAGCTAGTATTGAACAAGTAGGCACTATCTCAGCTAACAGCGATAACGAAATTGGTAGTATCATTGCACAGGCCATGGAGAAAGTTGGCCGTGAAGGTGTTATCACAGTTGAAGATGGCAAGAGTTTGGCTATGGAATTAGATGTGGTAGAAGGTATGCAGTTTGATCGTGGCTACCTCAGCCCATATTTTATTAACCAAGCAGACAAACAAGAAGCTATCTTAGACAAGCCTTACATCTTAATCTATGACAAGAAAATTTCTAGCATCAAAGAAATCCTTCCTGTACTAGAACAAGTGGCCAAAGTAGGTCCATTGTTTATCATCTGTGAAGACCTAGAAGGTGAAGCACTGGCTACTCTAGTAGTCAACAACATGCGTGGCACTATCAAAGTTGCAGTGGTTAAAGCACCTGGGTTTGGTGACCGTCGTAAAGAAATGATGCAGGACATTGCTATCCTAACTGGCGGTACTGTGATTTCAGAAGAAATTGGTATGAAACTTGAAGATACCAAACTTGAACAGCTAGGTCAATGTGGTCGTGTTGAAATTTCTAAAGACAACACTATTGTTATTGATGGTGCTGGTACTGCTGAAGCAATCAATGATCGTGTAGCAGTTATTCGTACACAAATTGAAAATGCTACCAGCGACTACGATAAAGAGAAGTTACAAGAGCGTCTAGCTAAACTTTCAGGTGGTGTGGCAGTGATCAAAGTTGGTGCCGCAACAGAAGTTGAAATGAAAGAAAAGAAAGACCGTGTTGATGATGCACTACACGCTACTAAAGCCGCTGTAGAAGAAGGCATCGTTCCTGGTGGTGGCGTAGCACTTATCCGTGCTAAACAAGCAGTCACTGGATTAACTGGCGACAATCACGACCAATCAGTTGGTATTGACATTGTTCTACGTGCTATTGAAGCTCCATTGCGTAGTATTGTTGAAAACGCAGGCGGCGAAGCTAGTGTTGTAGTTAATGCTGTGGCCAACGGTACTGGTAACTATGGCTTTAATGCAGCCAATGATACCTATGGTGACTTGTTAGAGCAAGGCGTAGTTGACCCAACTAAGGTCACACGTTGCGCACTACAAAATGCCGCAGGTGTTGCTGGGTTACTGTTAACCACAGACTGTGCGATTAACGAACTTCCTAAAGAAGAACCAGCTAATCAACAACATGGCATGCACGGCATGATGTAATTAACTACCCAGTTAATTGCTTAAAAGAATAGCACCTTCGGGTGCTATTTTTTTGTCTTGAACTTTTCAATTCTCTAGGATAAATAACTTAAAGCAAGTAATCATTTAACCTTGGGGAATATGGAACCAAATGGCTAACACCAACTTTGTAGTTCAGAACGGCTTAACAGTCGGACCATTAACGATAGATGCAGCAACAGGTAGTATTACCACAACAGGTAACTTGTCAGTTGCAGGTCTTACAGCTAATACCACACAAGAAACCCTTACAGCTAATACCGTATCAGTAACGCACGCGGCAGGATTAACCATCAATGGAGTCCAAGCCGCCACAGTATCAGATGCGCAAGCATTTGCAATCGCATTAAGTTAATAGGATAACATAAAATGGCAAGTAATTTTTATTTAAAAACAAGCAAAAACGCTGGTAACACATGGTCACTGGTAGGTAACTACACTGTAAGTAGCACTGTGTTATCTTCAGTAATACTAGGCATAGCAGTTGCTAATACCACAGGCTCTACTATTAGTGCCAACGTTGGTATATTCACTGGCAACTATGCCGCTGGTAGTAGTGCAAATATCTATTTGATTTATAATGCACCTATTTCAGCAGGCGGTACACTAATTCCAGTTGGTGTTGACCAAAAGGTAGTATTACAATCTAATAATGCAGTTTTTGTTCAGACTTCAGCTGCTAACTCAGCTGACGTAGTAATGAGCGTTTTGGAGCTTTCATAACATGGCATACGTAGGTATACAACCAATTACCCAAACCCTGGCTACTAGTAACCAGTTTTTTAGTGGTGATGGTACAACCGTAAACTTTACTCTACAACAAAGTGTTGGTAGAGCTTCTGACTTGATTGTACAGGTTGGCAGTACCTTACAAGTTCCATTTACCAACTATGTAGCCGCAGGATCAAGTTTAACTTTTGTTACCGCACCAACTGCTGGTACAAACAATATTTCAGTAACATATCTAGCTGGCGCACTTAACACTATCAACTTAACAGCCAACGTTTATCCATTGGGCACTAACGTTGCTCCAAGTATTTCAGGCATTGGTGCAAGTACCACAGGTATTTACTGGCCAACAACTACATCTTTAGGTGTAACTGCCGCAGGTCAAAATACTATTGTATTTTCAGGCACTCCAACAGCAACCAGCACTACCTCAGGTGCACTACAGGTCAAAGGTGGCGTTGGTATTACAGGTGCAACTTATGTGGGTGGTACTATATATGCTACCAGCACAACTGGTTCAACTAACCAATCAACTGGCGCACTGGTAGTATCAGGTGGGGTTGGCGTAACTGGATCTATGTATCTAGGCGGGTCAATGACTGTAGCTGGATCATTTACAGTTGCTGGTGCGTTTAATACCACAGCTACTAACAGTTTAACAGTTAACGATCCATTCTTATTCTTAGCTAATACCAACGTAGGTAACGCAGTTGATATTGGTATTGCTGGTACATACAATGATGGTACAGCGCAACGCTACACAGGCCTATACAAAACAGCGGCAGACGGTCGTTGGAGATTGTTCAGTAACTTAGTTACTCCTCCAGGCACAACAGTTACTACCAGTGATGGTAGTTATGTTTATGCTGACTTGTGGATTGGTAATGCTAACGTTACACAAACTAGTACTTCGACCAGCAGTCAAACAGGCGCACTACAGGTTATGGGTGGCGCGGGTATTCGCGGAGCTATCTATGTCAACAGTTTAAACAATGCTATTGCTATTGGTAACGGTGGCACAGCTGGTCAAGGCAATATCGGTACAAGTGGCGCTGGCTTTAATATTATCTACGCACAGGCAACCACAGCACAATACGCTGACTTGGCAGAAAAATATTTAGCTGATGCCAAATATGCTCCAGGCACAGTGGTATCATTTGGTGGTGAACAAGAAGTCACACAATCAACAGTTAACATGGACACACGTATAGCTGGTGTAGTGTCTACACAACCAGGATACATCATGAACGAAGGTTTAGAAGGTAACTATGTAAGTACAGTTGCACTTTATGGTCGTGTTCCTTGTAAGGTTCAAGGTCATATTAACAAAGGTGATATGTTAGTTTCAGCAGGTAACGGATATGCACGTGCAGAATCTAATCCAGTTGTAGGGTCAGTAATTGGTAAGGCCTTAGAAAGTCACAATGACTTAGAAGGTGTTATTGAAGTAGTAGTGGGTAGAAACTAGGAGATAGTATGTCATACATTGGACAAAGACCACAAGTAGGTAATTTCGTTAAAATTGACGATATTAGTTCACAATTTAACGGTGTTACTGTGACATTTAACGTTACAGTATCAGGTGCACCATACACACCAGGTAACCCAAACGCTACTATTGTTGGCCTTGGGGGTGCAATACAAAACCCAGGGGTTGACTATTTCTTCAGCGGCAGTACTATATCATTTGCTATAGCACCAACTAGTGCCAACAACGGTAAATTTTTCTGTTTGGTATTAGGGGATGTATTAAGCATTGGTACACCTAGCAACAACAGTATTACAAATGCAATGTTCCAAGCAAACACAATTCAATATGGTTCATTTGCATCAACGACAAAAGCTACACTGTTAGCTAATTCATTATTATTTGGGGCATAAAACATGGCAAGACAAGCAATTAAACAATACATATTTGTACCAGGCAACTCAGGGGTTGGCTATGTGCAGATACCTGGCAACTATTCAAATGGTCAGGTCATAGCGATCTTAGATGCTACAGCACAGACATTCCTTTACAACTTTGCTGATGCAACTTTACAGGGTGTGATTACTTGGACACAAGGTCCAAACAGTAACTTCCCAACTAGTATTGATGGTGTAACTACTATTACTTTAAACCTTAATACTACACAATATCCTAGTACTGATAAATTAGCCGTTTACGTTGAAGCTCCATATCAAGTAGATCGCCCATTTGCTCGTGATGCAGTTGAACGTTTACGTGTAGCTAACCCACAGTCACTAATTGACGCTGACTTTGAGTACGGCTTACAAAACACTAAATGGCAAAGTCTATTTACTAACAATGATAACCCAAGTATCTATGAAGTTCCAGGTTCAGACGTTTATGCTAACACAATTTCATACATTAGTTTCTTAGGTAACAGCCTAACATCAGGTGCGGTGGCAGCTGGTTCAAGTAACGTACAGATTATTTCAAACGGCTTTTCACAAGCAGGTCCAGGTAACAACCAACCTAACTGGACACAAAATGACTTTGCACTATTATTAAACAGTGACCCTGTGGGCAAACCAACACTGACCACATACTTAACAACCAACGTAGCTTCGCAGAACCAACGTGGTCTAACAGTGGTTAGCTCAACTGGATTTAATCCAGGTGATAACGTTGTATTGATTTATGCTAATGCACAAGGTGTTACAGCAACTACATCAACAACTAGTAGCTTGACAGCTGGTCAAACAGCGTTAGCAGTAGCTTCAGGTACACCTATTGTCAACGGTAGTATGATTGCTGTTAACACTGGTAACATACAATATCCAGTAGAATTGATGGTAGTTACAGCAGGTGGCGGCACAAGTTCGCTAACAGTGGTGCGTAACAGATGGAACACTAACTCAGCCAACATTGCTATTGCTTCAGGCGCAGGTATTAGTGTGGTTGGTCAAGCAGAAATGGCCAACGTGGTCAGCGTGCCAAACTCAACAACTATTAACGTTAACCGTGGCTACCAAAATACATCACCACAAGACAGTATGTACGCTAATACTATTATTACCAAAGCCTACTGGGACGCAGGTGGAGTAAGTGGTACCAACGTTGAAATTGTACAGATGACAACAATTGGTACAGCACAGGCTAACATTGCGCAGTTTACACGTGGTGCGATGGGCACAACTCCAATAGCACAAGCAGGTGCAGGCAGTTTAGTTTTACGTTTATCAGGTATATTCACAGCTGGTAATACTAGTGTTCCATTGGTGGCTATGAACTTAAAAGGTCATAGTTTCAATAAATTCTCAGCTATTAGCACACAAAACCACTATACTCCTGTAACAGAAGGACAATATCAAGTCAGTGATGTGTATACTAACTATCTAGACTATGTACCTAAGAACCCACCAAATACAGCAATTGGTTATCAAGTTAACCGTTGGGACACTTATATTCGTTATGCAGGCTTCTACGGTACAGCTAGCTTGCCACAACTTTCATTTACCACAGATGGTGCTAACCCAAGTACAATTACAGCTACTAGTGCTTATGCACATGGTCTATCACCAGGTACACCAATCTTAGCTAACATAGCCGCTTCAGGCGGTACAGTATTTGGTTTTGGTCCAGCGGTGATTCAGACTATTCCAAGTGCAACCACGTTTACATTTGTGGCCAGAGGTACTGTTACGGGACCTGTTACAGGTGCTTGTTATGTACGTCCAAACTCATTCTTCACACACCGTGCGGCAGACGGTGGGGTTAACCTAGGTACTGGTACACCACACCATGGTGCGGCAGCAGCTAGACAGACTAAGAAATATTTCCGTTACCAATCTGGTAAAGGTATTATGTGGACATCAGGTACACTGTTAGGCAGTAACTTTGACATTACCAGCATCTCTGCTACAGGTACAGGCGTTGGTAACGTTATTAACATTACCACAGACACAGAACATCAACTACAAATTGGTGCTAATGTTTTAGTGCAACAAATCAACACTCTAGGCTATAATGGCTACTATCTAGTACAACAGGTTACTGGATTTAATAGCTTCCAATGTAACGTAACCACACCTTTAGGTAGTACTACTCCGGTAGTGGGTAACCAACCTAAAATAGCTACAGTTACCTGGGCAGGTGCGAGTGTACGTGCTGGTTTGTTTGATGATCAAAACGGCGTGTACTGGGAAAACAACGGAGTAACAATCAGTGTAGTCCTACGTGCAGCTACATTCTATATGACAGGCACAGTGTCAGTTGAGGTTGCTACTAACTTGTGTGCAGGTGACGGTACTTGCTTGTTTACACAACAGTTTGTTGCAGGTGATAAAATTATCCTACGCGGTATGACACACACTGTAACATCAGTTATTGACGACAACAACCTAACAATTAGTCCAGTATGGCGCGGCTTAACTAACCAAGTGCGTATTAAACCAAGTAAAGTTATTGAACAACGTTATCCACAAAAATATTGGAACCTTGATCGTCTAGACGGCACAGGTCCAAGTGGTTACTTGTTAGATGGCACTAAGATGCAGATGTTGATGATTCAGTACACATGGTACGGTGCTGGTTTCATTGACTTTGGTGTTCGTGGCCCACGTGGTGATTATATTTTCTGCCATAGAATTATGAACAACAACTTTAACTATCAAGCATATATGCGTTCAGGTAACTTACCGGCACGTTATCAAGCGATTAATGATACACCATATCAAATCTTGTTAGGTAACAGTGCTACCTATGGTGCTAACTATAGTGGCATTACATCAAGTGATACGACATTCTATATACAAGATGCTACACACTTCCCAACACCAACACCAACGCAACCAGTGTGGGTATTGATTGATAACGAAATATTAAAATGTACAGGTATTACCTACGGTAACATTGTTTACTCACCAACTACTTACAGTAACGTACAACCAGCTACAGTAACAGGTGTGACACGTGCAGCTAGCTTTAACCTGTTCCAAGACGGTAAAAACACTACATTCTCAGCAGGTAATGCTCAGCCACATAGTGCTAACGTTTCAGTACGTGTAATTAACAGTACATCAGCACCGAGCTTGAACCACTGGGGTAGTGCAGTTATCCTAGACGGCGGCTTTGACACTGACCGCGGTTACGCTTATACGTACTCAGTAGCTAACGTTGCGTTCCCAACAGGTAGTTCAGCAACATCTAGCACTATTACAGCGTTTGCAATGCGTCTAGCACCAAGCGTAAGTAATCAAATTCCAGGTGACTTAGGTACACGTGATCTAGTTAATCGTGCGCAGTTGATTCTACAAAACATGATTATTAACTTCTCTGGTAACAACGTCAGCCAAACAACTGGTGCACGTTACCTAGTTGAAGGTATTCTAAATCCAAATAATATCAGTACTACCAGCACAACTTGGAGTTACTTATACAACCAGGCATTTAACGCACAGAACAATCCATCAAGTGCTATTCAACCAAGCTACACACAGGTGGCTTCAGGTAATATCTTAGGCGCAGCTCAATACACTGGTTCATTGAGTTTCAATGGTTACAGTTACGCTAGTGGTGGTACAAGTTGGGCCACAGGTGGTGAACGTTTGTTTGCGATTCCAGTTAACTATACCAACTCAGGTCAGCTAGACTTGAGTCAAGTTAAACAGATTGGTAACAGTGGTATTCCAGGATTTAACATCTATCCAGACGGTCCAGAGTTACTAGCTATTAACGTTACTGCTCTAGTACCAACAGCAGCTGGTGTTAACGTTACAGGTGAAATTCAAGTTCAGTGGAACGAATCACAAGCATAATTGCAGTATTGTGTTAAAAGAAATAGGACCTCAGGGTCCTATTTTCTTGATAAATACTAGATAATTAAGAGAGCATTATGGCGTTAACCAGAATTAATCAGGCACAGGTTTTTAACGACGAGTGGAAACAACCAGTCAATGTGGCCACTACCGCTGACGTTGGTAACCTATATCTAGGTAACACACAACCTAATACTGTTGATGGAGTATCAACATTCAACGGTATGCGTATTCTAGTAAAAAATCAAACCACAGGATCACAAAATGGTATCTGGGACGTTGTAACTCCTGGTTCTGGATCAAATGGTTGGTGGATACGCACCACAGACGCCAGCAGTAATCTGTTTATCAAGAGTGGTATGACTGTGGTATCTACACAGGGCAATACCTATGCTGGTCAAGAATTTCGTTTAACCACAGCTGATCCTATAGTACTAAACAACACAAGTTTAACATTTCAACTGGTGTCAGGTATTCCTGGCGGTGGCAACACACAGGTACAGTTTAATGACACCGGATTCCTAAGTGGGACAACAGCATTTACCTACAATAAAGTGTCAAACGTAGTAACGGTCTCTGGTAATCTAACTGTTGGCAATGTTTATAATCAGGGTAGCGAAACTATTCTTGGTCAGCTGTCAGTTGGCAGTACCATCACTGTCACAGGCAATATATTACCCAGTGCCAACGTTACCTACAACCTAGGATCGCCAACACAGAAATTTAAGAGTGCTTACTTTAGTGGCAACACTGTGTACATTGGCAGTGAGTCGATGGGCGTTGACCCAAGCGGTACTTGGCAGTTTAGCAGTAATGGATCCACAGTAACTTTAGGTGCCAACGCTACATTCAACCCGCCAAGTATTAACGTAACTGGTAATGTATCATCAGCTATCGATAACACAGGATTATTAAATTCATCAGGTAACGTCTTAGCCAATACTGTTTCAGCTTATGCATTAAGTGGCTTAATTACCACAGCTGGTCAGACTAATATCACTTCAATTGGTAATCTAACATCATTGAGTGTAGGCGGCACTAGTACCTTTTACTCAGCCCCAATTATTACCCCAACTACTAATGCCACTACCTTAGGCACAGGTGCACTAATTGTACAAGGTGGTGCTAGCTTTGCTAAAGACGTATATATTGGCGGTAACTTATATGCGGCTAACGTAGTTAGTATAAATTATAGTTACTTAACAGTCAACGATCCGTTGATCTACCTTCAAGGTAACGTATATCCCTATAACTTTAGTATTGGATTCTATGGTCACTTTATTGGCGGGCCTGCCAACACATACGCACATACTGGATTTGTACGTTCGTGGACTAATAATGCTTGGTACTTGTTTAGTAATATCGCTGAACCTATTGCAGGCAATGTCAACGTCAGTGATGGTAATATAATATATGATCCTATTTACACAGGTTCACATACTGTGGTTGGATTTATTAATGCTAATGGTAATGTCTCAGCTAGTACAGTCAACGCTGGGCAAATTAATACCACAGGTAATGTACTAGCCACTAACGCAGTACTTAACGCATTGACAGTTAATGGTGTGATTAATGCCAGTGGTAACATCTTAGCTGGCTTTGGTGTGTTCAATGGATTAACTACCAATAACGGTTTAACTGTAAACGGCGGTTGGATTAATAATGCCGGCAATATTGTAGCCACAGGCGGTATCTTTAACTCTCTAACAGTTAATGGGTTGATCACACAAGGTATTACCACAGCCAATACCGCAACTGCAATATTTACACACGGTAATGATACTAACTTCCAATTAACAGCACAGAATGGTGTATTATCAAATGCAACCGGTTCAGAAGTAGCACGCTTTGGTATTAACTACAATACAGCAGGTTGGGATAGCTTTACACAATATGTACGTGGGGCGTCAAGTCAAAATGGTTACCTAAGTTTCTGGGCAGCTAACGCACCAATAGCTAATGTACAGTCTACTGGCTTAACTGTAACAGGTGTTATAAACGCATCAGGTAACATATTATCAACTGGTGCCGTACACAATACCCTAACAGTCAACGGTACAGCAAGCACCAACGTAGCTTCAGTGGCTTCTACAATACTTGCTGGTGCTGTTGGTGTTACTGGTAACATTATTGCCAATGCCAGTGTTATCTATGGTAACACTTCAGGTGGCTATGGTGTGCGTCAATTCTTTAATCCTATAACAAATAGTCTAGACACGGTGTTTGGCTAATGGTAACACTGGTTAGTCGTATATCTAGTACTGGTGTTTATTCAACTAATGCTAACTCTACTGTGGGCATTTTTGACGAAGTTTCTAATGCTGGAGTAAGTAAAAAAGTGTTTGCTAATGGTATGATAATGACCAGTGGCATCTTAGATGAAACTAGTATTGCGGGCTCAGCTACAGCAATGAGCGAATATCCTAACGGCAACATAGCAGTATCAGGATACTTTGATGAAGTAACAGGTGGGTTGGTAACTAATGGCTTACTGGCCTACATAGATGCCAGCAAACAAGAAAGCTATGTTAGATCAGGCACTAAAATATTTGATCTAGTCAACCCTGCTAATCCAGCAACTTTAAACGGTGCAGTTACCTGGGTAGCCAATGGTGCTAATAATAGTAGTAGCTACTGGTGGTGGCCAAGTCAAGCATCAACAAATTACATATCCAGTACAATTACACAAAACTATTTAGATTTTACTATTGTTTTCCAACCAGATTTCACACTTAATTCAAATTCTGCACTTGTGGGACTAATTGCTGCAAGCAACGATACTACCACCTATGATGAAAGTTTGAGATTAAGCGGTGCTAACGGCACAGGACCTTGGACCTTAATTAATCCCGACAATCAAAATGGATGGGCCAATGTTGCTACTACTTTTTATATCAATGGAGTGACTAGTACTACCAACGGAGCGGCTATAAATGCAGGTTGGAATGTCTTAGGTGGATATCGTACTAATCAGACCAGCACATTAGCTAATGGTACCTTTGGGCCGTTTAGTTATTTCTTAGGCACAGAAGGATACAGCACAGTACGTGACTTTCGCGGCAACATAGCCGCAGTGGCCTTATACAACCGCCAACTATCAGCTGGTGAACAGATTAACAATTACAATTATTTTGCAGGTCGTTTTGGCCTACCATACATTGGCAGATAAATACTAAACTATGGCTAAACTACAATCAGGTACAGTAGTCTACGGTAACTTAACTGTAAACACATTTGCAAATATTAACGGTAACCTTATCTTAGGTGCGCAGATATATGCCGCAGGTTCACCTGGCGTTAACGGACAGGTCCTACAAAATGTAGGCGGTACTGGAGTAGCATGGGCTAACCCTAGTTCAGGCTCTAGTATCTTTAACGGTACTAGTAACGTAACAGTATTATCATCAGGCAGTAACGTAGTTGTTTCAGTAGCAGGTGCTATTATTGCCAACATTGGCTCAAGTGGTATGACCATTATAGGTGGCTTATCAGCAGGTTCTATCACAGGTAACGGTGCAGCCTTAACTGGATTGCCTGCAGGTTATAGTAACGTTAATGCCGCAACATATTTGCCAATTTACTCAGGTACGGTGGGTGCTAGTTTTGTTAACTCAACAGGTAACGTTCTAGCGCAAGCTGGTGTATTTAACGCTCTTGGTATTAACGGTGCTATCACTGGTACTGGCTATATTAATACCACAGCTAATATTTCAACAGCACAACTTAATGCTGGTCAGATTAACACAACTGGCAATATTTTATCAACTGGTGCTGTGCATAACGCACTCACAGTTAACGGTGCAACTACTGTAACAGGTAATATTTCAGCTCCTACTATGAATGTTACACATACCACTATAGGTAGTACATACGGAAACCAATCAATTATTGGGGTATGGAGTGGAAGTGATGGCAGTAATAACGAATTTTTAGAATTAACTAATACACGTACTGCAGCAGGGTCAACCTGGACTACAGCAGGTTACCGACTACAACAAAAAATTGATGCTACATGGATGGGTTATGTACAGTTTAACGGTGCGTCAACTAACGGTGGCATTGCGTTTGGTACTGGTACTAATACTACTAACGCAGTATCAGTTACAGATAGTGTAAGGATTGACACCAACGGTGTAACCATTGTTGGTCTCAAAAATCAAACAGTAGCAATATCAAACGGTGGCACTAGCGGCGTAGGTAATATTGGTGCTGCAGGTGCTGTATTTAATACCATATTCGGTAAAGCAACCACAGCACAATACGCTGACTTGGCTGAGATCTATACCAGTGACTTTGACTATGAACCCGGTACAGTGGTCATCTTTGGCGGCACAGCAGAAGTCACAGTATCAACTCTAAGTCACGACACACGCATAGCTGGAGTGGTAAGTACAAACCCAGCATACTTGATGAACAGCACAGAAACTGGCGTAGAAGTAGCACTAATGGGGCGAGTACCTTGCTCTGTACTAGGTCCTGTGGCCAAAGGTGATCGTCTAGTTGCTAGCCAAACAGCAGGTGTTGCTCAACGACTTAACACCAATTTATACCAACCAGGTTGCATCATTGGCAAGGCCTTAGAAGCCATTGATTCTGCAACAATTTCAACCATAGAAGTAGTAGTAGGACGCTTATAAATCACTTGACTTTTTAACCAAAAGACTGTATAATACAGTTATAAATTAGTTAAAAAGGTCCAAGTTTGAATCAAGTTACTGTTAGAACCCGCTTGTATCAGCCTAGTTTTCACCGTGCAGACTCTTACTGCGAGCACGAAATAACTGGCGAATTACTCAACACTGTCAAGTGGTTAAAGCCTGACGAATTAGCTATAACGAACCCCCAACACCCAAACGGATTCAGTATCATACAAAAGAAAAATATTCTATGGATGCGAGATCTAGCTGGTAAAAAATCCACAGTAACAGTAGATCCAGACTATCAGCAGTGGACTGTCAAAGGGTCAAAAGGCAATGAATATCTTGTAATTCGTCAAAAAGGCCAGTATAATTGTACATGTCCAGGCTTTACATATCGCCATAATTGTCGTCACATCACGGAGGTCCAATGAATAATCCTTGGGATATAATCCAAGAACTAGAATCAGATAACAGTCGCTTGGCTAAAGAAGCAGTCATTGAGCACGAAGCACTAGCAGACAATGTAGAATTCTTTGCTGGCTGTCGTTTGGCATTAGATGCTATGATTACCTTTGGTGTTAAAAAGGTAGACGAAACTGACTCAGATGGATTTGGATTAACTTGGGCAGAGTTCGCTCAACTAGCTGATGCACTGGCCAATCGTGAACTAACAGGCAACAATGCACAGTCAGCTATAGAACAAGCACGCAAAAGTTCTACTAAGCTACAATGGAATCTTTGGTATCGTCGTATCTTAATCAAAGACCTACGCTGTGGAGTCAGTGAAAAAACTGTAAACACTGTGATCAAACGAGCTAAGAAACCTGCTTATGAGATTCCTGTATTCAGTTGTCAACTAGCGCATGACTCAGCTAATCATGATGGTAAACTTGCCGGTGCTAAATTAATTGAAGTTAAACTAGATGGTGTTCGTGTAATTACCATTGTTTACCCAAATGGACAAGTAGATCAATACAGTCGCAATGGTAAAGAGCTGGTAAACTTTCCACACATCAAACAACAGATTGCTTTGCACGCTGATTCATTTAAGGAACCTATGGTGCTTGATGGCGAAGTCATGTCAGCTAGTTTCCAAGATCTAATGAAAATGGTACATCGTAAGAGTGATGTTAAAAGCAATGATGCTGTGCTGAATTTGTTTGATGTTATTACTCTTAAAGAGTTCCAAGCAGGACAAGGCATTCATAGACAAATTGATCGTAGCATAAGTTTGGCCGCTTGGTATAGTCAAGTAGCTGATGATATGCCTAATGTTACTGTAGTAGGTCAAGAGCAGGTTAACCTAGATATACCAGCTGGGCAAGCTCGTTTCCTACAGATCAATCAAGAAGCTATTGATGGTGGGTACGAAGGTATTATGGTTAAGAATCCATTAGGGATTTATGAATGTAAACGCACTATCAATTGGTTAAAATTAAAACCATTTATTGAAGTAAGTTTGGAGGTAACAGATGTCGAAGAAGGTACAGGCCGTAACCAAGGCCGTTTGGGGGCTTTGGTATGTAGTGGCCAAGACAATGGCCGTAATATTACTGTTAACTGCGGTAGCGGGTTTACTGATAACGATCGCGGAGTATTTTGGGCCAACCGTGACAAGTTGGTTGGGCAAGTAGTTGAGGTACGTGCTGATGCTGTTACGCAAAATCAAGACGGTTCTTACTCCTTACGCTTTCCTAGGTTCTTGCGTTTTAGGGGGTTTGAAGTTGGCGAAAAACTATAAGTTAGCTCAAGAAGCTGACAAAGATAAAGTCTACGGTGCTCTTAAAGAGTTCACTCGCAACTCTCGTCTATGGCGTTCAAGTCCAGTTGGTCGTGAATATTGCCACTTGACAGAAGAAGGCAGAGAAGTTATCATAGACATGATGCAGGATATGTTGCGTACTATTGATATATTAGAACGTAAGGCATTTGATCAACGTGCTAAAGAAATTGTGTTTGAAACACTGAAAGGTAAAGGTGAATAATGGTTGCTGGTATGCGGCGTGATTTCGTAGAAGAACAGAGCGATACTAATCCTGTGGTATACTGTAAGGACTGCAAATATTACTATCGTACGTTTGGTATGTGGATGGCTCAAACGGAAGCACGATGTACTCGCGGTCGTCAACCTAAAGTCAATCTTGTCACAGGTAAAATAGGGCCGCTTGATTACTATAACTTAGAACGTTGTCAACGTGAGCGGACTAATGAGTATATTGTTAATTGCGGCGAAGAAGGCAAATTTTGGTCTCCTCGCAAGCCTTCGCCAGAAACCACAATGTTAATGTTAAAAAGAAAGGTACCAAATGATTCTAACTCGTAATGAACTTATTGAATCACTACAAGATGGTATTGTAACTGTAACTTTTACCAAAGTAAATGGTGAGGTTCGTACTATGCCTTGTACTCTGCGTGAAGATATTGTTCCACCTAGGCCTACACCTGCTGAAGGTGCAGAAACTAAAACTAAGAAAAAGAATGATGGTGTAATTAGTGCGTGGTGCATTGATAAAGGTGCATGGCGCAGTTTTCGCTATGATAGTATTGTTAGTCTACAGTTTGATGGCAGTGGACAGTAATTTAACCAAAATAGGTTGACATGTGCGTATTTTTCCGCTATTATATATGTTCATGCTGTATTTTAAATAGCAAACTTTTAACTCTATGGAGAAGTAACAAATGGCAAAAACTACTAAAGTAACAATGGCAACAGCACCAGCTAAGAAAGCACCTGCTAAGGCTCCAGCAAAAGCACCTGCTAAGGCTCCAGCAAAAGCACCTGCTAAGGCACCAGCTAAGGCTCCTAAAAAAGCTTCAGTTAACCTAGCTAAGGTAACTAACCAAAAAGCGTTCTTAGAAAAATACCTACGTGGTACAGGTCGTACCTTATCAGTAGCGCAAGCAAAAGCTAACTACGGTATTGCAAAATTGTCAGCACGTATTAGTGAAATGCGCGATGCTGGTTTAGTAATCTACACAGATGAAAACACCTCAGGTAAAGCAACTTACCGTATCGTTGCTCGTGACGTTGCAGGTTCACGTGCTAAAGTGTTTTCAGCAAACTAATATCTAGGTAGATTTACCAAAGATAAAAAAAGCCCCGTTTGGGGCTTTTTTGTTGGCTATAGATGTTAATTAACAATAGTGGCTAAATCAATAACGGTTTCATTAGTCCAATTAGTGGTATATGTTATACTGTGTGCTGATTTCCATGCATTGATATCTGCTATTAGCCCTGCGTCTGTTAAAGTATAAGTTGATACAAAAGAATTAGCTGCATCTGTATTGCTAAAAATCAAAATAGTTTTAGTAGTTGTGCCTGTTTTTTGGTTTAAAGAATTTGCTTCTAAGTAGGTTGCGATATTTTTAGCCCAATCACTAGCAGTGACTGATGGTGGAAATGGTCCAACGTTATTTGGATCTTCTACTGTAAAAGTATATACTACTGACATATGGTATTCCTTATTAAACTGTTATAGTTATTTATCTGATTGACAAACAAATCAAAAGATGTTATAATATACGCATATTAAACAATAAAGAAAGCGAACAATGAGTACTCGTTTATACGTAGGACTTGGGGCAGCAATTTTTGTAGGTAATATAATCTATGCTCAATATGAAGATAGTCGTATTAGTAGCATAGAAGATAGTGTTATCCAAATTGGCAGTGATGTAGCAGAAATCAAACAGGCAGTGTTAGAACAACAAACAACGTCAATCAAATACACTAAAAAAGATGTTGAATGCCTAGCACGCAATATCTACTACGAAGCAGGTGTAGAGCCGTTAATGGGCAAATATGCTGTGGCCAATGTAACTATTAACCGTGTTAAAAGCGGCTATTGGGGCTCGCATGTATGTGATGTAGTCTACGCCAAAGACCAGTTTAGTTGGACCAAAGAGAAAAAGCGTGCTTGGATACAACTAAAAGGCAGTAATTGGGCAACTAGCCGTGCAGTGGCAGAGTCTGCACTAACACAGGGCATTCGTGTTAAGCAATTGAAGCACGCATTATTCTATCACGCAGATTACGTTAGTCCTACTTGGCGTGATCGTACTAAACAAGTACTTAAAGTAGGGCAACATATTTTTTACTCACAAGCAAAGGGCAGTAATTTATCAATATGAAATATTTTAGTTATGGTATGAACACAAACTTGGCCAGTATGGCAGTACGCTGCCCAAGTGCTCAGAGTCTAGGAGCTGCTGTTCTACCGCATTATGAATTTGAATTCAAATCATTTGCTACAATCTCACCTAAAATGGGCGCAGAAACCCACGGAGTTCTTTGGGAAATCACCCCCGAGTGCGAAAAGAGTTTGGACCGCTTAGAAGGATATCCCGTATACTACGGTAAAATTATTGTATGGGTTGAACACAATGGTATGTTGACTCCGGCAATGACCTACCTAATGTATCCAGAAGAAGAACCTAACTATCCAAGTAATAGCTATGTGCGTATGTTAGAGGAAGGTTACACAGCACACGGCGTCAGCACAGATCAAATTAATCAAGCATTAGATCATTTAAATAACCACTTTGGTTTGACATCTGGTCTCAATGACACTACACTATACTCATACACCTAAGGAGAAGCAACATGGCAATTTGGACCGTTAGTACCTATCATAAAAAATCTTGTCAAGAAACTGAACATTGGGTTCAGGACGAAGGCGAAGGCAGCATCACTGTTAGGAATGGTTTCCGTTATGGCGAGTGGACTGTAGAAACAGATGACGACAACCCTCCAGAATTTGAATTTACAGAAGTACCTGGTGGTGATGGTCGTAAAGACAGTATCAATATGTTGGACTGCGAAGTCAATAATATTGAAAGCGTTGAGCTTGTTGAAATGTTTGATGGCGGTTGCTGGTATGATATTACCATTGAAGGGCTTGACGAGGAAGCTGAGGAAGAACTACAAGAGTTTATTGATGAAAACAGCATTTATGATCTAGAAGGCCGTGAAGACGACTCTTGGAGCCAAGATGATAGCGAATGGTGGATCTGGGGTCCAATTGAAATTAAAAACGAAGCTGGTGAACGTGTACGTATTATCTGTGCAGATGATGCTGGTAATACCGTTGACTTTGTGGAAGAATAATGTCCAATAATAGTTCTTACGTTGGCATAAAAGTAGAATGCCCAAATGGCATTATTGGTACAGTTACTCACGAAAACGACGAGTGGATTATTATCCAAGATGATGCTGGTACTGGTGAATATATGTTTACCAAACTTGGTTGCAAAGTATTAAAGGATACAGAATAATGTCAGTCCACGTACCTAGTCAAGGTAATTACGGTAATATTACTATAGGTGCTGGTGTTATGTCTACTGCTGGGTCAGCTGGGTCAGGCACACATACTATCAGTATAACCAATGGTGGTAGTGGGTATCCAAATAGTGTGCTAACCGCCACTGGTACAGGAGCCACTACTTGGGCCAATAACACCAGTACTAAAATGAATGTAAAAGGTCAGCTTAACCTAGATGGAGAAGGTGCTGACATTGTTATGAATGGTGTTAGCCTTAAAGGTATCTTAAATGGTATCACTGATCGTTTAAGTATCCTACAGCCCAAACCAGATATGTTGGAAAAATATGACAACCTACGTCAGGCCTACGAACACTATAAAACTTTAGAAGCATTATTATACGATGATCAAGAACCTAGCAACAAGTAGTGCCTATGTAACAGTAACAGGAAACTATCCTCCAAACATTTACAATAATGGTATGTTAAATGTTGGGCAGATAAGATACAATCCTACCAATCAAAACATGGAAGTCTATGATGGCAGCATGTGGCAAGTAATGAGTCAGGGCGTGACTGTTGGCTTAAGTTGGGACGCTGATAGTGCTATTCGTTGGGCCATTGAAAAACAGCGAGAAGAAGCTACTCTTAAAGAGCGCATGGAAAAACATCCTGGGCTTAAAGATGCTTATGAGAAATTTCAAGTGATGGATATTCTTACCAGGGAAGAAGATGGCAAACCCGCGTAATGGATCATACAATACTGTTGGCCCTGCTGGTTCAGGTGGCAGTGTTCATCCCACTAACTTTAAGCTAGTAGCAGAAAAACTAGTAGAGTGGGAATGGTACGAACGATTTATAGCACAAAATCCAGATCTTAAACTTCGTTGGGAACAACATAAAACATATGAGATATTAAACAATGAGCAAGAGTAAACTAACTATTCGCGTCACAAATCTTGACAAGATCAACAGCATTGCCAATTGGTGCAAGGCCAATTTAGACCATCACGAATGGGATATGACTCCTATACATATATTCAAACCAGACTATAAATTCCACTTTGAATGTGAGCAAACTCGCTTACAAGTAATACTTCAACACCTATAAACCACTTGACAATTTAACCAAAAGATGCTATAATTATACATATAATAACAATTTAGGCATAGATTATATGGAAATTTTAAAAGCATTTTTAACGGTTTACTGTATTATATCAGTTACGTTTACTACCTTTTTCCTAATTAATTTATTTAGAAATATTCGCAAAGAACTTGACATTGCCAAAGGTGTAGACACTGTTAAGAAAACTATGAAGTTAGTCTATGTAGAAGAAGTATGCGGTATGTTTCATATGTATGATATTGCCACCCATACATTTATCTGTCAAGCATACACTGAAGAAGAATTGTGGACTACGGCAAAAACTAAATTTCCAGACATGAAAGTAGTTAGTTTAGAAAAGGACAGCAAATGACCATGCACATGTTACCGCCTATGTATTCAACAACAGGCAAGAAAAAAGGTAAACAGAAATTCCGTACAGCAGAACAGGCTAACAAAGCTCGTCGTAACGCAGAATCGTGGCAACAATTATTGGAGAAATATGATGCTAAAGTGGTGGTGGACAAATCTAAGTCCAACAGAAAAAATACTAGTAAAAGTGTGGTTACTAGTGGGAGTGATTGGCGTAGCCGTGTTGACCCTAGCCGCCTTACTGATCATATACCAAGTCGTGACACAGGTGTCGCTGTAGCCGCTCGCCCAGCAGACAAAGTCTACACAGGTGATGCTATGATTGGTATTGGACAACTACATAAGTCAAACGGTATTCCTGTATTCCGTCAAGAAGATGCTGTCGATGTTAGTAAAATGAGAAGAGGATAATATGAACCAAGAATTAATTAATATGGCATTTACTCGTAATCAACTTAGTAAGACTATGACGTTAAATGAAGCATTTTTTCTTTTTCATAAGGAGAATCTTTTAAACGTAGGAGAATTAACTGAACGTGCTATTGTAAAACAAGGCAAATTAACACAGCATTCAAAAAACTTTAAAGGTAGTGATTTTAAAGAAGACAACAGCGATAGTAAATATGTTCAGGTTCGCTATTATTCTACAGCTTATGCTACTATTGCCGGAATTCAAAATAAAATAGGAACATTGCGGGTTTTGTGTTTTGAACCTAAACAAAATAAAAATTATTATTTCTTAATTCCTTACAAAGTGTATGCTCCTTACACTTCAGCCAATGATTCATTAAAAATCTATTTTGATATGGAAGGCAATCCTAGAAGTCCTAAACGGTCGAATCGTCGATACGATTTATGGGATTATGTATGTACTAAAAAAGAATGGTATAAAAAATTAGCAAAATGAAAAAAATAATTGGATATATTCTAAGTTGGACATTATATTGGCTAGGTGACTTTACTAGTAAACCTATGCACTACTTTGATTGGGGTTGGTTATATCCTGTGTATAATCATCTAATGATTTGGAGCACTGACGTACAAGATTGGTCAGGGTGTGATGGCCCGTGGGGAGAAGTCAATGGGTGATGAAAGTCAATGGTATTGGAATGATTGGAAAGACTACCAATACGCAGTTAAAAAAGACCTTAACGTCGAGTATGAACTTTGGGAAAATACACCTAAAAATAACACTGTTATCTTTAATGCTGGCACAGATGACGAAATGCTTAAAATTACTCCTGATGGTTTTTATGTTCGTGGAGTAAAGGTAGAACAAGGCCCAGAGGAAGCAGAAGCAGTATACAAAGCGTTTAAAGAGTTTATGACTTGGGCTATTATCAGCAGGCCCGAAGAAGAGCAATAAATAGTATATTAAAGGAAAGGATCAATTGGCAAAAGAAGACGTTATAAAACTATCAGGAACCGTAGAAGAAGTCTTAGGTAACAGTATGTTCCGTGTGAAATTAGAAAACAATCACATTGTTACCGCATATATTGGAGGTAAACTCCGTATGCACACAATTAAGATTATCATGGGTGACGTAGTTGACGTTGAAATGACGCCATATGATTTAACCAAAGCCCGTATTACTTACAGACGATAAGCGTCCAGCACCAATTTACCTTTAAGCCACATTGGCTGTGCTGTGCAAAAACAAGGAAAGTTCACAACTAGGGGTCCTTGGTAGCCTTGTTGACGACTGGACATAGATATTTATGGAAAATTATGTATAACTTTATTAAATGGACATTAAACGAAGGCAAGGAGCCTAAAACACTTACCCAAACTCCACTGCCTTATGATCGTGGTGCTCTAGGTAAAAGTCTAAGCAAGGCCACATTAGACTATCACTATGGTAGCCTATACAAAGGCTATGTTGATCGCTACAACAAGGGCGAAGGTGATGCAGACTTCAACGAAGCAGGCGCTTTCTTACATGACTTATACTTCACACAATTCCGTGCGCCAAAAAGCTCAAATCTACCCGTAGGTAAAAGTCTAGAGTTAATCAATGAACATTTTACAAGTTTTGATAAATTCAAAGAAGCTTTTGAAAAAGAAGCTATGAAGATACAGGGTTCAGGGTGGATCTATCTTTCATACCGTGGCGAGATTAAAACAATTAAAAATCACGAAGTTAGACGAGATATCGCACTGTTAGTTGACTGGTGGGAGCATGCATGGGCTCTTGACTATAAAGCAGATAAAAAAGGCTACTTAACTAATCAATGGAAAATCATTGATTGGGACATTATTAATCAAAGGATCTAAATGCGAACTCCTCTTGTACTAGTTGGTACACGATACAACATCTTACCTTTATTAGAAATAGCTGAAGCAACTAATTACGAAGTAATTGGAATTTTAGATCGTTTTTATGTAGGACAGAAATTTGAAGGTATAGATGTTATAGGATCTGATCTAGATCTACTAGACAAAGAAAATCAAACCATACAGGATCTTATTAGCACAGCTGAATTTTTTGTCTGTACCTATTTTCCAGGTTATACCAATACCGATAATCCCAACGAAAACACATTCTTATTAAGATTGCAACGCATTGATTTAGTTAAGCGTGCTGGATGTCAGTTGGCGAATCTAATACACCCCAAAGCAGATATCAGCAAATATGCCACTGTTGGTAAAAATACGCTAGCACTGTTAAACTCGTATGTTGAGCCTAGATCCACCGTTGAGGATTTTTGTACCCTTATGCAAGGAGTTGGTATTGGGCACAACAGTATTGTAGGGGAAAATTGTTCATTCTCTGGTGATGGTGGAGTCGCAGGCAGTGTGACCATGGGCAAAAATGTCTACGTAGGTGTTAACGTTCGTATATTAAATACCATGGAAAAGAATGTCACAGTAGGTGACAATGTTATTATTGGCCCAGGACTAATAATTATGAAAGACATACCTGCAGATACTATTGTGTATCCAAATGGTAAAATGGTTCCTAACTGTGATTTTGATCCAAAAAAATACGAAGGGAACGGAATATTCCCTTCGTACCAGCGACTAACTTCTTAAACTTACATCACTTCAATATCAGCAGTGGCAATAGGGAATAGATCAACTCTATGCTTGCGTTCTTGATTGTATTCGTCTTGTGCAAATGGTAGGTATTCACCTGCTAGTTTATCATAATCAAATTGTAAACGTAGACCTACTCTGTCAGGTAAACGTCCCTTTGCAGGTTCAATTAGTCTACGATGTAAGGTAATTGAATTATCAAATATCATAAGGTCACGATCACCTTTGTACCAATGATCATACATGTACTCTGGAACAAAAATACCTTTTTTAATAGTTTCAAATATCTTTGTGCTTTCTTCTCTAGACATGCCCTCAATATAGTCAAGCGTGGTGATGCCTAAGTGAATACCTTTTACCCCACCAGGGCTAGTAATAACCAACGGTACTTTCATATCTGGCTCAGGGCATTGGTTTTCTTTATAAAATGCTTCTTGATCTGGTACTACTTCTGGGTGAACTCCTTTTTCGTGATAGTTATGTACTACTACCATTTCATCTAGTTCACTGCGGAAACTTTCACTAAGTGATTCATAATAGTCAGTGGTTGTACAAAACCCTGTAGCAGATCCTACGAAGTTTTCCCATCCCATCAAAGACACTCCAGGAGCAAAACTAACATCTGAACAGGCATTGCTGTGCCAATTCAACTCACCATCTCCAAAGATGCCAATAGATTGTCCACGACGATTTTTCTTAGGTGTTACGCGAACTAGTTGCATGTGCTTGTCAATTAACCAACGGCGAGCATTTTGAACTGATTCCATTTCTTCTGCATTGAGCTCATTGTTGAATATTAATTCTTTCAATGGCTTTCCATATTTTAAATATAGATTCACTGGACGCGGAAATCTTGGCGTGCCCCATTTTAACATTAGTTCATTATAACGTGGATAGTCAAGAGTATTACCGCGAATAATAGTAACTAATCCCTGAAGATGTAAATTGCCAATTTCCATCCATTCTTCGTCAGAAATGGTATTTAAATCTACATCATCAATAAAATGGCCAAACCTTCCCAGGCCAGGAATTTTAGTAATTTTCATAAATTTTCCTCAAATAAATTTTAATTAGATTTTATTGCTAGTGAGAAATCACACACGGAAGGCGTTCTAATTTAACAAATTAGTAAAAGGATTATTATCCCAGGCGTCTTAGTTTTCCGACGTCGATGAATATCGGCGCTGCATAATTATTTATGTTGTTTATAAACGCCAGCTAAATTATACATAGGTTCTGTGCCTAAGTTAAGCATAGCATAGTCATGTACACCTTCGTTTAGGCAATATGCATGACCCATTTTAGGTTCAAAGTATCCGCGGTTCTCAACAGCAAAATACCTTTCAGCAACATAATTCAAAGGAATCCAAAATATATTAAATCCTGCATTGATAGAATCTGTAGGCATGTGATATCTATCTTCAATCCTGGTGTGATTGTCAAAGAATCCCAAAGGATTCATTTTAATAATGCGTAGCCCCAGGGGAGTAATACCTAATTTTTCAATTGTTTCTTTAAAAATTACAGTACTACTATCCCACTCAACAGTACAGGGATCTTGGTCAAAACTAAAACTACCATTATGTGAATAAATTAATTTATACTCCATATTACCAATGCTGTTTTCTTTAGGACGAGTAAATACTGATAACTCAATAGTCTGACAGAGTTGATATAACATACTGGTTGTATCAGCATCAATGTCTGCTATAGGGCGCATGAAATCATTTTCAACTAATGATTGATCTATTTCAGATAGCTTAGAAAAGAAATTATAAGTAGCAAGGCTAGGCATACTTGATATTTATTCTAATATATGCTATTATAATATAAATATCTTAAAGGACCTAATATGGACTCATTTGTAACTGTAAAACCTGGTGCTATTGCTAAAGTTAAAGAACTCATAGCAGAAGAAAACAATCCTAATCTCAAATTGCGTATGTTTGTTAGCGGTGGTGGATGCAGTGGATTCCAATATGGTTTTACTTTTGAAGAAGAAACCAATGACGATGATTGGAGTTTTGACTTTGATGGTGTTACACTAGTAATAGACAGCATGAGCAGTCAATATCTGCAAGGCGCTGAAGTAGACTATACAGAAAGTCTACACGGTAGTCAATTTAGTATTAAAAATCCAAATGCGCAAACTACCTGTGGATGTGGTAGTAGTTTTTCAATTTAAAGGGTTTCAATGAGAATAGCACTTTGTTTTAGCGGGCAGAACCGCACAGGACATGTCACAGCAGAAAATATCAAACGTTATGTAGGCGACCTACTACCCGACTGTGATGTATTTGCACACTTTTGGGACAGCGAAACCCGCGGTACCAACTTTGCTAACCGTGAAGGTGCGGCCAGTACAGGTAATGATTGGCATGATGCACAACTGTCCAGCAAAGACAAATTTGTCAAATTCTACAGTGAATGGATGCCACGTACTATCATGGTAGAAGAGTATGACCTACAGCCTAGCAAAAAACTTTGGGGTGGTCGTCGTTGGGATCCTGTAGCAGGCAAATATCAAGTCAGCATGTGGCGCAGTGTTTACGAAGCCAACAAGCTAAAAATGGACTACGCTCAAAAGAATCAGATTGTGTACGACTACGCAGTGCGATTACGTAGCGACATTGTATTTGATTCAAGCAAAAGTCTAGCAGAAGACCTAAAAGAAATTCCTAATAATCAAACCATGTTACACGGAGATCATTATCATGTTTGGGATTATGATGGACATACCAGAGTAGAAGATATCTTTTGGTTAGGATCTAGTTCTTTAATGGATCAAGTATCAACTTATTGTTTTGCTCATTCTAACACTGTAGCTAATATAGACGACCCTACACAACCTGGATATGAAGATTGGCAATGGCATAGCTGTGCGTGGATTACCAAAACCCTAGGCTATAAAATCAACGCATTAACCAACAACATGATGCGTATCTACACAGAACAGGATATAACTTCTGGCACTGATCCTTTAAACCCAGGATGGGGTCGTGCACCACTCTACGGTGCTTACAACGATAAAAACATAGAGAAAATCCGCCGTTGGTAAGATAAATACTAGATAATTAAGAGGTCTAGTATGTCAATAACATTAGCAAACGTAAACTTAGGTACAGGTCCTGGTGCAGGCAATGGTGATCCATTACGTACCGCATTCAGCACCATCAACAATAATTTTGCTGTCATACAGGCCAATATCAACAGTCCAGGAGTAACACCAGTAACACTAGTTAGCCCAGGACCAACACACAGCAACAGTTCAGGATCTTCAGGACAAGTAGCCGTAACTGGCGGTAATTTATACCTTTGCATTGCTCCTAACACCTGGGTCAAAACTTCAGTTATCACGTCATTCTAGTTTCTTAACCCTAGATAAATACTACAATATAGGATTCTTCTAGGTTACAATTATGACTATTACCACAGTATCATTTAATACAGTAAACGTAGGTGCCGCGCCAAACGATGGCACAGGTGATGATCTACGTGATGCCTTTATCAAGGTAAACACTAACTTTTCAGACATTTCAACCATCGGGTTTAATGCGGCCAACATTTATGCTCCTTCAGGTACTGTGCAAGCTAGATACTTTATAGGCGATGGTAGCCAATTAACTAACTTACTAGCTAGTCCTAGCGCATACAGTAACGTCAACGTAGCCGCATACCTAACCACTGGACTGGTTACTACTGTTAATACATCAGGTAACATCCTAAGTGCTGGTGCAACCCATAATTTATTAACTGTTAATGGGCCATTGATCACCGCAGGTGCTAGAATTGTTGCAGGATACCAATACAGCAACGTATTAGCTAACGTTGGTATTACTATTGGTAACAGTGTAGAACGTTTGGTTTTAGATCCAACACAGGTTATCAGCGATTATGTTACGGTAATTTTACCAAGTGCTAACGTTGATGCTACTTTGGTCACAGTCAGCACAACACAGACAATCCAATTCCTAAATGTTGTAGCTAACCCAGGAACAACATTACTTAACAGTGGTAATATCACATTAGCAGCAGGAACCAAAGCAGAATACTTCTATCATGCGGTAGAAAGTAAATGGTATAAAGTAGGATAACACATGGCATATCCAGTCTGGATAACACCTGCAGGTAATTTAGGCATAGTACCTGAAGAAGAGTTCTATCAACTGCCTCTTGACGCATTTGATGCCGCAGGTGGGCAACTAAAATTTTTCCAAGTGTCAGGTACTCTTCCGCCAGGTATGCAGGTAGTATCTGATACGGCCAATTCTAAAGGATACGTACAGGGTATTCCAGTAAGCACAGCAGGCCCTGATCAAAATCAAGAATACTCATTTACTGTGCGTGTACAGAATCTCAGTGATGGTGGCCTAGCTGATCGAAGTTTTACTTTAACAATCACCAACGTTGCTCCTCCTATTATTGTTCCACGTAATGTTGATCTTGGCACATACTTTGATGGTAGTTACGTCAACATACAATTAGAAGCACCAGAATATATTGTAGGTGCAATAGAAACTTGGACTGTTAAAACTGGTACACTACCTCCAGGGTTAACTTTAACAACATCAGGCCTATTGTCAGGATATCTGCAACCAATTCCAGCAAATGGCTACGCAGGTGAGCCAGGTTGGGACGACACACCCTGGGATGATCTAGGCTGGCAATTTCCTCTAGGGTCAATTAGTAAAAACTTTGACTTTAGTATAGAAGTATTTGATGGTGCTAACTATGATCTAAGCACTTATAAGATGTTAGTAGAGCCACGTGCTTATCTGACAGATGACAGCACATTGCTGACAGTTGATGCTACAACAGTCAATGGTAAACCACTAACCGTGGATACTGGTGCTAGACATTTTCCAATTATCACAACTACACAAGCTGACTTTGTTCCAGAACGTCAGGGTGGTTGGTTTAGCCAACAGATACAGGCCATTGACCTTGACAGTGATGTTTTGCAGTATGTTATCCCAACACTAGACGCTGGGTCGTTTGATGAACAGAATATAGTCAGTGAACCATCATATATCGATGCAGTGGTTACTAATAACAGTATCACTGTGGGTACTAGCTCATTGGTTACTCCTACTATTGCACCATTGACCAACGGCACACAAATACAGGTCTTACAAAACTACACAGACCCAGACTCAGAGCAAACTAGTCTAGTTTGGTACAATGCCACTGTTAATAATTATACCACAGTCCAATTGACTGGTAATACTATTGTTCGCGGTAATGTTGGTGACTACATCACACAGGCCAGCAGTGGCGCTAATGCCACTATCAGTAATGTTAGTACAACTACAGGTTTTATGACCTTGGGCGGAGCCAGCTTAACAGGAACTATTGCTCTAGCAGGCGGGGTACTAACAGCGACCAAAGGCAGTTATATCACACAAACTATCAGTGGTAATACTGCTAATGCTGTAGTAACTGGTAACGTAACCAATACCCTTGTTGTACCTGTGCAGTTTTTAACTGGCGGGTTTGTAACTACAACCAATAGCTATCTACAATTAAACGGCAGCAATCTTACAGTTTGGCCATTAACAGTGACTATTTCACCAACTAGCGTAACATTCAATGCTAATATTGGTGACTATATCACACAACCTAGCACTGGTGCCAATGCTACTGTAATTGATCCGCATGGCACAATTGACACTGACGGATGGAGTTCAAATGTTGTAAACCCATTTGTTCTAGCTGTACAATATACGTCAGGCACGTTTAACGTTGGTGCAGGTAACATACAGATCAATGGTAGTAATGTCAGCATATATCCAACCAGCGTGAGCTGTGTAACATCAGTAGCGGCACAGTACAACTCAGCAAATGCGTTTAGATTAATCAGTGGCAGTTATGCTTATATTAAAGGTGCCAATACCCGTAGTATCCCAACTAGTATCACTAGCGTAGGGGTAACTGTTGATGGTAGTCCAAATACACAAGGTGCAGGCTTTGACGCAGGATATTTTGATCAAGGTAGTTTACAACTACCATCAACCTTATCTTGCGATGTTAATTCAGGGTGGATCACTGGATCTTTACCTGTGCAGATAGCCAATGAAACAACTTATAATTTCTCAATTGAAGTTTACAAACGAGATTATCCAGGATACATTACCAAACAACTATATACACTGACTATCTTAGGCGATTTGTACAACAACATTGAATGGCTAACCCCTAGTTATTTGGGCACTATTGAAAATGGTGCAGTCAGTGATCTTAGCATCACAGCACTCAGCAGTGAAGGTAAGTCAGTTTACTATACCTATACACCAGGAGCATATCTCAGCTTACCACAGGGACTAGAACTACAACCAGACGGATTAATTTCAGGTCGTGTGAGTTTTGAGCTGTTTAGTTTAGACAATGGATACACTACATTTGATGTTAATAATGTTGCTGTAGCGAATCCCACTACATTTGACCACACATTTAACTTTAGTGTTGATGCTATTGCCTTTGATCAAACTGCACGTGCTACGCAGACATTTAGTATTGTAGTCAGAGAAAGAAATACTAAACCATATGAGAATCTGTATCTCAAAGCATACTTAACTCCATACCAACGCAGAGAATTCCAAACTATCATGTTAGATTCTAGCGTGTTTCCGCCTGATGCAATCTACAGACACACTGACCCTTGGTTTGGTCGTAGTAAAGACATTAAAACTCTATTCCTAGCTGGGCTTAACCCTAGCACTGCTGCAGAATATGCTAACGCAGTTAAAACCAATCACTTTGGTAAACGCCTGCTGTTTGGTAATGTAAAAAGCGCCGTGGCTAGAACTGACAACGTCTATGACGTAACAGACAATAACACAGGCGCAGTAGTTGGTACTTGGAATCAAACTACTTTGGTTTTTGTGCCTACTGATTATAGTTTAGGCTACACTGTATCTAATCAAATTCCAAACGGCACTACCATTGGTCAACAGCATATCAAGTATGATGTTGTTTATGTTGAAATCCAAGACGAAAATACTCCTCCTGTAGGACAAAATCGCGACAGTATCAACCTAACAGGTGTTATTGCTAATCCTTACTATGACACAGCCGGTAACGCATTTATCATTGCTACACCCAATTCATTTACTAACCTAGATGATGCTGTGGTCAATAACATTGGCTATGCTAACAAGGGTGCTTTGCCAGACTGGATGACCAGTGTGCAACCAAACGGCAAACAACTAGGATTTGTTCGCGCAGTGGTCTTGGCTTATGTAGAACCAGGCATGGGCGACACTGTAGCTTGGCGTTTCCAACAACAGGGATATGACCTAAATGATCTCAACTTTGTTGTTGATCGCTACTTACTTGACAACAATTACACTGCTAACTACGATATTACAGCCAATGCATTTATACCTAGCCGTGAAACTACATTTGATCGCTACCCAGCACTGAATACTATATTCACTGACGTTGGCACAGTTGACTATGCAGTTAACACATCGTTTGAAATTATCAATGAACGCAGTGTGTTAGAAATCAACAGTAGTGGTGGCCTTGACGGTATTACTTCATACTCTAGCGGACAAACCTTAGTGTTCTACCGTCAAGAATTTGGCACAACTGGTACTAACTCATACAATCAAGGCTGGAGTGATAGCCTAGCACCGTGGGATGGCCCAACGCCAGCCAGTGAGTGGGACTATCAAGGTTCAGAAGGTTGGGATGCTTCAACTTATGTACCAGGATACAAAGAATGGATTGACAATAGAGTTACCTCTGGAGTTACACACTATCCTACCTTAAACCAACGCATTGGCATTTGGACTGTGAACATTGACAGCAATGACTATGTGACTCTAACACCTACACTATTCCCTAGCTCAACTAGTAGCAGTATCACAGGCAATGTGTTGACTGTTGGTGGTACAGTTACAGCAACATTCTATGTAGGTATGGAAATATACGGTAATGCTATTGCAGGTGGCACTAGCGTGATCACAACTAATACATATATCACTAGTCAATTGACATCTGCTGAACCTGGTGGTTCCCTAGGAAAACGTGGTACTTATCGTGTTAGCCAATACTACACTGTACCAACAGGCAGTATACAGATCTATCAAGATATGATCTATAACAATGCACTGTATGTACGCCAAGGGTACACACATGGTGGTACACACATTTATTATGACCCTGTGATTAAAACTGGTGCAACTTTACCAAATTACAGTGTTATTCCGCAACAGATTAAAACAGTCAATACAGAATTTGACGGAAATGGTACTAAATTCTATGACTACAGAGACAAATACAGCATACCAGAATCTGGTGATAGTTACGTAATATTCCCGCATCAGAATGTTTTTAACTAGGTACAAAATGCTATAAATACACTTGTAGTCTGATAAATAAACACATAACGAGAGATTTTAAATGAGTAATATTAATCCACAAAATATTGACGGAACATACCCAATAGCTGGGCAGGACAACAACAGCCAAGGTTTCCGCGATAATTTTACTAATACTGTCAATAACTTTACTTTTGCGGCTGCAGAATTAACAGATTTACAGACTTATGCTGTGTTAAAAGGACCATTAGGTTCAGTAGGTCAAAGCGGTACACCTACTAACACAATGAACTATACCTATATTACACAACCACAACTATTACAAGCTGTTGAAACCAAATATGATTTTGGTACTATTTCAACAGGTGCAAGTTTTACAGTTGATTGGACTCAAGGACATTTCCAAACAGTAGCAGTCAGTGGTACAGCTACAATGGCATTTGCGGCTACTTGGCCAACAACTAATTTATACACACGACTAAGATTACAAGTTACTACAGCTAACACTACAGTATTGACCTTACCAAGCTCAATTACCAACGTTAGCACATTACAAGGTTATACAAGTGGCACATCAGTTTCGTTGCCAGCTAGCACATACGTATTTGAATTTAGCACATACAACGCTGGCAGCACAGTGTTAATTAACGATGTACTACGTAACTATAACGTAGAAATTGCAGGTAACGTAGGCAACTTTACTACTGCTAATATTACTGGTAATCTAAGTGTCAATGGTAGTATTATTACCTGGGCAGGCAGTGGTGCTAATATCACACTTGATCCAGATGGCACAGCAGATGTTGTATTAACCAATAACACAGCATTATGGCTATTAGACACAACACCAACAACGGGCCCAAATACAGGTACATTGATCAACTACGGTGGTGCAAGTATTGGTGGTAACTTATACACAGGTGGTGCTAGAATTATTGGTGGATATCAATATAGCTCACCAACTAGCGGATTTAGTGTTACTATTAACAACAACGTTGAACGTTTGATTATTGATCCAAGTACAAACAACGTACTAGCAACTGGTACTATTACACTACCAAGTGCTAACGTTGATGCTACATTGGTTACTGTCAGCTCAACATATGGTATTACGGCATTGACTGTAAATCCAAATCCTGGCACAGTAGTTAAACCAAGTGGTACTATTACCTTAGCTAATAGCACTACTATTTCGTTCTTCTACCATTCAAGTGAATCAACTTGGTATAGATTAAGTTAATATCTACCAAAATCATTGACTCCTTATGCTGCATTAATATATAATGTAGTATAAGGAGTTTTCTTTTATGCATCCATTAAGTCCAGATTTATCAAAATTATCAGATGAAGAGTTACACAGTAAACGAGCTGAGCTGCAGAATCGTCTAGGCTATGCTTACCGTATTGGTAGCGCAGACATGGTAAATCAATTAAATTTATTAATTCAAGACTATGCCCTAGAAGTAGAAGCACGTAATAAAAAAATGATGCAGGACGCTCAAAAATCAGGCAGACTAGGACCAGATGGTCCTAAGGATATTACCTACTAATGAAGTACGATCAATACGGCAGAAGGTATACGGATAGTAACGAATTGTGTAACTTACTGTATAGTAATCCCAACTTGGATTTGAGTCTCTTTCAGGTCGAAGATCCGCAAGAGTACAATAAAAGTCGTGATGAATTACACGCAGAAGTTCCTTGGCTACGTGGATATGTTGAGCTTGGCGAAACAGTTAGTTTCTTTGACAATCGTTGGCAAAGCCACTGGCGCATGCCAGATGAATACAAAGAACTAGACATTGCTGCTTATGTTCTAGGCCTATGTACACAAGACTATGAACTACAGCGAGTGGGCGAAGAATTACTGTTATTCCAAGAACGTGATGCTTTTAATTTGTTACGTTATATGAAATATCTAGTAGACACCTTACGTAAGAATAATGTAGTCTGGGGAGTAGGACGTGGGTCAAGTGTAGCAAGTTACGTATTGTTCTTATTAGGTGTACATAAAATCAACAGTATCTATTATAATTTAGACATAGAAGAATTCCTCAAATAAATACGCATATATTAGGAGAAACAAAAGATGGCAACAAATCACAGAACAGCCAGAGGTGTGCCAATTGACATGGATAGAATTCGTTTGTCAAACGAAACTACCATTGCTGTAGGCAATATGAATGTTAATGCCCGCGGTGATCAATTAGGACCAGGTGGCAAAATTATCAAAACTCGCGCACAGATCATGGCTGACGCAAATAAATTACACAACAGCCCTTTGGCAGATGAAACTCCAATAAGTGAATCTGCTGATGCTGATCCAACTACACCACAACCAGCAGTACTACAACCCACAGTAGATCACGACACCCCAGTTGTAGAGTCAAATGATCCTCCTGCGTATGTTAAACCTCGTGGCAGTTTTGCTGACAGCGTGGCTAATCAAGCAGATGTTACTCAAGAACTATTAGATCCAAGTGTTATTGGATTGGGTGATAAAAAATCTAACGGACCACAAAGGCTATAACATGAGTGTATATGACGCAAAGAAAATTACCAAGTTTACTGCAATAAAAAATTATGTTGTTGTAACTGACATGAATTTCAAAGAAAAAATATCGCACGGTGGAATCATTATTCCACACAGTGACGGTAAACTAGAAGGTGTTCACCCACGCTGGGGTAAGGTCTATGCTATTGGCCCTAACCAAAAAGATGTCAAGGTTGGCCAATATGTTCTAGTCAAACACGGTCGTTGGACCAGAGGTATATTAATTGAAGATACAGAAGGTGAGAAAACCATCCGCCGTATTGACGATGCAGACATTCTAATGGTCAGCGATGAACCTATGCAAGACGAAACAATTGGTCGCGGCTTGTAATTGGAAGACACACCCTTTATCCCCCACGAAGTAGTAAGCGCAATCAGGAAGCTGGCTCGTATGGCCAGCGATCCTCATTCTGACGGATTTACTCAATGCACTTACAAACATGATCTTTATGTGTTAAAATGTTTTATAGAAGATGAATATAAACGCTGTCCAGACTTCCCACAGCAAGAAGCAGAGTGGGAGCGAGATCGTTTAATGGAGATACTCAAAAGAAAATGATGATATTGACCTTGATTGTTTTGTTAGCATTTGTTATACTAGTACTATTAAACATTGGCAAGGACCGCAGTTGCTCAGGCAGTTGCTGTCAAGGCCGTAAACCATGTGATTGCAAGGATAACAAATGAAAGATTTATGGGTAGAAAAGTATAGACCAAAAACACTAGATGGCTATGTGTTTGTGGATAATCATCAACGTGACCAAGTTGCTAGCTGGATCAAAGCTGGGACCATTCCGCACTTGATGTTTCACGGTGGTCCAGGAACAGGCAAGACCACACTGGCACGTATGCTGATTAATGAACTTGGTGTAGATGACTATGACGTACTTACTGCTAACGGAAGTAAAGAAGCACGTAAAGTAGAATGGATTGACAAACTTATTAATTTTTGTCAGACTATGCCATATGGTGCTTTTAAGGTAGTATTAATTGACGAAGCTGACTATATGAATCCTGTGTCAGTACAACCAGCACTGCGTAATCTAATGGAAGAATACAGTCAAAGTGTACGCTTTATCTTAACCTGTAACTATCCTAACAAGATTCTTCCTCCAATACACAGTCGTTGTCAAACCTTACAGATTGCCAAGGCAGATCATACAGAGTTCACAGCCAGAGTTGCTACAGTATTGGTCACAGAAGGCGTTGAATTTGATTTAGATAACCTAGACAGCTATGTCAAAGCTACCTATCCAGACCTACGTAAATGTTTGAATCTAGTGCAACAAAATAGCCAAGTTGGAGTACTACGTAAACCTAGCGATGGTGATGGTGCAGTAGGTGATTGGCGATTAGATGCTGTAGATTTATTCAAAGCAGGTAAAATCAAAGAAGCTCGTACACTGATCTGTAGTCAAGCAGCCGCAGAAGACATGGACGGTATGTATCGTTGGATGTATGACAATCTTGACATTTGGGGTAAAACCCCAGAGCAACAAGATGAAGCTATTGTTATTATTCGCAAAGGTCTAGTAAATGTACCTTTGGTTGCTGATCAAGAAATCAATTTAAGTGCAACACTTGTGGAGTTAACACAAATTGCTTAATTACTCTGGAAGACTGTTTACCTTTGGGTGCAGTTTTACAAATTATGATTGGCCCACATGGGCAGATATCTTAGGGCGCAAATTTTCATATTACGAAAATTGGGGGCATGCTGGAGGTGGAAACCAATATATTTTTAATTCAGTAATAGAAGCTAATTTAAGAAATAAATTTACTGCCGACGATACCATCATCATTATGTGGACATCTGTTACTAGGAATGACAGTTATTCAAAAGGTAATTGGATTTTCGACCCTGATCATATGGGAGATACTGCTGATTATCGTGGATTACTTATAAGAGATCTAGCATCAATTACTGCTATTAGTAATCTTCTTGAATCATTGGGCGTGTGTTATGAGTTCTTATCAATGCTTCCATTGACATTAAGTCCGAATTTTGATCTATCCACTAGTAATTTCGAATTAACTGAATTTAATGACGAAGTTACTGATGTTATTGCATTATACTCCGAGACCGTAGATAAAATAAAACCAAGCTATTATGAGTTGGTAGCAAAGTTTGACTGGTTTAGTGGGCAAGGATTAACTCTAGATTACTTACCAACAGACCTTGAATTAACTAGATTAGTCAAGGATACTGTAGATCTTCCTGGAGAATATTATAAATTTGTAGGAACTAATTTTCCTTCGTTTGAAGAATACTATTTTAATAATTATGATCATTACCCAGATTTCGTTAAAAAAGAAATTAAAAAGTTTGACAAAATTAAAAAATCAATTTATGATCAAAACAAAAAAGAATTATTAAAATTAATCGATTATCGGACTGGATTAGTTCTAAAAAAACTTAAAAAATATCCCCGAGATCCACATCCTACCCCCAGTGAACATTTACGATATTTAGAAATGGTATTCCCTAAATTACATGTCGACTCTGAAACCAGATATTGGGTTAGTGAATATAACACAAAAGTATTAAGTTATGAAATAGTTAGTATTTGGCAACAGTGGCAATCTCAAATACCAAAAATTAGATTATAGGAATTTTACCATGGCAAATTTAAACATTTATCTAGTAGCTCAATATGTAGCTAGACCTAAAGACTCCACTAAAACAGCTCAACCTGGTTATATGACAAATCCTGAGAATATTGAGTGGGATGAGCGTATGTATATCACGCAAGGTATACGTAAAAAAGATGAACAAATGAACGTGATTTTAGACCTAACCGAAGAGAAAATCATTAAAAATAGCTTCGAAAGTGGCAAGAAATTTAATGAGATGTTTGAATACTTCTACGAGGCTTATGGCAATTATATCGACGAGTGCATAACTACTATCAATGAAACGAACAACCTTAAATAATTGCGGAGCCCGTGGTTGGTTTATAGGCAACTTCGATGGTGCTGTGCATCGGACCACTGATTTCGAAATATGTTACCAAAAGAATCCACGTGGGCAAACTGCTAGCCATATTCATAAACTGGCTTACGAAATAACTCTGGTTATTAGTGGTCGACAAATTTGCAATGGGCAAATGTTCACTGCCGGAGAAATTTGCGTGTTAGAGCCCGGTGATATTAGTCAAATCGAATACCTTGAAGAAACTGAAGTAGTTACTATTAAAACTCCTAGCATACCTACTGACAAGCATTATCTATAACTATTTCTATGACTTTGTTTTTAACTAGAATATTCTTATAGAAAGCAGATCGTTTAGCCGAACTTCGATTTTTTAAACTATCCATTCCTTGAAATTTTATATACAACGGGCGAGTTATAGTTAATTCTTTTTGTTTTGCGTTTATAGTTATTCTATTGTCTGTAAATGATAAGTTTGATCGATAATCGACTGATTCAGTTGACCCCGGTAGTGCTAAACATCCAATCGTAATAGCCTGTTCCATATGTTCATGCATATGACCTACCATTGATAATAGATCTGAAACTAAACTGCCTTGATTAAATTTACTAATTACTCGTTCTATCAAAACCTCATCGGCAGTAATGTGTGACTTGCCCACTGAATTATACATAGCACCATGCATAATCCAATCAGTAACTGATTTTCTAGATATATCAACATTTAACCAAGATCTATCTGTTAAGAATCGATTAACTATGGGTTGATAAAATTCATAAGCAGTATATCCGTTAAGTTTTGCTAATTGCCTAGCCATTTTAAGCACATAAAATTCTTCTAAGAATTTTAAGAAATTATGCATAACTATTTGATTTATTAAATCATCAACAGTAAAAGAACTACAACTTTTAATATATCTAATTTGACTTGTATATTTTGGAGTAATACCAGCTTCACCACCAAACTCTAAAAAACTTCTTTTACTATAAAACCATTCAATTGAATTGTCGTTGACAAATGCAGGTTCACTCATTGGCGCCTGTGGGCTGACTTCTAACATATGACATTGTGTATGTCCTTCAACATCGTAGTATCTACAATGACTGGTTAATTCTATAGAAGAATTGCTACCTGGAAGACCTAGAATAATTTGGAACTTTATTGGCCAAGGTTCGTTTTCATAATCATAATAGCCAGCAAGTTTTTCTGGACTTAATTGTACTCGTTTGATTGCTTGTAAAACTCCTTCGTCAGCATTCTGCATAGGAATATATTTTTGATTATTGTCTGCTATGTCGTGATCAAACTCACTGGCCTGATATTTGTTAAAAATATCTAAGATTTTTTTGACTCTGTCAGGGTTATTTTTTGCAAAACTACCGTAAATTAAGTAAGATTTCTTGTTGTACTTGTTTAATAGTTGATCCAATGTACAGGTAATTTGATAGTCTTCTTCAAAAATACCAAAATTTGCATCACTTAAAAATAATCCTGGCCAATACTTGACTATGAGTTCAATTTCTTGTTCTAGATGCTGATGATTTCTACGTCTGACTTTTTGTTGTATACCACCACCCCAGTCACAGAAAACACAACCATATGGACATCCACGTGCAGTTTGCCAATAAAACATGGTATGTGTAAATGTTGGCGATTGTTTTTCTTTGTCTACATCAGTTAATATTTCATTGATGTTTTCCAATAAACAACTGTAAGAAACATAAGTGAATCCCAACATATTCTTAGAACCTTTTCCGTTTGAATATGCAATTCTACTGGCTAAATTTGTTGGTTTAATAAAAGAATCATTTTTTCTTAGCCATAGTCCATCTATGTTATCAATTGGCAAATGGTCATGATATCTGTCAATTAACTCTGTGATTGGGACTTCACCTTCACCTTCAATTATTCCCAAGACGTTTGAAAGAGATAACATTTCTGAATGGTCATTTAAATCAATATCAGGTCCACCACAGAATACAGGAACGTTAGGCCAAACACTATGGCATAGATTAATGAGATCTAACATAAATGCCTTGTTCCACACATATAGGCTTAAGAAGATAATATCAGGCGGAGTATCACATAAATTAATAATATCTTGTGGCGATTCGTGATAAAGAGGACAGATTTTCATCCAATTTATGTCGTCAGGGTATTGACCGTAATGTTTGTAGTGAGTTTTAAAAAGGTAATATATTTCACTAAACCCTTGATGATCTGTACACAAAGGGCGGCCATAAATTAATACATTCATATTTTTATTTAACGATAATACCGCTCCTATAAATAATTTATATGACTCCTAACAGACCCTCATGGTTTTTTAAACCAATTAACATCCCAGAACTAGATGCTATTCAACAAGAATTTATAAAGTTGTTTGATCAACATTATTCACATATATTTGATGAACACAAAGCAAATTTTGTACACATAGATGTGGAACTAATCAAACAAAACTGCCCTACATTTATTAGTTTACTTACACGTTTAAATCTATTAGATCGTTGGTATAGTATTATCTGGGCTGGAACAAATAAAGCAGGTGCAGAAGCCTGTATACATGTTGACGAAATTAAATGGTGGGAAAGATGTATGGCCTTGAACATTCCTATACAAAACTACCATGATAGCTATACTGTATGGTACGATGCTGATATTGAAGCTGGAATCCCTGGGTATAGTACCAGTGCTAGATATCCTGGATCATTAGGATGGCCTGAAGAAATAACTAGGGGAGAAGCGGCACGATTGCCAGTATCACAACCAGCATTTGTTAATAATGGTTTACCTCATCGCCCAATAACTAACCACAATGAACCTAGGCTGATAATTTCAGCCCGGTTCAGTCCTGAATTATTTGATTACGATTTTGATCGTTTAGATTTCGCCATAGATCGATAGAATCTCCTTTACAGCTGGGTGACGAGCTATGTCTCTAGATTGGAATTCAACACCGGCCACGTACTTACTTTGTTGGTATCGTTCAACAAGATGTTTGAAATCTAGTAATCCGTTGTCACTATCACTACGGTCTGCCTGACGTGTATCACCTGTTACTACTATTTTAGAACCTTCACCGAGTCGCGTTAGGAGCATCTTTATCTGTCCAGGGGTGGCGTTTTGCATTTCATCTGCAACGACCCAACTTCCCTTAAATGTGCGACCTCTCATGAATGCTAGTGGAGAAATCTCAATTATCTGTTCTTCTAGCATACGGGCTACTTCTCTAGGACTATAGTACTCTTGTATAACATCAAACAAGGGTTTAGTCCATGGTTCCATCTTAGCATTAATATTACCTGGTAGGAAGCCGTGCTTTTCATCGTCCACTCCTACCGCTGGACGTGTTAGAATTAGTTTGCTTACTGATCCTTCTTTGTAGGCTTTAATACCAGCCAGCATGGCCAGCATGGTTTTACCTGTGCCCGCAGGGCCTGTAGCAAATACTATGTGTTTGGTTTCGTCTGTGAGTAATTCTATATATGTTTCTTGATTGAGGCTTTTGGGTATTAAATGTACTGTCTTTCTCTGTTGAACGTATTGGTTAAAACTAAGTGTATTGTTTGTTTCTACTGCTGCTAGGTGTCTACTGCTAGTTCTACGTTTTGGCATAATGCTCCCTGTTGAAGTGTCGGTAGATTAAAGGCATCTACAAAGGTATTTAAGAGAAGGTTTTTTGTTTTTTAGTGACTAGTTAAATTTTATTTCTAGTGACTAAATATTAAGCTGTCTTCACAACTATCCTTTCATAACTCAATCCTATAATCTGCATAAATAATACAAAAGAGCAGGATCATATGAGTAAAGCCATACACGACGTAATAGAAAACACTAAAGAAATCTTTATGACAGATTCAAGTCTTAGCACCCTCTGTGACTTTGAGCGTGTGTTAGATGAACTTGATACCTATGTTTTTGCCCACTGGAAAGAAGGCGAACTAGTAGAAGGCCCAATTTACGAAAAATACTTTGTAACCTGTACTTTTATGTGGCCTTATAAAATGATGCCAGATCCACGCGGCGGTGAACGTCTACTAGACTATGACTGCGAAGTATACTACAGTAAAGATATTTTAGAATATCCTATGAAAGTAGAAAAGCCAGAAGATTTTGAACCAGGCACTAAGATGCCTAAACTAAAGAAAACTCCTGTTTGGTTAGTTAAAATTGTAATGCCTAAAAAGCTCATGCAAGAAATTCAACAGGGTAGTTTGGAACTAGAAGGTGAAAACCTAGACCTAGAAGACATCAACAACGCCTATGAAGAAGGCGATGATCAAGCACAATTTAATCAAGACGAACAACAAGAACAATCACAAAATGCCGAACCACAATTCTAGACTATTAAGAGAAAATCTTGAAATGGGCGATTTAAAACGCCTAGTTCACAACGAACTGCACATTGACGAATACAAAAGTAAAATGGGCAGTGATGCTGACGTTGTTGTAGTCAGTTTCAAAGTTGCAGGCAAAGAGCCAAGTGCTGACTTGGTTAGTTTTGTAGAAAAAGGCTATGACTACGTATTAGACGCAGACGTTAGCTCAGGTGAAAAAGAAGGTGGTGACTATCTGGTGTTCATTGAAGTAGAACGTACAGCAGAACTTCCAGAACAACTAGTGCAGATGATGGAAGATCTAATGAACCTAACAGAACAAAAGATTGAAGATTGGCGTGTTAGATATCAAAAATCAAGCAAGGATCATCCTATGACTGTTGATACTATAAAAAGTATTGTACCACTAACTCCAGAAGAGTATGAAAAGAAATACGGTGACATCCATGCTGAACTTGACAGTATGAAAGCCATAGCCGGAGTACCAGTAACAACTAAAGCACCTAAGAATGAATACACGGAGAGCTTAAGAGTAGCCGCAGGCATTAAATAGTAATATAATTGAAAGGAATCAACAATGGAAATCACAGCAGACTTAATCAAATCACTTTACCCGCAGTACAAATATCCACAAGACCTTGCAGAGGTCCTAACAGAACAATTTCAAAAATATGAAATCAACACTGTTAATCGTGCCGCAGGATTCCTAGCACAATGTGGACATGAATCAAACGGATTTACAGTATTAAAAGAAAACCTAAACTATTCAGCAGAAGGACTTAACAAGATATTCCATAAGTACTTCCCAACTGTAGCAGATGCTCAACCATATGCACGTAATCCTGAAAAGATTGCTAACCGAGTCTATGCTAACCGCATGGGCAATGGTCCAGAATCATCAGGTGATGGTTACAAATTCCGTGGACGTGGTGCTATCCAATTAACAGGTCATGACAACTACAGCAAATTTGCTGCCAGTGTTGGTTATAGCCTAGATGACTGTGTTGCTGACTTAGAAACACTTGACGGTGCAATTGAATCAGCCTGTTGGTTTTGGGAAACCAACGGGTTAAATGCTATCTGTGATGCAGATGATATTGTACACATGACTAAAAAGATCAATGGTGGTACTATTGGCCTAGATGATCGCAAAGCACACTATGAAAAAGCCAAAGGACTATTAGGATAATGTGGTTATTACATTTTATCCCTGACAGCCTAATAGTACTAGTTATCAATGTTATATTATTAGGTGGCGTCGGCCTTACTGTTGGCAGTTTGTTTATGGGATTTATTCCATTTATTAAACAATACAAATTCCCATTGGAAGCCATTGGTATATCATTATTAGTAGTAGGTGCTTACCTCAAAGGTGGGTTTGGCGTAGATGCAGAAATGCGTGAGCAGGTCAAAGAACTAGAAGCCAAAATAGCAGTCGCTGAACAAAAATCTAATGCTGCTAATGCGCAAGTGCAGACTAAAATTGTCACTAAAATTCTTAAAATACATGACAAGGCCAATGCTGCTAAAGAAACAATACGCAGAAATAAAGACACAATTAATGCAGGATGCACTTTATCTGACGAAGCAATTGATGCTTACAATTACAGTATTACAAAAACTAAAACACCAACGGAGACAAAATAATGCGCAAACTATTATTAATCTCTATACTGGCATTAACTGGATGTGCTACTAGCATTCCGGTCAAAATGAGTTTTCCACAAATTCCAGAGGCATTAAGTAAACCATGTGATCGTTTATTGCCCTTAGAACAAGGCAAGAAACAGCTCACAGACCTATTAGAAAATACAGTTGATAACTATGCCAAGGCAAAAGAATGTTATGCTAAAGATCAAGCATGGCAAGAATGGTATGCAACACAGAAACAAATTTTTGAGGAAGTCAAATGAAAAAATTACTAATTGCATTGGCTATTGTATCACTGACTGGCTGTGCTACTATTCAACAAACTACTATCTACAAAGCTATTGTTATGGCTAAGTTTGACAACAATGAATACAGTCAAATCAACAGCATTCGTACACAGGCTAATCTAGGTGCAGCTAAATGCGGCACGCCAGAGGTAGTACCTGTAGTAGAAAACTTATACTATAAATCAGTAGAATTAAAAAATTACTCAGCTAGTATTCCGCATAATGAAGAAGCAACCAAGATGGGCGCAGAACTTGCTGAAATAGTCAAAGGACTAAATGAAAGATATCACGGCACAGAACCTGTAAGCTCTGGCTATTGTACTCTTAAATTTGGTACTATTGAGAAAAATGCAGTAACCATTCAAAATGTTATAGGAGCGAAACCAAGATGAGTACCATAGCACAAGCACAGGAATTAGAAGCACAACACAATGCTGGACAATTATCATCCAGTGAATATAAAGAATTATTAGAAGACTTACAACACACTGCCGCTGTAGAAGAAGCCGCAGGTGACATGGCAAAATTAACTCAGATACACCAAGTAATAGAAGGATTAAAAGTAGCCGCTGGTCTAGTTTAATCCAAAATCAATAAATACTATTATAATCAAGCATTAGGAGCTTAGACAATGACAACAAAAGTAGAAAAACCAAAAGAAGATTTTATGACCAGCAAGTGGCGCCCAATGATGGCTATGACATACATGGCTACTATTTGGTTTGACTTTATCTTAGGTCCAATTTTATTCAACATTTTACAGTATTACAATCCAGGACAAGCAGTTACTAGTTGGACACCGTTGACCTTACAAGGTGGTGGCCTATATCACTTGGCAATGGGTACTATTTTAGGTATCTCAGCATACACACGTGGTAAAGAAAAAGTAGCGGCTATTGAGAACGAAAAACCTTTTAGTGAAGGGTTTGGAGGCACCCCAGTAGCAAGTCCTTCAGCAGAGCCACAATGGGTTAGTGCTCCGCCGCAACAAGGCATTACTCCACAACAAACATGGGCTCAGCCAGCAGCACCTGTAGCAGATCCAACACCTGCTCCAGTGGTTCCAGCACCAACAACACCAACACCTGCTCCAGTAGACACTGGTCCTGCTCCAGTAGACAACAGTGTAGTTAGTGATGCACCAGCAGCTGCACCAGCAGTAGATCCAACAGACCCAGATCGTCCACTACGTCGCGTAAAAAAATAAACTAGACATTAGTTGACATTAAATAAAAGGTAAGCTATAATAACATATAGTTTACCTTTTTTTATCAATCAGGAGTTTGGAATGTTACAAGGCGAAGAGCAAGGACCTCTATTAGAAAGTCTAATCTATTTAAATCAAAGTAAAGTTATCGTAGAGGTAGGCGTTGCTGAAGCTAAATCTACACACTTCTTATGCGAAGGTGCTAAGGCAGTTGGTGGATTTGTATATGGTTATGATCTATGGGACACACATGGATTAAACAATCAATTTGAACATTGGTCTAGCAAAGAAAAATGTGAAGATTACCTAAAATCAAAAGGTCATGTAAATTTTGAACTCACTAAGATCAACAGCAAAACTCCTGAGTTTCATGAATTAATTAAGTCAAAGCATCCACGTATTGATCTAGCATTCATTGATGGATGTCACAGCTATGAAGGTATCTTAAATGACTTTAATGCAATCTACCCACAACTAAGTGAAACTGGTGTTATTGTATTCCATGATACTATGAGTATTGACGGTTGCAGAGAATTAATGATTGACCTACGTACTAAATTCTTTGATGGTACATTTGATTTAATCACATTCCCGTATGGTAGTATGGTCTATGGGGATGGCAACAAAGTTGATCGCCGCACAGGCATCAGCGTACTGGCCAAACGTGGATTTGCTACAATACCACAGGCCTGTGACGAAATCTGTAACCTAGATGATCATACACAAGATATCTATGTTAAAGAAGAAGAGTGGTATGAGTCAGAGCTTAAAAAAGCTAAAAAAGTAAAAACTAAATAATATTGACAAAACCTTAATTTTATTGTAATATAATAATATGGCAAACGCATATGAAATATTAGGAGTGCCTAAAGGGGCTTCTGATTCAGACATTAAAAAGGCTTACCGCAGGCTTGCGGGCCAACATCACCCTGACAAAGGTGGTGATACAGCCAAATTCCAAGAAATACAAAATGCTTATGAAACCCTAAGCGATCCTCAAAAACGTGCTCAACATGATAATCCAAATCCATTTGGGCACGGATTCCAAGGGCATCCAGGTGGCAGTCATTTTGAATTCCACTTTGGTGGAGGTGGTCCAGAAGACATATTCCAACAGTTTTTTAACCAAGGATTTGGCGGACATAACCCATTTCAAAGACATCAACAACCCCGTCGTAATAAAGATCTACGTGTGCAATTGACTATTAGTCTAGCCAGCACCTTAGAACAACAAAAGAAAACAATCTCAGTACAGACTACCAAAGGCGATCGTTACAATGTAGATGTTGATATCCCTAGAGGTATTAACAATGGCACTACTATCAAGTACACTCAATTGGGTGATAACATGTTTGATACCTTGACAAGAGGTGATTTATATGTTATAATTAACGTAGAAAATGACAGTCGCTTTGAGATACATGGTATCAACCTAGTAGCTAATTTGGAAATAAACAGCATAGAAGCTATGCTAGGTGTAGATAAAATTGTCCAAGGCGTTGATGGAAAAGAGTACGCAGTTAAAATTCCACAAGGCTGTCAATACGGTACTAAATTTGGCCTACAAGGTCAAGGCTTATATCAAATGAACACACAACATCGTGGGGATTTGATTGTTAACGTTGTAGTTAAGACTCCAGTATTATCTGAACTACAATTAAACATGCTTAGAAACATTAACATCATTCAATAAATATTTTTATATAGGACATAATCTTGGCTGACATGCAAAACAATCCTGAGATAGAACACATCATTAACACTGCCTGTGTTCTAGCCAAAGACTACAAACATGAATATGTTACACTAGAACATCTATTAATTGCCTTAATAGAATCTAAAAACTTTAACAAGTTAGTCACTGACTATGGTGTTGATGTAGAAAATCTTCTACGCGACTTATATGATTATATTGGTCGTCAAACACATCTAGTCAACGAAATTAAACCAGATCTAACCCCAATGCGTACACACAGCCTAGAGCGTGTGTTTAATCGTGCATTTACACAGGTCTTGTTTAGTGCTCGTGATCAAATGGAACCTATTGATTTATTCTTGAGCATTAGTCAAGAACCTAATAGCCATGCAGCATACTTTATGCTCAAATGGGGTATTAACCGCAAACAACTAATTGACTTTTTTGCAGAACAAAACAGCGATCGTTTTAATCGTGCTAAGAAAGTTGAAAGTACTAAGAAAGACTTTGCTGATAAGATTCTAGCAGAATACTGCACAGACTTAAACGCACAGGTCGTAGAAGGTAAGATTGATCCCGTAATTGGTCGTGCTTATGAATTAGAAGAAATTGCACAGGTTCTAGCACGTCGTAATAAATCCAATGTACTTATGATTGGTGATCCTGGTGTGGGCAAGACTGCTATTGCAGAAGGCCTAGCATATAAGATTGTCAATGGTGAAGTACCAGAATATTTAAAACCTTACACAGTATTCAACTTAGAAATTGGCAGTTTACTAGCTGGTAGTAAGTATCGTGGCGAGTTTGAAGAAAAACTCAAAGATGTACTACACGCCCTAGGTCAAAAAGGCAACTCAATCTTGTTTATTGATGAAGCACATCAAATGCAAGGTGCTGGGTCAGGTGGCTCTAGTCAAGTAGACTTTGCTAATATGCTTAAACCAGCATTGGCCAAGGGCAAGATTAAAGTTATTGCATCAACTACGTTTGAAGAGTATACTCAATCGTTTGAAAAAGATCGTGCGCTAATGCGCAGATTCTACAAACTAAATGTAGATGAACCTACGCCAGCTGTGGCCAAAGATATCTTGTACGGATTAAGAACACACTTTGAAAAATTCCACGGCGGGGTTATCACAGATGATGCTATTGAAGCCGCAGTGGATCTAAGTGTACGTTATCAAACAGACAAACGTTTGCCAGACAAGGCCATTGATTTGATTGACATGAGTTCAGCTAAACTTAAGATTCAAAATCCAGACTTTGTAGTTACTAAACTAGACATTGTTGATACTATCAGCAAAGCCACTAAGATTCCTAAAGAGAATTTGTTAAGTGAAAAAGCCACAGAAAGTCTAGTTAACCTTGAAGCTACAATCAAGGACAAACTATACGGCCAAGATAGTGCTGTAGATCAAGTATTAGAAAAGATCTATGTTGCCAAAGCTGGTATGAAATCACACAACAAGCCTGTAGGTAACTTCTTGTTCCTAGGACCAACTGGTACTGGTAAAACAGAACTATGTAAACTACTCAGCGAATCGTTGAGCATGAAACTCTTACGCTTTGATATGAGTGAATATCAAGAGAAGCATGCTATGGCTAAACTTATTGGTGCTCCCCCAGGCTATGTTGGCTATGAAGACGGCAATCTAGGTGGTGGCTTATTGATCAGTGAAATTGAACGTAACCCACATGCTATTATCTTGTTAGATGAAATTGAAAAAGCACACCCAGATATCAGTAACTTATTGTTACAGATCATGGATGAGGGCTACATTACAGGATCTAACGGTAAGAAAGCAGATGCACGTCACTGTATCCTTATCCTTACTTCAAATCTAGGTGCTGCAGATGGTGAACAAAATGCTATTGGTTTTGGTAGATCATTGCAAAAAGAAGGCACAGATGACGAAGCGGCTAAGAAGTTCTTTAAACCAGAATTCCGTAACAGACTTGATGCTGTAGTTAAGTTTGGTAAACTTGATAAATTGGCTATGAAGAAAATTGTTGTCAAATTCTTAAATGAATTAAATGACCTACTAGAAGAAAAGAATATCAAAGTTCGTTCATCAGAAGCCCTAGTAGATCACTTAACAGAAGTTGGATTTGATCCTGCAATGGGCGCACGCCCGCTAGCACGTAAGATTAACGAACTTATCAAAGTACCGCTAAGTAAGAAAATCTTATTTGAGCACATAGAATCTGGTAGTGTAGTTACCGCTGATTACAGTGAAGATGTTGTTAAATTTATTGTAATTCCGCCTGCACTTGATCTATTAGAAAACAAAACCGTTGACGAAAACGGCTACATTGTAGCATAATAATTTTAGCCGTGAATTTTGCCCTGGTAAATAATAGCATATTATTTAGGAATTATAATCGTGGCAAAATTACATGAAGAAACCGTAGTAATCACAGTGAGTAAACTGCTAAAGAATGACGAAGATGCTTCAGAAATCTTAACCAGTGACACTGTAGCAAGTCTAGAGGCAGTAGTAGCAGAACTCGCTGGCGCAGGTGCGTTAGTAGAAATAACAGTAGCATAATTCAATTTAAAAGAGAGATTTTCAATGAGCAAACAATCAAAACGTATCAAACCTAACTCACCTAAAATGATGCAGGTTAATGTTCCAGCAGCAAATGCACAATCACAAGCGCAATCTGGACAATTTGACTTTAGTAAAGTACATGTCCACTTTGGTATCCCAGCATATGGCGGTATGATTACAGAACCTTGCTTTACTAGTTTCTTACGTTTTATCTTAATGGCAAGTAAGATGAACCTACAATGGTCATTAGACACTATGGTTAATGAGTCATTGGTTACACGTGCTCGTAACAACTTGATGGCTAAGATGATGACCAACACTGCGGCCACACACTTTATGTTCATTGACGCAGACATCCGCTTCCAACCAGAAGCTATCTTTATGATGCTGGCCACTGATAAAGATGTTATTGGTGGATTGTATCCTAAGAAAGCACTACCAATTAGCTATGTAATTAACGTTAAACCTGGTACAATGATTCAAAATGATATTTTCCCAGTAGACACAATGGGCACAGGCTTTATGATGTTCAAACGTCATGTATATGAAAAACTATGTGCTGCACATCCAGAAACAAAATACGTGGATGATGTGGGTCTAGGTAAACAATACGAGCCAACCATGTATGCTATCTTTGACTGTGAGATTGATGAAAAAGGTCACTATCTAAGTGAAGATTGGACATTCTGTCGTCGTTGGGCTAAACTAGGTGGTGAGATCTATGCTCACGCTAAAGTGTTACTAAACCACAGTGGTCACTATGAGTTTGCAGGTGATCTAAGTGTGTTAACTGGTGGTAAACCAACAATGCCTGATATTACTCCAGACCAAATAGCTGCAAAACAAGCACAACAAGCAGCCTAATGACCGAAGAAAAACTGAGTTTCGTAGTAACCCTTAGTGGTACATTTTGGGAGAAACGACCTCAGTTTTCTATTTGGCTTGATGATCACATTGTCATACAGAGTGAAATTCCTGATTCTGCTCAACACCTTATAAAGTTTGAGCATACAATTGGTGAAGGCCCACATAGTCTTAAAATTCGTTTAGAAAACAAGACCAATGATGACACTGTAATTGAGAATGGTGAAGTCATTAAAGATATGTTGCTGAACATAGATGACATTACCATTGATGATATTAGCCTTGGCAATCTATTATGGACTGCTGAATACAAATTAGACAAACCCCAACAATATAATAATCAAACTATTGATCATTTAGATAGCTGTGTTAATCTAGGGTGGAATGGTACTTACATTCTTAATTTTAGTAGTCCGTTTTACATCTGGTTACTTGAGAAACTCTAAGATAAATATAGTAACATCTACGGATTTACTATGTTATTAACTGAATTATACGAAACTAAACAACCCAAGCATGCAGCATTTTGTTTTGGCCGCATGAACCCGCCTACCATTGGTCACGCTCAACTAATGGCCACCACACAAAAAGCTGGTAAAGGTGGTGACTATTACATATTCCTTAGTCACACACAAGATCGCAAAGACAATCCCCTAGACTACGATACTAAAATCAAATTTATTAAACAGATGTTTCCTAAATATGCTGGCCATGTTAGCACAACTGAGTTACGCACTATCATAGAAATAGCTGGATTTTTATATGATCATGGATACACACATGTTACCTTTGTAGCGGGTAGTGATAGACTAGAAGCATTCCAAAAACTACTCACCAGTTATAATGGTGTAGAAGGCAAGAAAACCTACTATAAATTTGCTAATATTGATTTTGTATCAAGTGGCGAACGTGAAGACGGTGCAGAAGGCGTAGAAGGCGTTAGTGCTAGTCAAGCACGTGCGGCCGCAATGGCCAATAATATGCAGGCTTTTTCACAGGCCACAGGTGCAGGTAAATTTGCACAGTCACTATTCCAAGCAGTTAGAGCTGGTATGGGTCTAACTGAAAATATTGCTGAAGCAGGTGGAGTGGGTGTAGTTAAAGGTGGCGATCGTAGATATAATAACAGTCTAACAGTAGATGTAAAACCTAACACACTTGGTAAAGAAATGAAAGCATTTGGTCTAGTAGGCCGCAAAAATCCAGGTGCACCAACACGACAAATTCCAGTTGGTAAGAATGTAGGCAAAGGCAAGAAACCTGTTTAATCATGGCAGAAGTTAGTCTGAGTGTACAAGTGCAGGTACTGCAGCCTAGATGGATTGATCATGAACGTAATCGTTATCGCTTGTATGTCAATGATGATCTAATTACAGAACGTACTTGGATTTGGAACATAGACACTGTAATTGAAGAAAATATACTAGTTGATGTTCCCCCACACCTATCACATACTGTTAGAATAGAACCTATCCTAGAACCTAGGTCTATAGCACAATTTGGCCTACGTAATTTCAAAGTAAACAATTGGCCTAAACCAGATTGGGGTGGTGCGAAGACTCAACTAAGTTTTATTATAGAATAAATACACTATATTAGGAAATTATTATGAAACCATCAGAATTTATTAAAGAAGAATTTGACAGCAAAGAATACAATGATGAAGCAGGTATGGTAGAAAACAACCTTGTAACTATCATGCGTTCATTAGTAGACTTGGCCAATCACATCAAACACGATGACAATCTACCTGAATGGTGCCAAGAAAAAATCGCCGCAGTTAAGGGTATGATGGTTAGTGTTAGTGATTATATTGTCAGTCAAAAATCATTAGGTATTGATCCTAAAGTAGACCAAGTATCAGAAGATGCCAGTGGCGGTGGTACATCAAGCGGTGGTATTGCTACTACTCCTATGGGTGGCATGGCTAAACGTAGCCAAGTAGGTAGCTTGTTTGGTGGCACTTACCAACAACCTAAAAAAAGCAAGGCTAAAAAGAAATAATGGATAAGTTTTCAACGCAGTTAAAGATTGCTTTTGCTAGCCAATATGCGTTTGCTATCAAAGCACAGAACTTTCACTGGAACGTGGAAGGTCCAGAGTTCTATCAACTGCATTTGTTGTTTGAAACAATCTACAACGAAGTCTACGGTGCCGTGGATGATTTTGCAGAAAATATCCGTAAGATCAAAGCCTATACTCCAGCAAGCCTAGAACGTTTTTCATCATTGACCGCAGTTGATGATGAACTAGCAGTTTTAGATCCACAGGCTATGGTAGCAGAATTATTGGGCGATGCTGAAAAAATGCAAGAAATTATGAAAGTGTTGTTTGTTGAAGCTGAAAGTCTTGGGCATCACGGCCTAAGCAACTTCCTAGCAGATCGTCAAGATGCATTTGCTAAACACGCTTGGTTCTTACGTGCAACACTTAAAGGTAACTAATTATGGACATGAAAAAACTTTTAGAATCAATTACTAGACTAGAAGGCAAAGAGTCTATGAAGGGTGCCGAAAAGGCGCCTACAGGCCCTAAGTTTACAGGCTATTGGAAAGGCACAGACTCAGCAACACCAGGTAACAAAATGGTAGGCGGTGGTGCAGAAGAATATGACGAAAGTATTCTAAAAGACCTAAGCAAAGGTCCTAAGGCCAAAACCGTTGAAGAAGAACTAGCAGAAGCCTATGCACAGTTTATGGAAGATGACCTAGGTGTAGAACCTAAACGTCCAAGTCGCAAAGGCAGTCGCCCGGAACGTGAATATACTAAACACGGTAAACCAAGTAAACGTTATAAAGAAGTTAGCGTAAATGAACATGGAGATCAAGAAGATTACAAACCATGGGGATCACAGGATTTAGAGCCAGGACAAAAAGCTGTTCAAGGTAAACCTGTAAAAGATACTAAAAAATTTACTAAAGATCTAGCTAAAGATTTTGGCAAACATTTAGGTCAAGATGACGACGACTTAGAAGAAGGTGTTGCTGATCGTGTTTATACTGTAAACATTGTGCGCCGCAGTAGTTTTGGTGGCGAAGATAGAACACGTTCAACATCAGGTACTATTCCAGAATTGCTAGACTATTTTGGCTACACATTAGAAACAGGCAAATCATACGAACACGAACGTGGTCGTTACAAAATCAACATGGCACCTAAGAACATTAAGAGTCTAGTTGACAACTTAAACAAAGCCGCAAGTAACGCTGCCAGAAATGGACACAGTAGTACATATTACGAAGTAGGCAGTGAAGAACAACAAGTCACAGAAGGTCGTGTTAAAGACGTTGCCATTGACCTCAAAGAACTATCTGACGAAGAATTTCTTAAAAAATACAAAAAAACCAAAGCAGAAATGCGTTCAGCACTAAGTGAAGCAATCAATCCAGCACAGCAAGCGGCTATTGCTATTTCAATGAAGAAAGCTCATAAGAAACCTAAAAATGAAGGTTGGGGTGCTGATGCGGCCAATGCTCGTCACGCAGAACAACAAAGTGACTGGGACAAAACTTTAGAAAAATACAAAAACGATCCTAAAATGACCAGTAGATTAAAACATCTACGTAGTTGGAAAGCTAGTGAAGCTGAAAAAGCCGCACACGCTGGCGAATACGTTGTTCGTGGTCGTGGACATAAATTCCCAGGTGAAGACTTAGATGAAGCTACATCTACTGTAAAATACGGTGTGTTTGCCAAAGGTGGTAGCGTTGGTAGTGATAACAGCAAACCATACAAGGTATTTGACACTAAAGAAGAAGCCCTTGCTTGTGCTAAAAGATATCGTTCACAGTTAACACCAGGTGAACGTGACTACTATAAAATGGGCTTTGTAACCAAGGCTATTAAAGAAAGTAGCGGACATAAAGTAATTGATAAGAAATTAAAGGATCGTGACAGTTGGCAACGTTTCTTAGATCAAACTCCAGAAGAACGTGCTGCTCACGAAAAGAAAAATGCAGAGATTGCAAAAAAATTAGCCAAAGACTACAAAAGTCCATTCAAACATTCAATCTGGAAAGATGAAGTAGAAGAAGACATTGTGCCAATGGCTAATCCACAGTCTACTGGTTCTGTTAATCCAGCCAATCAACCTACAGATCAACAAGCTGAACAAGATCCTAAAACAGCGGCACAGACTGCTATTGCATTAAACACTCTTAAATCTGCTGCAGGAATCACAGCACAGCCAAAAGATATTGCCAAAGCACTAGATGATGTTAGCCAAGGTAAACAGGTTAATCAACAGGATATGACTAAACTTAAACCTATGATGGATGTGATGAAAACTGCTGGCACTGACCCAAAGGTTGCACAACAGTTTAAAAATCTATCAACACAGGCCAAGCAAACACAGCTACAACAACAGCAACAACAGGCCAAACAACAACCTAAGACTTAGTCATCTAGGTCTTCTGGTTCTTGCCCAGCTGATTGCAGTTCCTTGTCTAGCTTTTTAATTGCTGATTTTACACTTGCTAGTTTATTAAACAGTTTAGCACCGCGTTTACCATTGATGTACAAGCAGAACTTACCAGTTAGGTCTGCTTTGACTTCTGCTAGCATATCACCTTTAAATCCAATCTTAGCAGTGTATACTGGAGCAACATCAGCTAGAGTGTCAAACCCTAGTAGAATACTGTCACCTTGAGCACCAATCTTAACTAATCGTTGATCAAATACGCCACTTGAATTAGCTTTACGCATGATCATAGCAGCTACTCGAACATTGTTTTCTGCTACTTGAATAGTACCATCATCGTCAATCCAAAAATCTTCACCTTCAAATGGCCCGTCAAACGGATCTGAAATAATGTTGGTTAACTGTTTGTTGAATGTAGTCATTGTTGGGTTCACCTAATGGTTAATAATACGTCTATTATACACTCAAAATCTAAAGTTGTCAAGTGTTAAATCATGATAAATACTCTTATGCTGATTACAGAATTTTTCTTTGAAACTAAACGTAAACAATCTCAAACCAATGAGTTTAAAGATTGTATAGTCCCAGTTCCTCGCCCGCTTAAAAGCAAGACCCCTGTAGCTGAAGACCAGTGGACTAACCAGGACAATACCTATCACACAGGCAACGGGCAATGGCACGAAAATGGTGGTGAATGGTCGGGTGGTAGCAACAGTACCTATCACACAGGTCAGGGCATGTGGGAAGACCTAGCCACAAGTAACTATATCACCAATGAAAATGAACATGTAGATTTTGGTGACATTATCACAGCACGCAACCTAATAGGATTGTCCTTAGATAATCCAAAAGAACACAAGCACAAGTATTTTGAATTTTTAAAACATCTTAGAAATAAAGCAGGTGAAGAATACAGTACACAAGTACATCAACTTGCGGCCAAACTAGCCAAATCAGCTAAGGACTCAGACTAATGGCATCATTACAGTATTATTATATATCAAGCACACCAGGCCCAAAGGCGTTTACTATGCCCAAAGGATTCCAAGCTAATGTAGAAGTACATTGCTGGGGAGCAGGTGGTGGTGACGGCACTGGCGGAGTTGGTGGCGGTGGTGGATATGTTAAATCTCTGGTTACTATCAATCCAGGCGATATTGTTGAAATTGGCGTTGGCCTACAGGGTGCGGCTGCTAGTGGGCAAAGTGCAGGCGCAGGTGGCGGTAGTAGTATTGGTTTTAGCTATGCCGGCGGTTCAGGCGGCGGTAGTGGCGACGAAGATGCAGACATGGGCGCAGGTGGTGGTGGTGGTGGAGCTACCGTAGTAGAAGTTAACGGAATACCTGTAGCTGTAGCCGCTGGTGGCGGTGGTGGTGGTGGTAACGGAGACGATGGTGGCGCCGGTGGAGCGGGATTACCTGGCGGAGTGCAGGCAAGTGCCACTGGGTGGTATCCAGTATCACTAAGCTGGGCTTGGAATAGTTTTATGAATAGCTATGCTATTTGGACTGGTGGTAGTCAAGATGTTACTACTAATGTCTATACTACTATTGTAAATTTCCCTACATCAGGCACATATACATTTAATCTATCAACAGACAACTATGGTAGTCTAACTTTAGATTCAACATTGATAATAAGTTATAGCGATTTTACCACAACTGGAACTACTACACACGCAGTTACCGCAGGCAATCATACTATAACATTAAGTATCACTAACCAAGGTGGCCCAGCAGGTATTGCAGCACAGATTTTAAATCCAGACAGTTCAGAACTATGGGATACTAGAAATCCGCAGAACTTCCCACAACTAAATTCAACCACACAAGGCGCAGCAGGTGCTTATGGATCAGCTGGTGGCGGCGGAGGAGGCGGTGGTGTATTTGGAGGCCTTGGCGGCACTGCCACAGGCGATGACCAGGGAGGTGCTCCAGGCGGTAGCGGCGGACTTCAACTAGGCGATACTAAACTGCCAGGATCAGGAGAATTTGCAGGTGGCCGTACAACCACTTATGCGCCAACTGCACCATATGGTAATGCTGGATATGGTGGGTATGCTATATTGGTGTTGACACGTAGATTCCAGCTTTGGAATAAAGTAACTGGTGCGTGGAATCAAATTACCAATGCTTGGCAAAAAGTAAATGGCCAATGGCAAAGTATCTCTCAAATTTATATAAAAAATAATGGTGCTTGGAATCCACTACTAAGTACTACTGTAATTAACGACAAACGTAGTGTACAATATACTACACAGGGCACTTATAGTTGGATCTGTCCAGCGGATATTATTCGTGTTAAAGCCAGAGTATATGGTGCAGGCGGAGCAGGAACAGGTGGTGCTGGTGGCGCAGGTGGATATGCAGAAAAGTATCTAACAGTTACCCCAGGTGCAACCTATACCGCAGTAGTTGGTGCAGGAACTAGTGCCACAGGACAGGACAGTAGTTTTAATAGTACTATAATTGCACACGGTGGCGGAGCAGGTGCTAGCCAAACTGGCGGAACAGATGCTGGTGGTAGTGGTGGTACAGCCACAGGTGGCGATACAAACTTAACTGGTGCCGCAGGTACCAGTGGGCAAGCTGTTTATTCTTACTACTACTGGTGGTGGGGCTGGGGCGGCTGGGGCTGGAACGGCTACTATAATGGGTACTGGAACGGCTATTATGGCAATGCATACTATAATAATGGTTACTATGGGTATGGTTACTATAATTATGGTTGGGGTTGGGGTGGTTACTGGAATTGGGGATGGCCATATTATGGTACATACCAAACAGGATATACCTACGGTGTACCTGGTACAGGCTATGACAACATAGGCAGTGGTGCTGTTGGTCCTGGTTCTACAGGAGCACCAGGCGCAGTATTTTTAATTTATTAATAAAGGAAAGTTCAATGAAAAAACTATTAGTAGCAGTAGCATTATTAGCAACATCAATGTCAGCATTTGCTGGCCTTAAAGATTGTAGTCAGTTTGAAGTAGCATTACCAACATACACAGCTAAACCAGGTGACCAAGAACTATGTCACATGAACTACGCTGTTATTCATCGTTGCGATGTTAAAGCACCAGAAGCAGTATTTGAGCATTTAACACCAGCAGCAATTAGTGGTCCAGCAAAACGCAAGGACAATTTCCACCCAGACACAAGTGTAACACCAGCATGTTCAGCTAGCCTAGCAGATTATGCTATTGTTGGTAAAACACATGATCGTGGTCATATGGCTCCAGCAGGTAACAACACACAAAGTGATGCTATCATGAGTGAAAGTTTTAACTTGTCAAATATGGTTCCACAAGTAGCTAACAACAACCGTGGTATTTGGAAACAAGCAGAAACATTTGAACGTCAATGGGCTCTAACACCAAACACAGACTACTATGTTATCAGTGGTGGTATTTGGGATCAAGGTTATCAAAAGATTGGTAGCGGTTTAGGTATTCCTACACGTTTATACAAAATTGTATACGAAAAGAAAAGCAAAAAAGTTACAGCATGGTTAATGCCAAACGCAGCACTACCAGTAGCAGACTTACCTAAGTATGCAACTACAGTGGCTAACATTGAAGCGGCTACAGGTATCAAATTTAACTTACCACAGTAATCAAATTTAAAAGGATTTTCAATTATGGTAGATACCGTCCAAGTACAGGTTCCAGCACCACAATCAGTGGTGCCTTGGGGCTTTCATGGAATCTTTGATTGCAGTGGATGTGATCTAGATAAAATTCAAAGTGCAGACAACATCAAGTCTTGGTTATCATCATTGCTGACCGCTATTGATATGACCGCAGTAGGTGATCCTATTGTGACTATGACTGGTGTTGGCATGCCTGATAAAGAAGGCTACACTGCTATACAGATCATTGTAACCAGCAGTATTGTAGCACATTTTATTGACAGCACACAGCATATCTACATTGATGTGTTTAGCTGTAAAGAATTTGATCCTACAAAAGTAGAAGCTAGTATTAGCTCATTCTTTGGCGCAAACACCAAGATTAACAAGATGTTAATTCCACGGAACGCGGCCTTACAAGTTTAACATAACTTAACAAACAACCACTCGCAAGGGTGGTTTTTTATTGACTTTTTTACCAAATTCGTGTATAATGCTTGTATCTTAAATCACGATAAATACTACATCATGCAAGCAAAAGACCTAATTAGAGCAACAGACAACACTAAAATTTACCTAGACATGGATGGAGTCCTTGCAGACTTTTTTGCAGAATATGCAAAACTAGCTGGGGTTACTAGCGGTAGCTACAGAGATATACCACCAGCTAAAGCTGATCCTACCCTAGACAAAATGATTGGCACTGATTTCTTTGCTCGCTTGCCTATGTTTAGCACAGCGCCAAACTTAATACAACTAGTATTGAGTTACGTACCACACTATAACATCTGTTCAAGTCCTTTACGTGGGGATCACGAGAATAGCAGTAAATGGAAACGTGTATGGATCGCTAAACATCTAAGCCCACAACCCAGTGACGTTGTTATCACAGGGCAAAAAGAACGTCATGCAGTAAACCCAGATGGTAGCCCAAATATCTTAATTGATGATCGCGGCACTAACATTGTTGCTTGGCGTGCCCGTGGTGGTATTGGCATTAAGTATCAAGCAGATGAAGACAGTTTAGACGTAGTAGCAAAAGGACTAGCACACGCATATGGCTATTAATTTATATGAAGGCGGTAATGTTTTTAAAGACGAAAAGGGTCAACCCGCAACTATTCGTATCACTCGCAACAATGTGGTTCCAACAGTACAATGGTTAGAGAAGCTAACTGGACTGAATCTAGTAGACAATATGCTAGGCAGTACAGGTTACAAAGAAACTTCAGGTGATCTAGACCTAGGTGTAGATGTTAGTAAAATCTCAAAAGAAACGTTAATAAATCAGCTGATTAAGAAGGGAATTGACCCAAAAGACATCAGAAAAACAGGCGATAGTGTGCATTTAAAGACACCTATCCTAGGTGATGCAGCTAACGGTTATGTACAAACTGATTTTATGTTTGGCGAGCCTAGTTGGCAGAAATTTAGTCTAACTGGTAGCCCAGAAGGTAGCCCATACAAAGGACTACATCGCCATATTTTACTCAGCAGTATTGCTAAAGCTCAGGGACTAAAATGGAGTCAAAAATACGGCCTAGTTGATCGTGCTACCAATGAAGTTATTACACAAGATCCTAAAGAAATTGCTGCACGCCTAGTAGACGGAGTTCCAGCAGACTTAGCCAGCGTTGAAAGTATTATTAAAAAAATCAAAGGTCGTCAAGACTACGACCAACTAACAGCAGATGCACGCGAATCATTTGCTAAAGATCAGTTAGTATTACCAGAATCTGCACCACTTCCAGGTACAGGTGCTTGGTTCCGTCAGTTTGTAAACATGGATCATATATGAGAGCAAAAGATCTAGTCAAAGGTAACATTGCTTACCATGAAGAATTAAATCCAGAAGTATGGGATGATGTATTTGGCAAAGGTTATAAACTTCGTATTGACGTGCGCTATAGGCTATTAGAAATAGCACATCGTTTTATTGAATACTTAGAAGTACCCGACTTTAAACTATCAGGTATCTTATTACGTGGTAGTCTAGCTAACTATAACTATACTCCCTACAGTGACTTTGATCTACACCTAGTTACCAACTATGCTGATCTAGGCTGTGATATCACAGAACAGTTTTACATGGCCAAGAAAAAGATATGGAACGACGAACATGACATTACTATCAAAGGCTATGAAGTAGAACTTTATGTAGAAGACGTTGATGCTAAAAACGTCAGCTCAGGCACATACGATATCTTAGATGATAAATGGGTAAGTGTGCCTAAACACGAAGAGCCTACTATAGATGACCGTGCTGTTAATGCCAAAGCCCGTGACCTAATGACCCAGGTCAATCGCGCAGTTAAATCAGGTAGTGTAGAAGACCTAGACAGACTAAAAGACAAAATTAAAACAATGCGTCAAGCTGGTTTAGATGCTAACGGTGAGTTTAGTACAGAAAATCTAGCATTTAAAATCCTGCGTAACAAAGGTTACATGGATAAACTATACAAAGCCAAAAATCAAAAGTTTGATCAGGAATTGAGCTTAGATGAACAAGTTATTAACGAACTAAGAAACAAGTTGCAGGATTATCTACAGCAACAGTTTCCTACATGGCCACCGTATGTGGTAAATGATCTACTGTATAAAAATGCCAAAGGTATAACTGATTCTGCAGAGTTAGAAGATTGGATCGCTGGCATTAAGAAAGACTACAAAGTTAAACGTTGGGAGTTGATTAATGACATGCCTATTACGTTTAAGATGTTTCATCCAGAAACCAGAAAACAATTAATAGCACGTGGGGTAGGTACAGATACTATTCAAAATCCTTATAATGTACCAAAAGACGACGAACGTCATGCTCAACAGGCCGCAATGATACAACAGCGTGGTATCAGTCCAGAGCCTATTGTGTTAATGAAGGGTCGTCACCAATACTATTTAATAGAAGGCTGGCACAGAACTATACAGCACTTCAAAGCAAACCCACAAGGATATAAAGGCCCAGCTTGGGTTGGATATCTATGAAAGAATATTTTACATTTGAGAACTTACCACTGACTATAGTAGTTGGATTAGTTGCTTGGTCATGGGCTATTGTTTTTACTGTGATCTTATCATGAGAGCAAACGAATTCTTAAAAGAAGACTCCCATATACCGCGTTATCTATATAAATGGGTGAACGGTCAACAATTCCAGAAGTATATTGATGCAGGCAAGCTGCCGGTTAAACGTAAGTATGCTCACTATATTGATGCTGTTGATAGGTTAGTTCCAGGCAATAGTTTTACAGATGAAGCACATATTGGCAGATGGACTGGTGATACATTAATTAGAATTGACGCGAGCAAACTGTCTAATAACATATATCCCATTGCTGGTAATAGAACATATCTAAAAACAATGGGGATGACACACAGTGAGTACGATCCAAATGCGTGGGAATACGAGCCGGAAGAAATAGACGAATATTGGATTGAAGGCCCTGTTGATATTAGTTCAGCGGAAATAATTAAGAAGTAAAGAACACCCTGCCTTAGGACTGTTAGGTGTGGCCGGCTGCTGGCCTGGAGGGATGCCAAAAGTGAGCAACTATTTAGAAAGTAAAAACAATGAAAACAGTAATTTGCCATTTCTATAACGAAGAACATCTATTACCCTGGTGGCTAGAACATCATAAACGTATCTTTGATCATGGTATTATGATTGACTATCATAGCACTGATCGCAGTATGGAAATCATCAGAGAGATATGCCCTAATTGGGAATTACGTTACACTCGTAATAAATTTTTTGACAGTGGACCTATTGATCAAGAAGTAATGAACATAGAAAAGGTTCTAGGTGGTTGGCGCATGGCATTAAATGTCACAGAGTTCTTATATGGTAACACTGACCATTTGCGTGACTTACCTGACCCAACACAGTATTTTATTGGCAACTATGTGTTTGTTGACATGGAAAATCCTGAACAAGGACAAACGCTATTAGATCACAGACATCCCCTACACCAACAACGCTATTGGGGCTATGATGACTTTGCTAATACTGGTGCTCCTAGACATGGACCAATAATGAGTCGCATGAGTCGTAGCATACACAACTATCCTGTAACCTATACAGGTGGGCGTCATTGGAATGGACACGAAAAATCATTTAATGATCTGGTGATATTTTACTATGGTTGGGCTGACTTTAGTGAAGCTGGGATTAAACGTAAAGATCAAATCAAAACTAAAATCAGTGAGGGTGCTACAGTGCATCATCACTCCGCAGATGACTTTAGAAATTGGGGTCGTGCTAGGAAAGTAGACAGTAGAGATCTACGCCCAGAGATTGCTACGATCCTAGAACACAATCGTAGAATAACTGGATCTGAGTGGTAAGATAAATACATAAAGACAGGAATTTGTTAAAAGTTAATCATGCGTTACAGTCAAATTAAAAAAGCCCTACGAGAAGCAGAGATCATTGATGAAGTATCAATGAGTCCAACCAGCCTTGAAAAATTTGCCAATAGTCCAGAAGCAGAAGGCATGCTTATGGGCATTGAATTTGAAATGTGCGTACCTAATGCATCATCAGGCGATGACGAACCTGAATGGGAATACGACTGGGACGCTAACGAAAGTGCCTACGACATTGACGAAATTATTAACTTCTTCCGTATGGGCGAATTTAGTAACATGAGTCGCAGTGATGCTGATCGCCTACGCAGTCAGTTATACGATGAATACCTAGAATGGCAGTACGAAGCTGCACAAAACTACGTAGACGAAAATACTACTGATGTTATTGAGAAAACTCGTGAGTATTTACAAGATGATGCTCGTGATGCCAGCAATGATCATTACGATGAATTTGTCGCAGATGCTAAAGAAGAACTAGGCAAACTATTACCAGACGATGATGCCGCTATAGAAGAGCGTGTTCGTGCATTAACATTAGCATGGATGGATCGTTGGATAGATGAACAAATAGAAGAAGCAGATAGCCGCGCATACGATAACGCACGTGAAGCTGCTGAAGAAGAACTACGAGAAGAGTACCGTGACAACTATGCTAGCCAAACAGATTGGCTAGAGTCAATTGGCGTTGATGACATGCAGGATGCACATCGCCATTGGAACTTAGATTGGCCACACATGTATGATGCTAACTACAGCGACGAAGGTAGTGCTGACGTAGATCAAGTAGCAGATGATTTCTACGGTGCTACAGGTTACGAAGCACGTGGTTACAGCAACTACCATGCTGCTAGCCGCAGTGACCAACAAGCAAAAGGTTATTTCATTATTGAACCAGATGGCTCAATTGATGCTGATAGTGGTGATGCAGGCTTGGAGTTTATTAGCCCAGCAATGCCACTTAAAGACGGCATTGAAATGATCAAGCGAGTTAAACAATGGGCTAAGGCAGCTGGTTGTTACACTAACAAGTCAACTGGCCTACACATGAACATCAGTGTTCCTGGAATGACTATTGAGAATCTAGACTATGTTAAACTAGCATTGTTCCTAGGTGACGAACACGTACTTAAAGAGTTTGGTCGTCAATACAATAGTTTCTGTAAAAGTGCAATGAAGATTGTTAAAGAAAAGATTGAACAGAATCCAGAAAATGCCACAGCCTTATTAAACAAGATGAAAGAACATCTTGGTGCGGCTGCTAGTAAACTAATCCACAGTGGCGTTACACAAAAGTATACAAGTATTAACACCAAAGACAAGTATGTAGAATTCCGTGGTCCTGGTGGCGATTATCTAAACGAAGACATACCTAAATTAATCAGCACTGCTCTTCGTCTAGCACAGGCTCTACGCATTGCTACAGATGATAATGCTTACAAACAAGAATACGCTAAGAAGTTATACAAATTAGTAAGTCCAAATGAAGGTGATTGGACGGATCCTAACAATTCAGTATCTCTATTCAGTCGCTATGCTCTAGGCGAAATTAAGAAAGATGAATTAGTCAGCAATGTACGTCAAGCACAGGTAGCTCGTAAAGAGAAGAAAGGTGAAGAACAACAGTACTGGGTTATGAACAAAGACGGTACTGGCGGCAAGCAAATGGTCTTTGCTCAAAGTACTACAGATGCTATCATCAAAGGTGGTAAGCAATTAGGCATGAAGCGTGAGGACAGTATTAGCAAACTTAAGGCCGTGCCGTTTGAACGTACTCCTCCAGGTCCAGCACCAACTAAACCAGCACCAGAATCATTGACTGGTGGTTGGATCAATTGGATCAAAGATAAAGCACCAATAGTAGACGCAAATGAACTGTTCAGAATTGAACAAGAACTTAAAGCCGGAAATTTTAGTTACCTAGATGATGAGAGTACACAATATCTATTAGACTATATTAATGAACTAATAGAATTCCGTAAAGAATCTAGTACACAAATCCCAGACTCAGTACCCGAAGGATGGAAAGGTTGGGTTGAAGATACCCTACCACATGTTACATTAGCAATAGCAAACGAAGTTAGAGCGAGAATTAAAGACGGCAGGGATGGTTTAGATCAAGCGGCTAATGTTTGGATTATCCAACAAATTGACAAAGAACTACGTCGTAGACAAAGCGGTACAGCAGATAATGGTGGTGTTGTCGACAATAATGAAACACGCTGGAAGGTTAATTCTGCAAGTGGTAGTTCAGTATATGTTGATGCTGATAGCCCACGTCAAGCCAAAGTTAAAGCAGTAGAATTGTTTGCAAGAGAACATGGATTAAATGTTGATGCTAATGATTTAGAAGCCATTGCTACTACGCAGGATAGTGGTGCGTTACATGCTATTCCACAACAATGGCGTAACTGGGTTGATACATTACCTAATAGACGCACAGAAGTTATTGCTGACTTTAGACGCCAAATTGAACAAGGTGAACATAATCCTAGTTTAGAATCACAAGCGCAACGCGATGCTGTGATTAGAGTTATTGATGATGAACTACGCCGTAGACAAGATGCTGGTGAAACTGGTGAAGAACAAGAATGGTCTATTAGAGATGGATTGGGTAGATATGTAGGTACAACAAACGCAAGAACACAGGCCGAAGCACTACATATATACGGTAGTGTTAATAATGTTGATCCTAGAAACTATACAGCAACTTTAACTGATGATAATCCTCCACATGCGGGCATGTCTACTACCAGCAGAGAAGTGTTTGATAGTTTACCAGAAGGTACTAGATCTTGGCTAGAGCGTGTAGGTGAGCATCACGATTTAGAACTACGTCAGGCTCTAGATCATCTTGCGGCAGGTAGAGGTATCGGTAGTGGACTATATAGTAATCAAGTAGCATTTGTTAAAACAGCTATTGAGACTGAACTACGCCGTCGTAGCAATAATGCTGCTGTAGAAAACGATGATACTACCAGAAATCCAGTGTTTGATACACTACCACAGCACTGGAAAGATTACATTGCTAATGATCTAAGTTATAGTGCAGATATGCATCTTATCAATATGTTAAGAAATCTATCGCGTGAGGATGCTGGCCGTAATCTTACTCTAAGCGATCAACAGTTAGCCTACATTAGAATTTTACTTAAACGTCAATTGCGTGCTAACGGTATTAACCCAGACGATGAATCAACTCCGTCACCAACTACTACTTACGCAGATGATGCTGATGAGCGTGAACGTATGCGTCGTGAGCGTGAGCAGATTTCACAGGATATGGCACAACAAACAAACGAAAGTATTAAAGAACTACGCAGACTAGCAGGATTACAATAATGAATATAATTGATTTGTTTGAAGAAATGGAAGTAAACAATCTAACCCTAATTGATGCACTACGTGACTTCCTGCCGTTGGCTGTGCGTCATTTAAAACTTCCTGGTATTCCTAAAATTACTTTAGAAAAAAACATAGAAAAATCTAATGTTCCTACCTTTGGTCGCTTTACTAACGAAGACGATCATGTATATGTAGCCATTAATAATCGCAACCCCAATGATATTCTACGTACACTAGCACACGAAATGTGCCATTTCAAACAACGTACAGAACATCAACTAAGTGGTGGTAGCTGGCACACAGGTAGCCCAGAAGAAAATCAAGCACACGATCAAGCTGGTATTATCATGCGTGAGTTTAACAGCAAATTTCCACAATACCTACGTATGAAACCTATTATTTTACCTAATTCAGCACCTAGCAAGGACTTAGATGAAAACTTTGCAGATGGCAAGGGTCCGGGTCGCCCAGGTGATAGTCAACGCTATGGCATTCCAAAACATGCTACTATGTCTGAATTAGAACGAGCCAGCCACAGCAAAGGCCGTAAAGGACAGCTAGCTCGTTGGCAACTAAATATGCGTAGAGGGCATAAAAAATGAGAGCCATTGAATTTTTAACAGAAGTTAAACAACGTTTAGACGCTAAATGCTGGAAGGGCAAACACAAAGAAGGTACCAAGATCAAAGGTGGCGTTCGTGTTAATAACTGTGTACCAAATGAAAGCCTAGAACTAGAAGAAGAGTTTAATCTTATTGAGTCTATCATTGACAATCTTGCACTACGCAATCAAGTTGATAGTGAAGTGATCTGGGAAGATTTAGAATCCTTGTCAGATGACGAGCTATATGTATTTGCTGTTACACAAGAGCCAGTGAACGAAGATTGGCAAAAGGTCAACAAGAAAGACAAAACAGATGGTATGAGTAAGAAAGCTGTTAGTGCATACCGCCGTGAACACCCTGGCAGTAAATTAAAAACAGCCGTTACTACTAAACCTAGTAAACTAAAGAAAGGTAGCAAGGCCAGCAAGCGTCGTAAGAGCTACTGCTCACGTAGTAAAGGTCAAATGAAAATGCACAATATCAGCTGTGCTAAAACTCCAGATAAGGCAATTTGTAAAGCACGTCGTCGCTGGAACTGCTAACAATGTTTCTTGCTGAATTTGGGCCGCCCAAAAACCTAGACCACTATCTTTACAAACTTTGTAAAGAACTAGTATTTGCACAAAAAGTCAAACCTGAATACTATGGTTGGGTAGCTGCAGGTATCCTAGATCCACGCAATCGTTTTATATGGGCCATTAACATTCCTGCAGGTGAAGGCGATCGTTTACATGCTGAACCAGCGGCCATGCAGAAATATCAAGCAACCTACGGTGATATTCCAAAGGGCAGTATCTTACTTACTACGCTAAGTCCTTGCAGTGAATTTATGAATGATCGTGATGGTCCTAGCTGTACAGAGATTGTTGATAACAGTCCTATACGCAGAGTCTATTGCGGGTTCATTGATCCTACACAAGGTGAAAGTGCAGCATATCAAAACAAGCAGTTTACTTTAATTGCTACTAAAAATAAAAAAATACACGAAATGTGCAAGGGCTTTGCAGAAGAGTTTTTGGGCAGTTTAGCCGACACCCACGTTAACAAGGAAAATTAACATGACCAATTGGGAAACCTACGTTAAGGAATCCTATGAATTAGTTCGCAGAGCAGAATGCGAACTCACTGTTAATTTGACACACGAATTAGAAGCCTATGTAGTACACTTATTTGCCTATTATCTAGATAAACCTTTGGTCAACACAGTGCCAGTGGGAATTAAACTACTGTCAGCCAGCAATTTGCCTGTTACCACTCGCAAGGAAGTATTCAAATCAGTAGGAGACGAATGTCTACTAATCAACGCAATGGAATGGGGTCGTCGTCGCTGGCCCAGTGATAATTACTATGCTGACATGGGGCAAATGGCCTACTTAAATCGTGCTTACGCAGAACGCCCACCAGAAGATCTATATGATGATTTGGCATTGGAATTTCAAACTGCCACTCGTATACTCAGAAAATGTAGAGTAAATTAGACAATATTATTTGTTTGTATATTGTAAAACAATCTGATAAAATAATATTGTATATTAATATATTTTAACAATCTAGGTCCAAGTATCAATGCATTTTTTCTATGATGGCTAGCATGATAAGCGTATTCTGGACAAATTAAAAATAGTTTAGGATGATCTTTTTCTGTTTGTCTGGTAGCAGACCCTGGGTGTGCTACAATTTCACCAAAGAATAAAGAATATATTTTGTTTATCCAAATTTGTAAAAATACAAAAAAGAAGTAATATTTTAATCCCAACAATGCTAATAGTATTATGTGCAGTGTTAAAAATACCTTTGTATAATTATTTTCAATGAACAAAGAAAATTTATCCAAAGACTTTAAGTAAGTTGGGTTAAGGTCGGCGACAAATGATTCAGCTAGTTTATTATTTTTATTATTAATTTTCATATTTAAAAACAAATAGACTAACCAATGATTTTCAGCTAGATTTCCCTGTACATCATCTTCCTCTTTGCGCCACTCTTTATGATGGTATAGATGTCTACAGGTCCAGTGTAGTCTAGCAGATTTAGTAGTTTCGTGCCAAAACACAACACCAATTAAACTTAGTATCATGCTTATTAATTTATTTTTAGGAGTTACGTATCTGTGTGACCATCCCATGTGCCCAACTACTACTAGACAATTACACACAATGTATGCTTCTATCAGCGCATATCCAATCAAATCAAATTGAAAATACAAAAGGCCAGCAATAACACAGACTAACTGTAATGGAATACTGTTAATTAATTCATTAACATATTTCATTGTTTGAAAATATTTAATTTTTAGTTTTTGCTCTGTTGGCAGTGTTGTGGTATGTGATTGTAAAGATTCTAAGGTAGTTGGAAATTGATTTAAATCATAGCAAATCAAATCAATACCACGATTTCTTAATAATTTTTGTACCAAGGCTTCATCTTCTAGTGTTAAATTAGCCCAAGTAGTAATTTTGTTAGCCGCAATTTTATTAACTAACTCAAAATTTGGTGAATTGTCTATGTCGGAATATGATAAGATTTCTCTTTGCTCCCAGCGAGCATACTCATCAAATGGCTTTCCGCCCCAATTAGCTGTGTCTATTTGCATGGTTAAATATTTATAGCTAACCACTAGACATGCATATATAATTAATGTATACTTAAATTTTAAACGCAAGAGGAATCTTAAATGGCACAAATGTTTTCAAGTGAGCAAAAAGCTAAATTAACTCAAATAGTTAACGAAGGTATTGCAGTATTACAAGAAGTAGAAGATCTGACAGCAGGCTTAAATGATACTGTTAAAGCTGTTGCAGAAGAACTACAAATCAAACCAGCTATCTTAAAGAAAGCCATTAAGATTGCACAAAAAGCTAAATTTGGTGAAACTAATCAAGATCACGAAACACTACAAGACATTCTTGAAACTGTTGGCCGTACGCTTTAATGCGTATAGATTGGCACGAAACTGTCAATTTTATTAAGCGAGATTGGCAGAGTAATCCTCTAAGGCTAATACTAGAAACTATAAATTGGTTATTGAATTTAACTATAGGTTTGATATTTGCATTCACGGTGCCTGATGTTCCGTTGCTATTATGCTATAGTTTATTTTTAATTTCTATATCAACCAGTATATATACTAGTATTAGCCGTGGGAGCTTTGGGTTATTGGCCACAAGTCTTACGATTTTTACCATTGACTTAGTCACTTGGATTAAGTTATTATATAGTTAAACGCCCATATAGGGCATGTAGAGTGTGTGTGAGCTAGAAGTCGCACAAAAAGGAAAAATATGAGTTATGTAGACGCACTGTTCGATCGTGCTAAAGATCGTATCTATATTGTAGAAAGAGTTAATGGCCTGAGGGAATATCGCGAATATCCTGCCAATTATACTTTTTACTATGATGATCCCCGTGGTAAGTTTCGCACTATTTACGACACACCTGTTAGCCGTTTCAACACACGTAACGGTAAAGAATTCCACAAAGAACTGAAGATCAATTCAGGCAAGCGTATTTGGGAAAGTGATATTAATCCAGTATTCCGTTGCCTAGAAGACAATTATCTAGGACAAAAGTCACCTAAACTACAAACAGCGTTCTTTGACATTGAAGTTGACTTTGATCCTGTGCGTGGCTTTAGTCGTCCAGAAGATCCATTTAATCCCATAACTGCGGTATCAGTATACTTGGACTGGTTAGACAAACTGGTTACTATGGTTATCCCGCCCAAGAGCATGAGCTGGGAAACTGCTGAAGAGATCTGTGCCAAATACGACAACTGTTTCCTTATGGCTCGTGAAGAGGACCTATTAAAAACGTTCTTGGATCTAATTGATGATGCAGACATCTTAAGTGGGTGGAACTCAGAGGGCTTTGATATCCCGTACATGGTACAGCGTACCAATCGTGTGCTGAGCAAAGATGACACACGTAGATTCTGCCTATGGGGACAGTACCCTAAACAGCGTGAGTTTGAACGGTTTGGTGCTAGCAATATTACCTTTGACCTAATCGGTCGCGTGCATATGGACTATATGCAACTGTATCGCAAGTATACCTATGAAGAACGTCACAGCTACAGTCTAGATGCTATCGCTGAATATGAACTAGATGAACGCAAAACACAGTATGAAGGCACATTAGATCAACTGTACAATCAAGACTTTCCTAAATTTATTGAGTATAACCGTCAAGATACCGCACTGTTACACAAACTAGATGCTAAACTGCGTTTCTTAGATCTAGCCAATGAACTAGCACATGATAACACTGTATTGTTACAAACAACCATGGGTGCTGTGGCTGTTACAGAGCAGGCGATTATCAACGAAGCACATCAACTTGGTATGATTGTGCCCAATCGCAGTAGAGATGAACAGTTTGACACACAGGCCGCAGGTGCGTATGTAGCAACTCCCAAAGCAGGTATGCATGACTACATTGGCGCTATTGACATTAACAGTCTATATCCAAGTGCGATTCGCGCATTAAACATGGGTCCAGAAACTATTGTTGGACAGTTAAGACCTGTGATGACAGAACACTACATCAAAGAAAAACAGCAAGGAGGTTCGTCATTTGCTGACGCATGGGAAGGTTTGTTTGGATCACTAGAATATACCAGTGTAATGAACATGGAACCAGGCACTGAAATTACCATTGATTGGGCCAATGGCTCCAGTGATGTAGTTAGTGCCGCAGACTGTTGGAGACTTATATTTGACAGTAATAAACCTTGGATTTTAAGTGCCAATGGTACTATTTTTAGTAATGAACGCAAAGGCGTTATACCAGGCCTACTAGAACGTTGGTATGCTGAACGTAAAGAAATGCAGGCTAAGAAAAAGGAATCAACTACAAATGAAGATATTGCATTTTGGGACAAAAGACAGCTGGTTAAGAAAATTAATCTTAACAGCTTGTATGGTGCTATTCTTAATCCTGGTTGTCGCTTCTTTGATAAGCGTATTGGACAATCCACTACCCTTACCGGTCGTACCATTGCCAAACACATGGATGCCTACATAAATGAATGTATCACAGGCAAATATGATCACGTAGGTGAAGCAATTATCTATGGTGATACTGACTCATGTTACTTCTCAGCTTGGCCTGCGGTCAAAGCAGACGTTGAAGCGGGTCGTATGGAATGGAACAAAGACATCGCTGTGGGCTTGTATGATACTATTGCTGATCAAGTCAATGAAAGTTTTCCAGCATTTTGTGAGCGTGCTTTCCATACTCCACGCAAGCAAGGCGAGCTTATCAAAGGTGGGCGTGAACTAGTAGCACTTAAAGGCTTGTTTATTAAGAAGAAACGCTATGCTGTACTGATCTATGACATGGAAGGCAAGCGTCTAGATACACACAGTAATCCAGGTAAAGTAAAAGCCATGGGACTAGACTTAAAACGCAGTGATACTCCTAAGGTTATTCAAGACTTCTTAAGTGAAATCTTGTTAGATACCTTAACTGGCGCTACCCGTGAAGCTATTATTGACAAAGTGCGCGAGTTTAAATTGGTATTTACAGAGCGTCCAGCTTGGGAAAAAGGTACACCTAAACGTGTTAACAACTTGACCAAGTACAGCAAGGAAGAAGAACGCCTAGGTAAAGCCAACATGCCAGGGCATGTACGTGCAGCAATGAATTGGAACAACCTGCGCCGTATGCACAGTGACAACTATTCAATGGCTATTGTTGATGGTATGAAGACTATTGTATGTAAACTTAAAGATAATCCTCTAGGTTATACAAGTATTGGATATCCAACAGACGAGTCGCATATTCCAGCGTGGTTCAAAGAATTACCATTTGATCAAGATTCAATGGAAGCTGGTATTGTAGACCAAAAGGTAGAAAACTTACTAGGTGTACTCAATTGGAAGATTGGCGAAAACACACAGATTGCCACAACGTTTGATAATCTATTTACGTTTGAATAATGTCAACCTTAAGCGAATTAGTAAAATTTAAAAATGATCTGTTGGAGTTGATCGCTGATCTATCTTTAGACCGTGCAATCAATGAAAAAATACACTTATTTGATTCATTGCGATTGCGTAACGAATCTGTAGACTATAATCAACTGATACAGCAACACGTCGGCGACTATCAAAATTTAATTGTTCACAGTAATGATATTATTACTAGAATAAAAAATTCAATTAATATTGTTGACAACGACATTACTCAACTGGCTAGTACCGTTGATAATAGTAAATTCACTGAAGAAAACATGTGTTTTCTTTTGCCAACCTCTGATGAAATAGAAAAGATATTACAGTCTAAAATCAGTGCATCAGGAGATTGGCATTTTCCAGGGCTACAACTTTGTAGATATATTTCAGATGATCATTGGCAATTCTCAGCAAAATTACAGGAATTTGCAAATGCAAAAACACGCATGGACTATATGATAGCCTGTGATCCCCTGTATATCGTTGGTCAGAATTTCAGCATTTTAGAAAAGATTATTGAACCGTTTCCTGATGCATATCAACGTAGATTAAGACTCTATGAGATTAAAAATAGAAACTACAGTGAGTTGCCGCATGATCAATTTGGTCTAATACTGTGTTGGGATTATTTTAATTATCTACCAATCGATACCATTGAACAGTATCTTAGATCAATCATTAAATTATTACGTCCAGGTGGCAAACTAGTGTTTAGTTATACCAATGGAGAAATTGTATCTTCAGCAAAATTGGTTGAGGAACACAAAGCACCTTGGGCCACTGCTAGACTTTTAACAGATATGATTACTGGTCTAGGATATGAATTTATTGTTGCTGAGAATTTCCCAACTAACGATATGTTTGACTCTTGGATCAGTTGGATGGAAATAAAGAAACCTGGTGAACTAACCACAGTAAAAAGAGCCCAAGCAGTGGGGGCGGTATTAGCAAAATAAATTTATCAAAACCATTGCACGATCTAAATAAATCATATACACTATATTATCAAAGGAGAACTACATGAGAGACCATCTATTAGACATCGTTAAAAACACTTACGGCTTGGGCGGAATTAGCCTAGTCAAAATTACAGGCACAGCTAAAGACACTACCATTGAAGCATTAGCAGAAGATCGTTCAGTGATTGTTCAAGGTAAATTAAACAATCCAGTAGCAGAATTCATTGGCACATTTGGTATGCCAAACTTAGATAAACTTAACATTATCTTAGGTATTAGCGAATACAAAGAAAACGCTAAGATCACATTAACCACACAAGATCGCAATGGCGAAACAGTTCCAGTGGGCTTACATTTTGAAAATGCCGCAGGCGACTTTAAAAATGACTATCGTTTTATGAGTCAAGAGATTGTCAATGACAAACTAAAAACAGTTAAGATGCGCACAGTAAACTGGAATGTTGAATTTGAACCAACTGTAGCAAATATCCAACGTTTAAAATTTATGGCGTCAGCTAACGCAGAAGAAAACAATTTTACTGCTAAAACTAACAACGGTAACTTAGAATTATCATTTGGTGATCATTCAAGCCACGCAGGTAACTTTGTATTCCAAGCAGGTGTTACAGGCGCACTAAGTAAAGGTTGGTCGTGGCCAGTAGCGGCATTCAGCGCAATCTTAGGTTTATCTGGTGATAAAACTGTTAAGATTTCAGATGAAGGTGCGGCACAGATCACTGTTAACTCAGGTCTAGCAACTTACAACTATATTTTACCAGCACAAAGTAAATAACTGTGGAAAAAGACAACTTAACCAGTAAGCAAAAAGATTATGCTGTATTCTTGCCTGCATTGAGTGGCTTCTATGCTACTTATGTAGGCAAACAACGCTACCCTGATGCCAACGGTAACTTGTATGTTGAGTCAACTCGCGTACCAGCAGACTTTGAACATGGCATTGAAGGACTTAATTGGCTTAATCCAACTGAAGCATACTTTCCCTATCAATGGAGTCTATACTCAGCAGGTCATGCTGAACTAGATATAAACAAGCACAGTCCAAAAGAAGATATGGTGCGTAACAGAGATCGTACTAAATCGTTTATCTTGGGTGACAGTGGTGGTTTCCAGATTGGTAAAGGTGTTTGGGAGGGTGATTGGAAGAATCCTAACTGCCCTAAAGCACAAAAGAAACGTGAGCTAGTTCTTACTTGGATGGATGCATACATGGATTATGGTATGTGTTTAGATATTCCAGCGTGGGTAGCTCGTAGTCCAGCAGGTGCAAAAGCCACAGGTATCAGCACATATGATGAAGCTGTAGAAGGCACTTACATTAACAATGATTGGTTCATTAACAATCGCACAGGTGCTTGTAAGTTCTTAAACGTCTTACAAGGCGAAAATCACGCAGACGCAGACGATTGGTATGATCGTATGAAGAAGTACTGTGACCCTAAGCAATATCCAGGTCGTCATTTTAATGGTTGGGCTATGGGTGGACAGAACATGTGTGATGTTCATCTAGTGTTAAAACGTCTGGTGGCTTTACGCTATGATAATCTACTACAAGAAGGCATACATGACTGGATGCACTTCTTGGGTACAAGTAAGCTAGAGTGGGCTTGCTTGTTAACTGATATTCAACGTGCTGTTAGAAAACATGTCAACCCAGCATTTACTATATCATTTGACTGTGCAAGTCCATTCCTAGCTTCAGCTAACGGACAGATTTACATTCAAACTGAAATTGAAGATCGTAAGAAATGGGTATACCGTATGGTACCTAGCGTAGATGACAAGAAATATGCCAAAGACACACGTAAGTTCAGTGATGCTGTCCTACAAGATGGTAAGTTTGCTAACTTCACAGACAGTCCTATTAGTAATCGTATTAAGATCAATGATGTGTGTAAGTATGCGCCAGGCGACCTAAATAAGATTGGTAAAGAAGGCAAAACATCATGGGATAGCTTTAGTTACTGTATTCAAATGGGGCATAACGTTTGGAGCCATATCACAGCCGTACAAGAAGCCAATCGTCAATATGATCAAGGATTGGTGCCAAACATGCTGGTTCAAGAAACATTTGATCGCGTATACTTTAAAGATGTAGTTAACAGTATATTTGCTGCCAAGGATCGTAGCACAGCAGAACAGATCATTGAAGATCACAGCAAGTTTTGGCAACAGATTATTGGTACTCGTGGTGCAACAGGTAAGAAAACTGTCAACGCAAGTACTATGTTTAACAACTTGTTTGATGTTGAAGAAGAAGAGCATCATATTGATGACAGTGGCCTAGATGAAGGTAGTCTAGATAACTTAGAACTAGGGTTAGGAGAATAGCTTGGATAAATCTAAACTTGAAGGACACTTAGCAGAACTAGTAGAATACCATCACGGACTTGACAAAAAGATCAAAGAAGGTTATACTAACTATATGGATGACGTAGGCTTGAGTAAAATGAAACAAGAAAAAGCTCATGTTCGTCGCCAAATTGAAGATACTAAACAAAAATTGGATACTCTATGAAACGTGAGTACGACACAGGTACAGCAGAAGCAATTACATTCTTTACAGGCATAGAGATTGAAAAGACTCCAGCATACAACATGCAAACACTATTTGTAGTAGGTGTGCAAAGTACTTTAAGTATTTTAGAACTAGCAGGTGAACACTACTGTAAACACATTTACTTTGGTGCTAATCAAAGTTTTCCTAAACTAGCTACAGATGATGCAGATGCATGGCGCCCTTGGGAACAAATGATTAATGCTTGTTTAGAGATGGGCTATTGGTGTACTTTAGATTTTGATGTTAGTGTTGTACAGGGTGTATTAGAAATGCCTGTAATTGGACATCGTCGTTTTATTCCTCAAGTAAGTGTTAAAATTCCATACTTGACACAGCTTGGATATAATGCTACAATTAAGCTAGACGACTTGGACTTTGAATACTCTAATCCAGGTGTTTGGTGTCATACACTCAATTCATTGACTACTAGAGAAACATTTACTGATTGGGATCAGTATGGAAAGGATGCAATTATCAAATGATTAAACTATATAGAGAATGGGTAGAAAGTAAACGTCTAGCTAATCTACAGACTAGAATAGCTATGGTCTCTGAACTAGACAAACTTCCTTATATGAGCAAACGTTTCATTCTAACTGAATGTTTATTATCTAAAGAACAACTTGGCCGCAACGATGAGTTATGGTCAGAAGAACAGGGTGTCTCAAATTGATTCAATCAGAACGCGAAACTATAAATAGAATTATCAAGGCTAGCCAAAAGAAAGTATGGGTCACCTTTCAAAAGGAAGGCATTCACTGCTATCCTGCAGCCTCAACTGATCCTAAACTTAATACTGGAGATGAGTATGATGTATCGTTTCTTGCTAGTCCTCATCGTCACATGTTTCATTTCAGGGTGTCAATCGATGTGTACCATGATGACAGAGAACTCGAGTTCATCCAATTCAAAAGATGGCTTGAAAACCTGTATGTACGTGGTGGCGCCGTTTTAGATTTAAATAATAAAAGCTGTGAAATGATTGCAGATGACTTATATCTGCAGATAGCTGCAAAGTATCCCAATCGCGATGTTCACATTGAAGTAAGTGAAGATGGCGAAAATGGGTGTTATGTTGAGTACAACTGTACTCGTCCTTACCAAAATGTCACTGTATAGGAGATTTAATCGTGGCACAACAACCAGCTTGGCTTAAGAAGTATCTACGTATGAGCCCAGAAGTAAGACAAATCTACAACGACTTAGATGCATGGTTAAACTACTGTCGTTTCCGTATGATCAAGTACGATCCTGCTGATTTATACCGCAGTGTAGAGTATAAAGAGTGGCAAGAACGCCGCAAGAAACGTCAGCAATGGCAGGCTCGCAATGGTGTTGTTCGTAATAACAACAACCGAGGACAATAATGACTGTATATCTAGTTGATCTAGAAGCAGTTGAAACTAGATACACGGGTCAGTGGAAGACCCATGTACCTAAGTTGCTTGAGGAACATGGACATGAAGTATATGTTATTACGGGCCCGACTGATATACCTAGTGCCACTACTCCTGGTGCTTTCCTCAATTTTGGGGGTACTAATATCTATAAATCTGTTCAGGTTGAACGAATGGCAAGACTCTTCACAGAAGGCAGGGTTAAGTCAGGAGATCACTTTATATTTACTGATGCTTGGCACCCTGGAATTATCAACCTTAGGTATATGTCTGAACTACTGGGTATTAAAGTAACTATACATGCATTATGGCATGCTGGTAGTTATGATCCACAGGACTTCTTAGGACGTCTTATTGGTGATGCTCCTTGGGTTAGACATGCTGAACAAAGTTTCTTTTATGCCATCGATCACAATTACTTTGCCACAGACTTTCATATTGAAATGTTTGTTAACAATCTATTAGGTGATGACATCAGTGTAAAATCAAACTTTGCTGATGGTGCTATTATACGTAGTGGCTGGCCTATGGAATATATGCCAGAAACTATTACACCTTATAAGACTACAAAGCGTGATTTAATCTTATTCCCGCATCGTATAGCACCAGAGAAGCAGGTAGAAATTTTTAAAGACCTTGCTCAATCTATGCCTGAATATGAATGGATTATTTGTCAAGAACAAAACCTAACTAAAGAAGGCTATCATACTCTACTAGGTGAAGCTAAGATGGTATTCAGTGCTAACCTACAAGAAACACTAGGTATTAGCATGTATGAAG